AGTAAAACAGTTTGGATACGATAATCCCAAATTCAAAATTTACGATTTGTGATTTAAGTATAGTTGGTGTTTATCTTTTATTAGTTGCCAGATCGTTTCTCTTCTGTACCATTTATCAACTGATACTGTTTTGGTTGATTTGTTGTAATTTTTGTAGTGTGTAAAAAAGTCAGCGGTAACTTCCAAAAACACATCATCAATTTGATCGATATAAGTATAGTTATTTGGATTGTACAGTGGTATTCCGAGGATTTTGTAGTCGGGTACACCATTGTCAATTGTTTTTAATCCTCCGACAATTCTACATTCTACTAGTGTTCCTGTTTGAATCGGAACAGTGTTATAAACCAAAATATCCAAGGGATCACCATCATCACTGATTGTTTGTGGTATAAATCCATAACTAGCTGGATATCTCATGCTGCTAATCAAACAACGATCTAATCTAAAACAGTCATATTTTGGATCGTATTCGTACTTTGCACTACTATCTTTTGGTATTTCTACTATTGCATTTACTATTTCTGGTGCTTTTTCACCGATAAAAATATCTAGTTTGTTCATAACTTAGTTTTCTTCACAGTGTATATCAACTCTACACTTTTTTGTTATCACAAAGTATTCGTCCATCAAATACTGAATCACGTTGTCTATCATTATTCTCTGATCCTCCGAAACCTCTGTATGTTTGTGATAAACAACAACTGATTTACCACCGTTACGTACTGCGACTCTAATTCCTCTGACGTAAAATGGTTTTTCGTAATCCATATTCAAAATCTAATTTGATCTTTGTGAAATGTCAATAATATATAGTTGGACACATTTTTATTCTTGACCAAATAGTTCTTGACGCTAATAAAATGTGATGATACGTTCGGAATATGAAATGTAAACAACTTGAATTCGACTTTAGATCACCAGCTGAAATAGAAGAAATAAATTTAGAGATCAAACAATGTATCGATAAATATGAAGCTGAAGAATATTTTCGTATAAACAAATACGCAGATTGGTGGTGTGATAGAGTTCCACGGTGGTTAGGGTGGGGAATTTATGATGGATACAGAAATACCATACTATGGATCAAGTCTACATATCAAAAACTTCGGTATGGAGTAAGTGATCAAGAATGTTGGAGTTTATCAAACACTTTTGCTGAGTATATTCTTCCAAGGTTGAAACATTTTCGTAAAATGAAAAAAGTTGGAGTTCCATCTTGTATGTTTGTAACAAGCTATCCAACAAACAAATATGGTATCGAATTAGCGGAAATTCAGTGGAATGAAGTTTTGGACGAAATGATTTGGACATTTGAATATATCATCGATTCCGAAAAGTTTAATCCAATTCCAACTACGGGTAGTTTGTTTGATTCTGAAAAACAAAAAACGCCAGATGAAATGAAAGAGTGGGATATTTATTTTGAAAGAGCAGAAAAGTTCAATGAACGTAAAAACAAAGGACTTCAACTGTTTGCTAAACATTTTGACAACCTCTGGGATTAAATTTCAAAAAATGGAAGATCAAATCAAAAACATAATCACGACGTATTGTGACCAAATCAAAAACGAAGCCAACACCGAAACAATATCCAAGTCGGTCAAATCAATAGATACAATTATACAGAAAATGTATATGGATTTGTACGGATTAAGAGACATAAGATACAATTGTGTAAAACCAGAAGATACAGAAAAGAAAGGACATTGTTGTTGAAATATGAATGTAAACGAATTTGAAAGAACCAAACCAGTCGTCACAATGAAAAAGATCAACGATCTTTTACGACGTATCGAAGAGGAACGTGTCAAAACTGAAATACTTTACAGAGACCGTGTGCGTAGTCTTGATGAAATAAAAGTAACAATACAAGACTTAAAATCATCCTTTATCAAAGGCGAATAGACAAATTAAACAAAATCCTAATTGTCGCCAGTATATTTTATATTTATTCTGACGACATATTATGAATCTATTTGGATATGATTTAACTACCGTTGAGCACCTGTTTCAAATCATTATAACAGGTGCAGCAGCATTTGGTATATTGTACAAAGTGATTTCTTGGATAAGTGGTAAACTTAAAAAAGAATACGAAAAGATAGTAAAAGTACACGACATGATTGAGTTTATATGTAGTGAACTCAAACCAAATCATGGATCTAGTCTCACCGACAAAATCAATCGTATCGAAAGCGATGTCAAAGAAAATACATATTTAACCAAACAAATTTGTAACCGACAACGATGGATTCTAAATTCAAAACAAGAACTCATATTTGAATGTGACAAAAAAGGTAATTGTACATGGGTCAGCGAAGAATATTGCAGACTGATGAATGTACCTCTAAAAGACTTTTTCAACAACGGGTGGAAAAATGTTATACACGAAGATGACCGTGAACGAGTAACAACTGAGTGGCAATCGGCGGTAAAAGAAAAACGAAATTCTCGTATATCATATCGTATCGTTTCCAAAGACGGTGATGTCTACGAAGTGGAATCTACTGCCACAATCAGTGATGAGTTTGGATATATCGGAAAAATCGATATAATCAAAAAAGTTGAATAACTTAATATAACTAGACAGATCGTTTTTCATATGTCAATATCAACAACATATGAAAGATTGGAATTCGTGGTTCATGGAGGGAGTTTATTGGGTCGCAAGTAAAAGCAAAGATCCAAAAACTAAAATAGGAGCAATTATTGTCAAAGACAAACGTATTGTTTCTACTGGTTATAATGGTCTGCCAATAGGCGTAGATGACACCATACAGGCTCGCAATGAACGACCTGACAAGTACAAGTGGTACGAACATGCAGAAAGAAATGCCATTTACGCTGCTGCAAAATTTGGAATAAGCACTGATGGTGCCACTCTTTATACCAATGCACTTCCTTGTGCAGATTGTGCTCGAGGTATCATTCAGAGTGGCATAACCAGCGTATACGTTCATCAAAAATTCAGTGACATCTGCAATTCCATACAACGTGAACAATGGAAAGGTCATGATGATGCCACTTTTGCCATGTTTCGTGAATCGGGTGTGAATGCTTTCGCTGTACCTCATTCGTTAGGATGTAAAGCGTTCTTCGATGGAAAGGAATATGATGTATGAAAGTTACACTAATAGGAAAAGTCAGATACAGCGAAGACAACCTTTACAAAGTTACTTATGATAAGCCCACCAAGTATATTTGTGAACACTGTCGTGAAAAGAAAGGAAAAATCTCTTTCATTGAAGTTGATAGAAAAGTAAAAAATCCAAAACCCGGAGATGGAATTGGTTGGTGTAAGGAGTGTACATATTCTATCGACATTGGTGAAGACACTCCAAAAAAGAATTTCAAGAATGGACAAATAGTGTATTACATGGGTGGTTTTCGTGGCGAAAACAAAGTATACTGCAAGTTTCTTTATGCCACATCTGACGAATACGCTGTGGTAGAGGTTACACAAAAAGATAAAAGTACGGTAAAACTACTTGATGTTCAGTTTGATGACCTCTTTTCTGACGAATCCACTTGACTTTCTGGAAAACCGTGGTACGATGGTATCGTAAACTGAAACACTAATAAAAACTTAATATGAGTGCCAAACTGACTAAGACCGAAAAGATTAAAGCAGCAATTAAGAAGACCAACGCCGAGTTCAAGAAGGCAACCAAGGCGCAAAAGCGAGTCCTTATTGCTCAAGATGTTCTTGCTCAAATCAAGGCTAAGCGATATGTGGCCGCGTCGGGAATCTGGGTTCTGCCGAATTGGTCAGACAAGATTGATCGTGGCCAAATCCGGGTTACTGATTCAGTTCAGAAGCTTTTTGCCGAAAATGCCATTGATACGTGCAATGTTTGTGCTCTCGGAGGTATGTTTATGAGTTGTACCAATCTCAACAACAACACCACCGTTAAACAGCTTACGGATGAGGCTCAGGATGGGTTGGGTGCATCGATTGACGGTGGAGAAAAGTTGTCTAATGGTCTCAATCAAATCTTCAGCAAAACGCAATTGGAGATCATTGAAACCTATTTTGAACACGGTGATGGGTGGTTTCGGAGGGATGGATACACCGGAAGGTCTAACGGGGTGGATCAAAAACACGTTGACGCGTTTTTTGAGAAGTATCCCGAGGACGATGACCGTCTCAAGGAAATCATGAAGAACATTGTTGCCAACAACGGTACCTTTGTTCCTTCCAAGTTGAAGGTTGCTAAGAACAAGTAAAAACCAACAAAACCCAGTGGACATACACTGGGTTTTGTGTTATTGTGTAAAACGAATGAACAAAATGTATCTTGTGTTGGGTGACTGGTCTGATGACGGTCATGGTAAACATGACAAAGTGTTGCTTCAAAGCAATGTCAGTGTCAACGAAATTCAAAATGCCTATAAAAAGAGTTGTAAGTTGACAGGTGTATCGTTTAATCATAACGACGATTACACCGAAAGCAACCGCAGTTGGGAAGATCGTGGAGAATATCAGGTTTGTGTGGAATACGAGAATAACACACTTTCCGACACTGTGTTCAAGGTATTGACCAAGTTTGGTTTGACAAAAAAGCTCTTGAATTCTTTCGATACCGAGGATATGATGGGTGAAGACGGTGAAATTTGTCTATATGAGGAGTCTTACGTCAATCTGTGGATTTGGTTTGTCAAGCTTAGCTTGCCCAAAGACGCTGTGATTGAAAAAGTCGATGTAAAAGATGAGATTCCTGTAATTAATGGATATTGGAACAAAAATCTTAATGTCCAGTTTGGTTACGGACTTTACTATTAAATACAAACACTTATGGCTAAACCTATTATTCATGCTCAGAGTTCTGCTCGTAAATTCGGAGGTAAACCCGAAGATTATGAACCTGTTCACGCCTTCATGGATTGTAGTAAGGGTGCAATCGCTGACAATCGTCATCGTACATTGACACATAACAGTTGGTTTTTGAGCAATGTACTTGAACGAGTCAAGTTTGCTAATAGTGGGCCCGAAACTGCTGATCATCGTTTTCCTACGATTATTAACAGTGACGGGCGAGCCGTAAGTGTTCGTGACATCGGTGAACAACATTGTTTGGAGGATTTTGCAAACAAATTCATTCCATCAGCCCAAGATTATTTGGCTGAAATGGAATACAAGAGTTGGATGCAAAATGGAATCGGTGATCCTCCTAGTTTTGCTAAAATTGCAGAAAAGAGAAAAACCAAAATCAAAAACATTAACATTAACAACAAATCGGTAATGGGAGATTAAAAATATGAAGAATACTATTGCAAGAATTAATGAACTGAATAATCAGTTGCGTGATGCCACAAAGGCACTCGAAAATGAGTTTTGGATTGAACTCAAGAACATTTTCGATAATAATCCAAAGCTTGAATCCATCAGTATGTATGTCAACAACCATGAATTCAACGATGGTGATGCAACCACGTTTTATCTTGGGTACGATGATATGACCATTACTGTCGATGATGAGGAGGTCGGCCGTGAGTGGGATTCTAAAACCAAGGAATATGTTTCCAATCCTACTCTTGACAGTTTGATTGAACTGTTTGAAAATACACAAGACATTCATGAAGACATGTTTAGTGGCGAATATGAAAACATGACGATTGATCGGGACGATGTTCTCAATCGAAAGAACTAACAATATGACAAAGAGTAAAATTAAAAAGGCTCTAACTGATATCAATAATTCGCACCGTGAGGCTGTTGTTCAACTGATTCTTGCGGTAGGAAACGAAGTCATCAGCAAGAACCCGGAAATCAAAACTATTGCTTTCGGTGCATCATACGAGTATAATGATGAAGGATATGAATACTACTATCGTATCTCTGCTGATGATATTGAAATCAACGGATACAATATGTGGCAATTGGATGATGAGGATGATGATTTTTGCAAGAAGAACGTGAACATTGATTCACTTGATAAGTTTTCTGAACTTGTTGAATCTATTGAGGAAACATTTTCTCCATTTGAAGGCGAAATTCATGGTGTTTTTGGCAAAAACTTTAAACTTGTGATTTCCAAAAACGCTGTTAAGATCGAAGAAGATGCGTATGACTACTAAATCAAAAAAGGAAAAGTTTGGATGGCGATGTGGGTATGAGAAAATCTACGGAGGTTTTCATGCCGACAACGAACGGTGTACCAGTGCTTGTCGTAAAAAATACGATAGTCTGGATGATGCAATTCGTGCTGCTCTACAACATAAAACCCATCGTAGTTCTGTGTACGTCTATTCAACCAAGACTGGTTACATTGGACTCGCCGAAGGACTTAACTTTAACAAGTAAACAAACATGAGTAAATATCGCAAAGCCACATTGGAGGAACTTTCTGCTATTGGATATGTTCCCAACAAAACCAAGTACGAAAAGCATATTGCTTTCGCACAAAAGTATTATCCTTCTAACGCTGCAACAATGGTTATTTCCATTCACAGCGAGTACAATGATAATACATATGACAACTCAACGAGATACGTAATTGTTCTTGATAAGGATGGAAATGAACTTCCACCTCTCAAGGCGACTGCCAAAAAGTGTCGTGATGAGTGGTATAGTCTTCCTATTCCCGGCACACGCAGCGGTGGATATTCTACGTTTGAAACCGATGAACATATGGATGATGTTGTAATTCCTTTGAATGCAACCATTCCTGAATTTTACGTAAAAGAAGATTAAACTATGAAAAACAGAACTATTATTTGGTATGTTGTCAAGTATGTTTCTCTGATCGTAGCGACTATTGGCATTTGGCAATGGTCTGGTGTGTTGATAACTGCCAAAAGCGATATTCAAAATCTGATTGGAGTTGCCCTTTGTACTGGACTTTTTCTTGGAGTTGTCCTAACATTTAGGAGTGACGTGATCAAGGTGATCAAAGCGTTTAACGAGTCGAAAACTAAGAAAAATGATGAAAATGAATAAAAAGTTGATTAGTCTGTTGGTCGGTATTATTGCAATTTTTGCTCTTACCGGATGTGATCGAGTCGAACCGGGATACGTTGGTATCAAGGTAAATCAGTGGGGTAGTCAGAAGGGTGTCAATGACTTTCCTTTGGTTACCGGTGGTGTTTTCTACAATCCCATTACAGAAGACATCTATAAGTTTCCCACGTTCATGCAGAATGCTGTTTGGACTAAGGAACCCTCCCGAGAGAGTCCCGGTGATGATAGTGTTACCTTCAACAGCATTGAGGGTGCAGTAGTGAATGCTGATATTGCTCTCGCATACACCTTTGTGGCAGACAAAGTTCCTCAAATTTTTGTTGAATTTCGTCAGAGTCCCGAAGTAATCACTCATGGATTTATGAGGAACGAGATCAATAACGCATTCAATCGTGTCGCTTCCACCATGAAGGCAAGTGACATCTTTGGCGAGAGGAAACAATATCTTCTTGATAGTGTTCGAAGCAATTTGAACAGTCAATTGGGACCGAAAGGATTCAAATTTGAATTGATTAGTTTTCATGGTGGTCTACGTGTAGATCAAAGTGTTCAGTCCCGAATCAATGCTGTTCTTGAGGCAAGTCAGAGGGCAATTGAGGCTGAGACCAAGGTGAAGCAGTCTAAGGCTGAAGCTGATCAGGCAATTGAGAAGGCTCGTGGTGAAAAGGAGAGTAACATTGCTAAGGCCGAAGGTGAGGCAAAGAGTATCGCCTTGAAAGCTGAAGCTCAGGCAAAGGCTAACCTTGTGTTGGCTCAGTCTTTGACCCCGACGTTGGTACAGTACGAGGCACTACAACGATGGGATGGTAAGTTGCCTGTTTACAATGGTGGTGGAGTTGTGCCATTCATGAATCTGTCGGTGACAAACCGATAACAAAGCCAAGGAAGGTGAAGCCCACCGGAGAAATCCGGTGGGTTTTTTCATGCGTAAATTAAATTGATCAACTGACAAATACGTGATACATATCTTTTATGAGAATCAATTTTTTGGCAGGCCCCGGTGCGGGCAAAAGCACCACAGCAGCATGGTTGTTCAGTGAAATGAAAACCAAACATTATTCGGTTGAACTAATAACCGAATACGTCAAAAGCTGGGCGACCCAACAACGTAAAGTTGCACCTTTTGATCAGGTATATTTGTTTGGAAAACAAATGCAGTACGAGTATCGGTTTTTGAACGCCGGGATCAAAAACATTGTCACAGACAGTCCTCTTGTGTTGTCGTGTATATACTCGGATGTATATTATCCCAAATTGAAAATTGGAGAAAAACTTTGGCCGGTATTAAATGAATACGACCGAATGTATCCGTGTGTTAATATCTACTTGGAACGTAAGGACAAACGTTACAACCAAGAAGGTCGATATCAATCATACGAAGAAGCAAAAAAGATTGATCAGGTGGTAAAAGACTTTATAAATCAACACTATCAACATGTATATTATGTTGACTATTCAGATAGAAAAGCCATATTGGATATCGTTTCAAACTGCGCCTCGTTATGAAAAAACTAAGAACGTTAATGTTAACACAATTGGAACATAAACCAAACGGACCATTTATTACTGGAGAAGACATGGTATCTTTTCTAACCGGAAAAGAAATACCACAGGGATCAACAGCATATCTCCTTGAAGGTCATATTTGCAGAAATGAAAAAGAAGCAATAGAACTGTATAACCAGTTACATAGGGATGATATATTGGATTAAAAAAGTCCAAAAAACCTATTGACTTTTCAAAAAACTCTGGTACATTCTTATCATGATCAAGACCTATTCTACGCTCTACACCAAGGATTCACTCGGAAACATTCGTGTCTGGTACATGGAACAGAACGGTAGCAAGTATCGTACTGTCGCTGGACTCACCGATGGTGAAAAGGTGACTTCCGAGTGGAGTCATGCTGAAGCCAAGAATGTTGGGCGGTCAAATGAGACCACCGCAATCGAACAGGCAACGGCTGAAATCGAAGCCAAGTACAAGAAACAGTTGAAGACTGGATACCACAAAAGTGTCAAGGACGTTGACGTTTCTACGTATGTGGAACCTATGTTGGCACAACCTCTTAACAAGCTCACCAAGCAACCGGACTTTGCCAAGGATAAGTGGGCAATGCAGTGTAAATTCAATGGCAATCGTTGTATTGCTACCAAGGACGGGTTGTTTACCAGAAAGGGTGAGAAGTATGTCAGTGTACCGCACGTTGAGAACGCTCTCAAACCTTTCTTCAAGGAATATCCCAATGCAGTTCTCGACGGTGAGCTGTTCAATAATGATCTTCGTCAACAGCTGAACGAAATCAGCAAGTTGATTCGTAAGACGAAAAATATTGATCCTTCCGATTTGGCAGAAAGTGAGAAGAAGGTCAAGTTTTATATCTATGACGGTTACAATTTCCGTGGCAAATCGGATATTTTGGACGAGGAAGCTCCATACTCTGAACGCAAGAATTGGATCGACAAGGTTGTGATTCCTCTTTCCAAGTATTTTGTTGAAGTCGAAACCACGATTGTCAAGTCGAATGACCACATGAACCAGTTGTTTCAGGATCTTCTCAATGACCAACAGGAGGGTGGCATTCTTCGTAAAATGGATGCTCCTTATGAGCACAAGCGTTCCAAGAATCTTGTGAAGGTCAAGAGTGAAGATGATGACGAGGGTACGATTCTTGACATCACAGATGGTGATGGTAACTGGAAGGGTGCTGCTACCAATGTGACTCTCAAGTGGAAGAACGTTACATTTGATGCTGTGTTTAAGGGTAGTTATGAGAAGCGTGCTCAAATCTTGAAGGAAAAGAACAAGTGGATCGGCAAGGAGGTTACGTTCCTTTATATGGGACTTACCGGACTTGGAACACCGAATTATGGACGTGTCGATCCTGATAATTGTTTCAAGAGTGATCGATAAGTATGAATGCATACGAATTATGGAAAAACACCGAAGGTCTTAGTGAAAAAGATCGACTTCGCAAGTTATACGAACATCAGATCGTAAAATACGAAGGCGAAGTCAAAGGTTTACAAATCATGATTCGACGTGAAGAGTTAAGTGAACACCACTGGTTAACCAAACGTGATAATATTGATGGATTCAAAAAGGCATTGCATAAAGCCAGATATAACTTGACGAGAACCAAGACTCTATTGGCTAATCTTGACAAGCCTCCAATCATAGATTATAGTATCTAGTATGAAACTTCTACAGTGGGTAAAAGAAATTCGAAGCAAAACAGGTCGATTGCATTTCAAACGATTTGCCATCATTGAAACCAAGAATTTTGCTTTGTATATCCATAGAATCTATGAACATGATCGTGATATACATCTTCACAGTCATCCGTGGAACTTCAAGACGGTTGTCTTGAGTGGATGTTATATTGAACAATATCTTGGAAAAGATTTGTTCTGTGAACCACAGGAGTTCACCCGCGTTCGACGACCTTTTTCATACGCGAGTGGCGATAGAAACTATTACCACAAAATACTTGAAATTACAAACGGACCAGTGACTACATTGTTTTTCACGTTTGGTCGCCACCAACCTTGGCATTACAGTGTTGGTGATACACAAATTGAAAGTGAAGAGTATCGCAGACTAAAACACGAAGGAAAACTATGAAAGAATTTTTTACATTTGCAGGGCACACCCCGTTTTAACTTTTTTCTTGGTACTGATCATATCACAACTAATTTACGTTTGTGTTGACAGTATCAGTTCAATTTTCAGAAATAGGAATTAGTATGCAGGTCAAGTATAAAAACGTACATGATTTTTTACAAACTCTTGATGTTGAAGACATTAAGGATTATTGTAAACGTCATACTATTCCACATGCATTGGCAATGATGCATGTTGATGGAGATTTCAACCTTGGAACTGTTGTGCGTAATGCCAATTTCTTTGGTTTTGAACGTGTTTATTACATTGGTGGAGGCAAACAGTACGACCGTCGTCCAACGGTGGGAACGCATTTGTATACACCTATGGAATACTACAAGACGGTTGACGAGTTTTTTACTGCTATTGAAGGAAAATATAGTCCTGTGGCGGTAGAAAACAATATCAACTATACGTGTCACAACTATCATGACTATCAGTATCCAGATCGTACTGTGTTGATCTTTGGAGAAGAACAGTTTGGATTAAGTGATAGTATGTTGACTAGATGTATGGGAATTGTTACTATTCCGTCAGCTGGAAGTGTACGAAGTCTTAATGTGGGAACAGCAAGTGGCATTTTGTGTGCTCACATGAGAACATTATCTAGTTGATGGATGCATTCAATAATATTGTTATAATGATAGGCGTATTACTTTTGTTTTACGCCTTTTTTATATTAATGGGGGATAGAGATTAATGATTACAAATAAGTTTTTTCTTGTTTTAGCACGAACAATAGACCATCGTGTAGGTCAAACAGACGAATGTAAACCTGACATTCCTGTATTGCCTGTAAAATACGCACTTATTTCATTTTTCATACGATTTGTTATAGTTATGGTAAATTTCATTACATGTGCGTTTATCATAGCAAATATAGTGCATCATTGGTGATACGTTATAATGGTTTACGTTATGTATGTGACACATAGAAATTTACACGATGATAAAATTAGTTAAAATTCAAATCGACCCAACGATTTCATTTGAGTTAAAAAATGAATTGCCAGGAACCCGGCAGGTGTTGTTTGTTTGGGAAGATGCAAAATATAATACTCCGTTGTTCACGGATATTGTGACATTGACCGATGGCATCAATGCATTTTCATCGTTGAATAAACCTCTTTCATTTTTTCCTGATGGTATCACTTTCAAAGTGATTGACTTAACTAATCAAGAATTATTGTTTAGTCACACGGCTCACAATCTGAGTTTTATTCGTGGCAGAAGAATCCTATATGTGTCACAGAACAACCATACCGGATATGGATTTGCAGCTCGCAATTGCATCTATCAATTGTTGACACAAGGTTATGATGTACAATGGGTAACAGACATTCTAAGTGAAAATCAAACGCAGTACGTGCCAAGTAATGAGTTTGAAAAATCTGTCAATGAGTGCAGAAACAAAACTATTGATTACGATTGTGTAATAATCCATCATGTTCCAATCGATTATGATGATTTGATAACTCGGTTAAAAATCAAACCAAACGTTCCAATATATGTTTCGACTGTTTGGGAAACCACACATGTTCACCAATCGTGGTGTGATATTCTAAACAATTTCAAATCGTTGACCGGTGTTATTGTTCCATCACAATTCAATGTGGATGTGTTCAAACGATCCAACATTAATCACCCTATTTATTTGTGGAACTACGACATATTTCCAATCACAGACAAGACCGAAATCGAACCGGTATTGGCAAATCTTTGGATGTATAAAAACGGCGAGTATACTAATGATATATCAACGGTATATTCTGCCATTATTTCAAACACTGTGTTTTATAACATCAGTCAATATAGCACTAGAAAGAATATAGATCAAATTGTTAGAACGTTTTGCAAAACATACGATGGCAACGATAAAGTTTGTTTGTTGTTGAAAACATTCTTTAAAACGTTCACCAATCAGGAAAAAGAATATATCAAGTACAAGATCAAGTCATTGACCAGTATATACGAAAAACCTCCTACTATTTTGCTTTGTTTGGATGATTTGAATACCGAACAAATCAATGTATTGCACAAACTATCAGACATATATTTTACACTCAATCGTGGAGAAGGATTCGGACTTTGTAGTTACACTGCCAAAAAGTTTGGCAACAGAGTTATATGTGGAGGATTTGGTTCCGAGTCAGAGTTTGTTGACGAAAACGACTGTATTGTTCCGTATTCTTTGGAAAAACCCCATGGCATGATCACATTCCACAATCTTTACGATGGTGATAACCAACTGTGGGCATCATACGATGATAATGATGTCATTCATTGTTTGAAACAAATTAAACTGGTAAAAAAATGAACATATGAGAATGGCGATTCTTTTACTTTTTGCTTTACTTTTGTCCGGGTGTGGTGTAGTATTACGTTATAACTACATTGATGCTATCAACAACATGCCATCGGGATCCAAGTTGGTTTATGTAAACAATAACTACATAGAGTATACAAATTCCAGTGGACATTTCAAAGGACACTATGTTGCTGATAGTGGACAATTGTTCAGAATTGAACAACTAAAAGATTGACACATGGAATATAAAAGCAAAGACGAAATTATTGACGAATTGTATCACAACGTCAAACAATTGCATGAAGAAAACCAACAAATGCAGATGGATATCGAGTTGTTGAAACAAAAACTGCAAGATATTATTCAGGACATTGATGACATTTACGACGGAAAATAAATATATGAAAACGATCAGACACAACGTATTTGAGACTAATAGTAGTTCCACGCATAGTATCAGTATCAATTCGACCACCGAACTTTATGATAGTATTACGCCTGATTCAAATGGCGTTATTACTCTTACAGGTGGACAGTTTGGTTGGGAGTGGCAACAGTATAACGACGCATTGACCAAGGCGAATTATTGCGCTGTTGATTCGTATGGCAATGGTGATTTGGAAAAAATGCTTCGGGATGTTATCATGGAACATACTGGTGCCAAAGACGTGGTGTTTGATCTGACAACAGATTACAGACAAGATAATTATTCATATATCGATCATCAAAGTGTTGGTACGTCTCATCCCGCATTTAGTAGTTCCGATAACTTGAAGAATTTTATCTTCAATCCCAAGAGTTATTTGTTCACTGGAAATGATAACGGCGACGAACCTGCTAACTTTTATGATGTTGGTGTAGAAGATTTCACACATCAAATTGTGTTGGAGGGTTGCCGTGAGGTTTACAAATTGCGAGAGACCGATATCAATAATCCTGAAAAAATTACGGAGGCTGTGTTGAATTTGTTTTCACGAAACATTTACAACCAGTACAACTCAGACAGAACATATTGGTTAAGTGACAGTGAAAAGTTGTACATGATACCATACCGTGAAGAAAATCGTGGCGTTGATATTGCCAACAACAGATTGAAAATTGTAAAAGAGACCGCCGTCTATAAAAAAGATGGTAGTTTTGACGATTACAAACTTGACGAAGTGAAGTTTTTGACGTATTATATCGTTAAGATATGAATCTTCTTCACGAATACATCAACGGAAACTACACGATTAAACTTTACGATGATGGGACGAAGGAAAGGATTTACGATTCCGATCCTCGTCCCATTTTTCCTGAAAGCATGGACGTAAAGATTACGGATTATTGTGATGCAAACTGTGCTTTTTGCCATGAGAAGTCCACCATCCAAGGAGTTCACTCCGACGAAAACTTTCTACTCAACCTTTTCAACGGTCTACCCAAAGGAACAGAATTGGCCATCGGAGGAGGCAATCCTCTTTCTTACCCTGGCATTTATTATGTGTTGTCTCAATTCCGTGAAAAAGGATTGATCTGCAATGTCACTGTTAACAGTGTACATATTCGTAAAAATCGTGGCATGATTCACGATATGATTTATTGTAAAGATATTCGTGGTCTTGGAATCAGTTATTTTCCATCTATGCACCAAGAGTGTGTAGAAATGGCACAGTTCACCAATAACACGGTTTTTCATGTGATTATGGGTGTTCATACCATTCGTGATTTGCAACGTATTGTTGACACTGTGGAGAAGCCCAAGGTCTTGTTGCTTGGATACAAGCAATATGGCCGTGGAGAAAAATACTACAGTTCAACCGTCGAGAAGACTATTTACGAATGGTACACCAACCTACACAAGTTTTTTGGTTCGAAGAACCTTACCATTTCATTTGACAATCTCGGTATTCGACAAATGAATCTGAAGAGATTCTTTACAGCTGAAAACTGGAACAAGTTCTATATGGGCGACGATGGAAAATTTACCATGTACATTGATGTTGTAAGGAAACAGTATGCAATGTCTTCCACGTCCAAAACTAGATTTGACATTGACAATAAGACTGTTGCTCAAATGTTTGAACACGTTAGAAGTCTTTGATTATGACAAAGTTACAGAAAAACATCCAATAATATGAGACTATACTCAAAACAAAACGAAAAGTTGTGGTTTGATACATTCAACATTTATCTGTTGTTTCCATCTTTCAAACGGTTCACGGAAAAAAACGAATGGATTCATGATTCTTCTGTTTTTGGTTGTCAAGTAGAATTTAACACACAATTTTTGTTCAAAAAAGAACGGGGATTTTGGTGTTTCATTGTAACTTTGTTAGGATTCGGTGTGTCTATTACTAAACAAACAGACTATTAAAACATGAAAAACATAATTAACGTGGTCATTAAACATTGGTACCTAACATTGTTAGCTATTGCAGCAATCATTATCGGGATTGATTTTTTGTTTTGACATGACACCACAGATTTCATTTAGAAAACAATTCAGCGAATGCACTGATGCTGGATTCTGTAACAACACAGTTTTTGAATCATTTGAAGAACATCCTGAAAACCTTCCTGCGTTTTTGTTTTTGCCAAAATTTGACAAGATGCGAAAAGCCATTGAAACTGGCGAATTGAAAGGTTTCGACAAAATTCTCTGCGGACGATTCGGTGGAGATTGTCATTCTGGCAACCCGGAATGTAGAAAACTTCGTGGATTTTCAGATTGACCTTTTGGAATTACTGTGTTAGTGTATGGTTGTTATGGAAAATACAAAACAAAATACTGTGGTTCGTCCTAAATTTGACCCCAATAAAATTGACAGGAATCACAAGGCATTCAAGACTTTGGTCGATCAATATCAGCGGTGGTCCCAATCTGGTGACATTGACGAGTCCCGTGAGACATATGAAAACGATATCATCGGCTGTCTGGGTCATTATAACCTTGATGGATATCAGTTGGCTAAACGTCTTGAATCCACAGTGTATCTTGAAGCTGATAGCGAATTGGTCGGTATTCTCGATGATCTGTTTTTTGTTAAGGATTCACTTGTACGTTCCATGTTGAAAACGTGGGTAGACGAAAACTCTCTTACAATCGACCCATCGGTGGTGGGTAAGAAGGTTAATGCCAAACAGGGATTTCATAAATACGAAAACCACTATATTACTGGTATCAGATCCGAAACTTACGAAGTTACTATCAGTACCGAAACGGGCAAAAATGGAGGATTCGTTATTGCTTACGAAAACATTCAATTTGTTGACTGATTATGAAGTTTAATCGTAAAAGTATTTTGTGGACATCAATATCTTTTGCTATTGCAACAGTAATTCTATTGTTTACTGGAAAAACCAGTTGGAGTTATGAATTTGCAATTTTCAATCTTAAAGTGGCATTAGTTTTGTATGCGTTGTATAACATAACAACGGAAGAAAAATAACCAGATGAATTATTATATTGTTTTTGACACTGAGACAGGTGGTATTGGTCTTGATAAGAGTCTTCTCACAGCTTATTTTGCGTTGTTGGAACTTAACAACGGTACATTTGTTGTCAAAGACGATTTGGATCTTCGTATCAAGCCAGACGATGACATTTATCGTGTTACGGCTGAAAGTCTTGAGATCAATCAAATTGATTTGAAGCAACACAACCGAGGTGCAATTTATCGAAAGAGAGCTGGCACCATGTTGTATGACAAACTTCGCGTTTGGAATACTATTGCCAAAGACAAGTTGATTCCGGTCGGACACAATATTGGTTTTGATATTCAACGTGTTACTCATGACCTTGTGAGCCAAGGTAGTTGGGAACAGTATGTTTCATACCGAGTTTTGGATACCTGTACTATTGCTCAGTTTCTTCGCATCAGTGGTCGATTGCCCGCTGATTTGAGTTGTAGTTTGGTCAATCTTGGTGAATACTTCGATGTACAAGTAAACGGTATTCCTCACGAAGCCAAGTATGACGCTCTTGTTACTGCTAAAGTGTTGGAGAACCTACTTAAAGTCTGATATGACTATCAAAACCAAGAGAATTATTGCTTTGATTGGATTGGTTACTACAGTGATTGTTATAGCAATCGACGCTTTGCTTAAAACCCAATAATAATGTTGTATGCACAAATGTGGATGTGGAAACGAAATTCACCCCGAACGATTTGAATTGGGGTATAAGGTGTGTTTGTCATGTGGCGAAAAATCAGCTTCCAAAAAGAAGCCGTTTGGTTATGTGTCATATGGTCATAAAACAGCGGGAGCCATCGTGATTACATCTAAAGCCGGATTTGACAATTATGCCAAAGTTTCGTACCGTAAAAATAAGGGAAGCAATATGGGATATGCTTCTCGTTTGACAACATCGTTTTGAAATTATGAAATATATTGGCGAAGGAACAGTCGGACACATTGGCAAAAAGACGTGGAGCCGTCTCAGTCACAAACAACGTGAAGTGATTAAGCGTGATCGTGCGAATGCTGCCAAACTCGTTGCAGCATTCATCAGAGAAAAAGATCTTCGATTGGGTTTTGTGAAAAAGTCTTGACGTTTTCTGAATCTAGGGTATAGTTATCAACGTAATCAGACCTAGATTTTGATATGGTCGGTTTACAAAAACATAAACAAACATAGAAAGGTATAGATAAATCTATGAAGGAAAAGACTGCTAAGCCCGCAGATGTGGGCGTTATTGTTGGCCGGTTTCAGGTCAACGAACTTCATGAGGCTCATATTGACCTCATCAATTCTGTTGCTCAGAAGCATGATCGGGTGCTTCTTTTCTTGGGTAACAGCATCATCCGGAATACCACCTCTAATCCACTTGACTATCGGGCACGTCGTGCCATGATTGCTGACAAGTTTCCGAACGTCGAGGTGCATTACATCAATGATCATCCATCAGATGCTGTATGGTCTAAAAATCTTGACAAGCAGATCACAGAACAACTGCTTCCGCTTCAGACGGTTACACTGTATGGTAGCCGTGATAGTTTTCTCAAAGCATACAGCGGAAAGTTCAACGTATGTGAACTTGAGGCGACCACGTTTATCAGTGGTACCGAGGTTCGTCGTCGAGTTTGTAACAATTATCCTCCCACAGCTGACTATCGTGCCGGAATGATTGCAGCCACCGCATATCGTTATCCTACGGCGTTTCAGACTGTAGACATCGCTGTTGTGAACGACAAGCGAGAGATTCTGCTGGCCCGTAAGCCCGATGAAAAGAAGTGGCGATTCATTGGAGGTTTCAGCGATCCTCGTAGTCCATCGCTTGAGGCAGACGCAAAGCGTGAGGTAAGTGAGGAAGCCGGTATTGAAGTGGATGGCATTACGTATCTTGGATCTACGTTGATTGATGATTGGCGTTATCGTGGTGAACAGGACAAGATCAAGACTGCTCTGTTTGTTGCCAAGTATATGTACGGAAAGCCAGAGGGTGCTGATGACATTGCTGAAGTCAAGTGGGTTCCAATTGGTACCGGACTCAGCAAGGACAACGTTGAACCTCTTCACCATGTTTTGGTGGATATGTTCAACGATAAGTTTGGCGGAAATCGTGATCTTCAAGACAAGTTTTTTCAGCCAAATGTTGACGGTAATATGACTTAAAAATTATATGAAAACATTCAAAGTTTGGGCGTGTACTGCCAATCGTGATCAAACCGAAGGACGTGGACCTAGTTATGACGTATGTTATGCTGAGACCCGTGAAGTTGCGCTAAAAATCGTAAACAACCCATTGTTCTACGGAAAGTATGGTGTGATGGGTTGCCAACCCTTCGATGGTGGCAAGTACGATGTTAGTGAACGAGAAATGTTTGTTTATGAAAGCATTTCTGAATATTTGGAAAGTGAAAAGAATGCCGAAATCAAAGCAGCTTTGAACAAGCTGTCTGACAAGGAAAAGAAACTGTTGGGTTTGATGTAAAACACCTTGACTTTGAGTGAAGTTGAGGTACAATGAAAGAGTAGAAACGTAGTAAAGATTAAGGTACAGATAAAATCATTACAACAAAAGGAAAATAAGATTATGAATAAGTATAATATTGGTGACACTGTTATGATTTCGACCGATTTGATGGATAATTCGGCGGGATCTATTAGACAAGTTGCAGAAGTGTTTCGTAACGACAATGTGGTTCGTTATTTGCTAACTGGTACTCGCGCTCTCTATAACGAGAATGAACTCACCCGACCTACCAAGAAGCAGATTGAAGACGCCAAGAATGGCAATTCGATCCGCAATGGATCGTTTGTCAAGAACATTTGTTTGACTACAGATTCGTATAAGTTGAATCACTGGAATCAGTATCCCAAGGGCACCGAGAAGGTTTATAGTTACTTTGAGTGCCGTAAGGGTGCTAAGTTTGCTGAGACTCCGTTCTTCGGACTTCAGTATATTATCAAGAACCACCTTGAAGGCGTGGTTGTGACCCGCGAGAAGATTGAGAAGGCTGCCAAGTTGTGTAAGGCACATTTTGGTGACGAGAAGTATTTTAACCGTGAAGGTTGGGAGTACATTCTGAACAACTTTGGTGGTAAGTTGCCGGTTGTTATTAAGGCCGTTGAGGAGGGAACCGTGGTTCCTATCAACAATGTGTTGATGACTATTGAGAATACCGGTGGATGGGAAACCGCTTGGTTGACCAACTTCCTTGAGACGATTTTGTCTCAGGTTTGGTATCCTATTACTGTGGCGTCTTTGTCCCGAGAAGTGAAGATGAATATCAAGGAGTATCTTGACCTCACTTCGGATGGTGGTCTTCTCAATTTCGGACTGCACGATTTTGGTTTCCGAGGCGCATCTTCGTGGGAGACTGCTGGTATTGGTGGTGCTGCCCACCTGATTAACTTCCTCGGCACCGATACGGTTGTGGCTATGGAAGTGGCAATCAACTACTATAATGCCAACCTTGATGGTCTGGCGTATAGTGTGGCGGCTACCGAACACAGTGTTATGACTGCCCTTGGTAGGGATGGGGAGGTTGCTGTGGTTGAAAGTCTTCTCAATGAATATCCTACGGGTATTCTGTCTGTTGTTGCCGATAGTTACGACATTTATAACTTTGTTGATAACATTGTTGGAAAGAAATTCAAGGATCGTATTTTGGCACGTAAGGGTGTGTTTGTGGTTCGTCCCGATAGTATCACTCCTACTCACCAGACTCCCGAGGAGGAGATGGTGTGGATCATGGAATCCTTGTGGAAGAACTACGGTGGCACGGTGAACAGTAAGGGATATAAGTTGATCAATCCTTCTGTCCGTGTGTTGTGGGGTGACGGCATTGATCTTGATGGTATCAAGAAGATTCTGTATGCTGTTACCAAGGCGGGATTTGCCACGGAGAATATCGCTTGTTTTGGTATGGGTGGGGGTCTTCTCCAGAAGGTCAATCGTGACACTCAACGCTGTGCTTTCAAGTGTAGTGCTCAGTACCGTGATGGTCAGTGGTATGACATTCAGAAGAATCCCAAGGACGTTTCTAAGGCTTCTAAGAAAGGTCGTCTCAAGTTGACTAAGGTTGATGGTAAGTTTGTTACTGTCAATGAAAACGATCCCGGTGAGGATTATTTGAAGGTTGTGTTTACGAATGGTGTGTTGGTCAAGGAAATTGATTTTGACACTGTTCGCAAGAACGCTGCTCTGTAATTGAATTGCCACAAAGGTTTACGGTTATCCTTCACACAAAACCGTTCTTGACTTTCTATAAACATCGTGGTAAGCTGATTGTATGATGAAATACAACCTTGCTCTCAAAACTGGTGGATTGATGGAAGATCCTGAATGGCATTACGACAACATTCGTGTAATTGAAGCGGATAATTTGATTGATGCAAAAAACAAATACGCTGAACTTACAGGACTTGTTGATAAGCCACATTGGAATGCAAATCAACAGACATATTTTGGATGGCATATTGTTGCATTGACAGAAGAATAAGTGGTTATAAATCAAAGTAACTCTATGGAACAAACTCCATACGATAAAGGACGTGCGTATTGTAAAAATACGCATGGAATGAACAAATATCTTGAGGACAACCCGTATGATCCTAAAACAGAGGAATATACTCAGTGGAGAGAAGGATTCCAAGACGAACGGGTATCGCATCTTGAAGGATATGAAGAATACTACTCTTGACTTTCTACAAACACAGTGATAGTGTATAATCACATGAACATCATTAGCATCATCAATACGAATACAGTTAAAGACATTCCTGATGCCCTGCGGGCTTTGGCTAATATCGTGGAAAAGGATATTGCTATTCAAGGTTGCAGAGCAAATTCTATAGGAATGTTCGGGGAAATTGATAGTGTATCAGGCGATTTTGATTATCAAATTCAACAAACTAATTTCACAAGCCTTTCTGAGTCGGTGATAAACTAAAAATATGAGTTATCTAGGTGAAACAGTGGTGGATGTATCTACACATCCAGAATTCAAACATTATACAGCCAATGATTGGGCAATGTCTTTTATTTCAAGATATGGTCAAATTGACGGTGCTCACCACAAAACGTGGGTATTGGATCAGGTTGCGCGATGTTTGAAAAATACACCGATTGTAGTTTTAGAAGCTCGATGGACAGATCACGAATCGGAATATCGTATTCTCACAGGAGAACCCAGTGAAGAATACAAAGAATGGGTCAAGGACATGACGAGTGGAGTCAACGAGGGATACGACTACGACACAGGAATTGCTCCTTGACTCTCTATAATCTTCTTGGTAAAGTAACTCTATGAAAAATATTATTCCTCAAGACCGTGTGCTTAAACTGAACGACCCCAACGTCACAAAGCGTGAATATGACGCTATTATTGGAGAAATTGGAGAACGTGTGGATTATGTTTGGCGTAAACTATTGAAGATTTCGGGTCGTAGACTTAATTGGTATGCATTCCAGAACGACGTTGAGTATAATGATGGTGATGGAAGCAGTGGTGGAAGTTTTGATCCAGAAACCGATGGTGAATTCATTGAACTTTCGGGTGATTATGCAAGTAGGGAAGTTGATGGTGATTTTGCAACGGGATTTCCCACCCGTTTTTTGTGGACCGATGACGATATTTGGACGAAAGAGGTTTTGGACCATGTTGATCAAAACAAGAAACTGAAAGAATCAGCGAAACAAAAGGCTGAACTTTCTAAGGTTGCTCGCACCAAGATTATTGAGTCAATCAAGAGTAAGTTGACCAAGGAAGAACTGAAGTACGTATCATTCAAATAATTTATGGTTGAAACCGATATCACAAAACGTTGGGAGCAAGGCATTCGTCATCATCCAAAAAGCATTGAAATCTTAAAAGCTATCATGAACAATGGATGGAAGACGAAAGAAATTCTAAAAACAAAACATGTTGTGATTGACGTTCTATAAACATCGTGGTAGGATATTGAAACTATGAAGATCAAAACTTTTGTCATCGTTGTTGCTTCCATCGTCACTCTCACCGGATGTCGTGGCCGCAACGATCCACAAACAAAGGCAAATAATTGGGTCAATGTCAATAATCCTGAATTTGTTGTGGATACTCCCAAGGGTAAACTGTTCCGAATTTGGATTGATATGGGTGCAGGAAACCACCCGGATCGTATTTACTTTTTTGAAAATGCCACCAACAATACTATCAGTGTCAACAAAACTATCAGTAACGGAAAAAGCTCACATACCGAGACGATTGTGGTGATCGATGGTGTTGAGTATATTCGTAAGTAAACAATATGAGTGAAGAATCCAAAGAGTTCCGAAATGTTCATTCCGCCAAGTTTTATCTCAACATTTACGTTGAACGTGGGCGTGATCTACGAGTAATTCGCAATATTCCAATTGATGAGATCGGACGTTTTGATGTGTGGCAATGTGTTTTTGAGAAGGAGCCAGAAGCATATCGGGAGCTTTGTGTCAAAGAATGGTATAATGATAACCTTAAATCGTCAGACAACGATGATGTAAACAAATTCCGGTTGGAGTTCTCTGTTTACAGACTTATTCAACTTGAAGAATGGAACACTTCATTTACCGTGCAAGATGCGATTAAGATCATTTTTGATTGTTATGGAACAGAGTGTTTGCCATTTCTCATTGAAAAAGCAGAAAAATGTGTGGAATCTCGAAAAGAAATTGTCAAGCCATATTACAAGCCCGACAACGAATGGGTTGGGTTTGCAGAAAGAGTATTAGAAAAATTGAAACAGTATGAACGACACTACACAGAAAAGGACCATTGACGATGTTTGTGGTCAACCGAAAGGATCATTTCAGAAGTTTTTACAAACGATTGAACTTGAAAACAAGCAATCCGAAGAACGAAGATCAGAAAGAATCAGAAAGCATATCAATATGAAGAATTTGTCAAACGAAATTGTGCAGTGGATCAAGGATTATGCCACCAAAAACAACCGTAAGTCGCTGGTCGTGGGTGTATCGGGTGGTGTGGACAGTGCGCTTGTGAGCACTCTGTGTGCCATGACAGGTCTACCTACGCATTGTGTAGTGATGCCGTGTCAGACCAAGACAGATCAAACGGATCGTGGTAACAAGCACATTGAATGGCTTCGCAGCAAATTTGATAATGTTTACTACGAGTGTGTAGACCTTACCAACACGTTTGAAGCGTTTCAACGTGTGACCACCACTTGCTATCACAATAAATTGGGCTATGCCAACAGCAAGAGTCGGCTTCGCATGGTAACTTTGTATCAGATTGCCACGGCTACTAACGGTTTGGTTGTTGGAACCGGCAACAAGGTTGAAGATTTTGGTGTGGGTTTCTTTACCAAATATGGTGACGGTGGTGTGGACATCAGCCCTATTGGAGATCTGCTCAAGAGCGAAGTGCGAACCATGTGTCGTGCTTTGGGAGTTCTTCCAGAACTTAGTGAAGCTGTTCCTACCGATGGACTGTGGGACGATACTCGTACCGACGAGGATCAAATTGGTGCTACGTATGACGAATTGGAATGGGCTATGGAGTTTTTTGAATCAAACGATCCAGGCGACATTCATTTGTGGGGAGGCGAAGTGACCACTCGTCAGCGTGAAGTTCTTGCCATTTACGACAAGTGGCACAATGCTGGTGCTCACAAATTGGCCCCAATTCCAGTCTTTGTGCGAAATGCGTAAATCGATGAAACAAAAGAACGTCAAGAAAATCAATGAGATTGTGGGCAATTTGACGGAGTTGGAAACCGCTATTGCCCAACATTCTTATTATGATGGACCCGCTACCAAGACCAAACAACTGGAGTGGTTCCGCAAACTACAAGAAATTACTGCAAAGTTAAACAGAATTTATCGTGACGAAACCACGTTGTGATTTCTATGTCTACTCAGTGATGTTGTATGAGAACAATATTCAATAAGGGAAAACAAATCTACAAATTTTTTCCAAATAAACAAAAATCCACTATGAACGAAAAAGACAACGCTGTCGATCAAAACAAAAAGAAATGGATCAATCAGGACGTGAAGTTTTCGGTAAACTTTTCACTTGAATTTCCACGGTGGTTCTGGATGTTGATTTCTGGATTGATGTTGGCATTGATTGTTTTATGGTAAAACGTTGACATTGGTTACTAACCGTGATACCATATGTAAACGGTATGAGTAAATCGTAGAAACAACAAATAAACAAATATGAATAATTCCGTTACAAACAATATTCCACAAGAAACCATCAACAGTGTACTTGTTGACATCCTCAAGGGTGCCAAGGACGCAGGTAGTGAAATCTATGGTGCCAGCAAAACTGGCATCATCAAGGCAGTGGATTTTGCTCAAGAGCAAGCTCCGTTGGTTGTGCAAGAGTTTTTGACATGGAAATTTGCACAAGCCACCATTTGGACTGTTATTAGTGTGATCGGATTGATTGTGTTGGGATATTGCATCAAGAAATGTATTAATTGGCTTGAAGAAAGCGGGGGTGGATCGATGGTTGGCATACTTTTTGGTGTAATTTTATTTGTAGTGGTGATGTTTGTGGGATTGATTCCCAACGTTGAACAAATGGTCAAGGTCAAGGTGGCTCCCCGAGTATTCATCATCGAATGGGTTAGTGATCAGGTCAAACCTACAAATCATCACAACCGATAAAATTTATGAAAGCATCTGAAGCACGTACTTTGAGTGAAAAAGCATGTAATTCATCGTTGAGTATATATTTGAAAAATGTATATGAACATATCAGTAAACAAGCGAGTCTGGGACTTTCTACGGTATCAGTTAAATCTCCAAACAGTGTAATTATTACATCTGTAATGGAACAACTTCGTAAAGATGGATATCAAGTTAAACGAAAAAATGGATATGATCATCGAGACTGCGACAGTTGGGACTATTTGAATATTTCTTGGTAAACTATGAACTACGAAAAAGAAAAGTTGATTGAACGTGCAGAAATTCTTGGCGTATACGATATTGCATCAGTAGTTATTGCAGATCCACGTTTTGAATTGTGGAGTGGGTCTAGCAAACCTGAACAACACCACTATGGTAAGGGTGGTCTACTTAGACATACGCATGAAGTGGTTGAGTTGTGTATTACCAATTGTAGTCTGTTGCAACTAAATATCGATCAGGTAGAGTTGTATTTGAGTGCATTGTTTCATGATTGTGGTAAGATGTGGGATTATGAACCAGTTGATTCGATTATGAATTCTTGGCGTAGCACCGAACACAAACGATTGATTCATCACATCAGTCGTAGTGCATTGGTTTGGAATAGTGCGTGTACATTTCGCCGGCTTAAGTATGGTAATTATGCGGATAGTGTCACACACAACATTTTGTCCCACCATGGACATCGTGAATGGGGTAGTCCTGTGATGCCAAAGACGAAGGCAGCATGGTTGTTGCATTTGTGTGATGGTATTAGTGCTAGAATGAATGACGCAGACAAATGTGATTTTGTAAAGAAAGTATGACTAAAGACTATTATAATTCGTTGATGAATCCTGGTTTTTTATCAAGCGAAAAAAGTAAAAAAGATGAGATTGAATCGATAAAAAAGGAAAATATAGAGTTAAAGGCAAAGTTGACATTGTTGGAAACACTATATAATGATTTGCAAAAAAGGATCAATATGAAAGAAACGCAAATAGAAGATATAAATGAATTGACCCACGAAGATGGTAATCCCCTTGTTGGATGTAGAATGCACGTAGGACCTGTAGGATCAAAACATGGATGGTTTTTTACTGTATCAAAAGAACCAACTAGTACAAAGGAATACGTTGAAATATTGGAAGAATTGATTAGGATGGCAAAAGCTCCCGATGTTGAAGATACAGAGGTATTGGGTGATCGTTCTTTGTAACATATGAACGACTATATTTGTCATAGTGGTGGATGTGAAGGTGCTGACATGGGTTGGGAGGAAATTGGGTATCACTATAATGTCAAAACCATTGCATATAGTTTTTACAATCATCGACAGCACGGTCGAAACCAAAAGATCTTGACCTCTGAAGAACTTCAAGAAGGATATTCTGCTGCAAGAATTGCTAGTAGATCCATCGGCAGACCTTTTGATACAATTCAATATCCATACATCAAAAATCTATTGGCACGAAACTGGTTTCAAGTCAAGAACAGTGAGGCAATTTTTGCAATTGCCAAAAGTTTTTTGACCAATACAATTGTTGAAGGAGGAACTGGTTGGGCCGTTCAAATGGCAATTGATTGTGACAAACCGGTATATGTGTGGGTTCCCGATGCATCGTGCTTTACTGGAGGATATTGGTGTAGATATAAGCCGGTTGTGGGATTTGAAGGCATGCGTGGTGAGATTCCGAAGTTAACCAAGAATTTTGCTGGTATTGGAACGAGAGATTTGACCGACGCTGGTTTAGCAGCAATTGCAGAAGTGTATAAAAATACGTTTGGGGATATATAACAATATGAATACAAAGACAAGTTACATCAAAGACGAATCGTATTATGCTGAAGCTGAATCGATGCAAGATGGTTGGGGTGATACATTGCGTTGGATTGATGTTTTGAAAGACAAAATTCAATATAAGAAAGAAATCACTCTCAAAGAATTTTGTTATAGTTTATATGGCGATGGTTGGTGTAGTCATACGTGGGATGCGTTCAAGATGTATTGTGAAGAAGAATTGAAGTATTCACGTAAGCGGTTGGTTTATGATGCTTGGAAAGGTGTGTTTGACAAGTGGGTAAACACAGAGTATGATCGTAGTAAATTCTATCGATGATATGACCAAACCTATTGGAGCAACACAAAAACAACTTGACGACAACGATATTGAGTGGGTATTGTGCGGAAGTTACAATATTGGTATGAATAAAGGTCCAGAGAAATGGGCATTACGTCACAGCACTGAATATGAATGGGCTAAGGAACGAACAATGTTGTTGCAAGAAATTGCTAATTTGAAACGAATCAATAAAAGTCTACAAAATTAAATATATGATAACCACACACGAACTAATAAAAGGTACAAGCGAAGAAATTCTACAACATATAACATCCAAACCAACATATAGTCACAGAGATAGTTTTGACATACAAACACAACTGGACACTATTGGGTTGGAAAAACAAGGCATGGTGTTTTATCTCGAACAACCAGATGCATCAAATTTTGTTTTTAAAAATGTATATGTTCATATCATTGATGGTGTTCGAAGAAAACATATGGAAGATGTTTTAATTGATAAATATACTGTAAAATAATATGAGAAAATACCCAAAAGAATGTAAATCTCCTGATCCTGATTTTGACTGGACCAAAATCAAATGGACAAAATACAAGATTGTTGTGCCAACCAAAGCCGATGAAAAAGAACTAAGAGATGCGTTTAGACATATTCACGATTCAGATATTGATACAGATTATATCGCCGTCAATCAATTGGCACATGAATATCTTGAAGACGATGGTTGTTGTAGTATCATTGTAGATAAAGAATTATATGAAGCACTAAATAAAAAAGAAAATAAATAATATGAACCGCCGAAAATTTATTACATCAACCGCACGTGCATTGCCATCAGTGACAGTGCTTGGTGCAATATCAACTCAACTTACCAAGACTTATAGAAGTCCAAAAAGCGTCTTTACAAATGAAGAATTAACTGAGTGGTGTGAAAAGAATGGTGGTCACTACGCTCAAGACAATGAATTGGTATATGCTTATTATCAGACAAGTGATAGGGAATATGACCCAAAAAGTCCAAATGCGTATAAAGATCCATATAAGTCATTTAGACATTTGATTTTTCATATTCCAACAGAATGTGATAAATACGAAGCACTCAATCGGTGGTTGGTATTTTATAGCCACAAGTATGGCAGTTATAGATTCATCATCAAAGACATCTATTATCCAGATTATGTGATTGAAAATACCAAAATGATGCCTTTGATTGCGTCAACCAGAGAATATCCCAACGGTAAATCGCATGGATTTGGTTCTCCGATTTTTGATATCAAATCACACAAATACATTGTTCCAACATTTGAAGAACTGGATGAACGAACACTCAATTTTACAGGATTCAAATCTGTATGAACGAACGAGACATTCTACGTATAGCAAAACAAAGTGCAAAAAAGTTGGGATTACCTTCTCGATCTAAACGAATTTTACTAGAATATTTTGATGATTTTTTATGGTTTTTTGTTGCAACTTATATACGAATAGTATTTACCGTTGTACCAAAGAGATATCGTCATCTGTTTTTTAACCCATGAATATAATTTACGTTACATATGCAGTAGGCCCTCATTTGCAAGAGCTTGATTTGATTGAGCGTTTGTGCAAGTATGAGGGATACAGTGTTGCATTGATTTATCCGGAGAATCCGGATTTCAAACGATACTACAAGGGAGGACATCCAGCTATTCTGTTTTACGAGGAAGTTGACAAAGATCCCACTGTGTTGTATGGATTTTGGCAATTGGCAGAGTTTATGTTGAAACATGGAATGATACGTTGTTGACTACTATGAATAGTATAACATCTGATATAGAAAAAATCATTAAAGATGGAAAAGGTTGGGGATCAGCATGGTATAGTCATGATGACAAGGTTCAATTGGATGGCACATTCTCAATTCAAGTATTGAGAGATATTGCCGATTTGGTTGAACGATGTATAAAGGAAGCTTCCAATAAACAGAAGGATTGATATGAAAAAACCAACCATCGTCACGACTGAACATCAAAGAAAATGGAACAAAGAAACTGTGGGAGTCACTCATATTGTTAGATATGATACTGAGTCAGAACGCAGTTTTGTTACCAAAATAGATAAAGATACTGGCGAAGAACATTTTGATCATTGGGAGACACCAGATTTCCGACAACTAATCAAAGAAAAATACAATATTGATGTCAAATAAGGATTGATATGAATGAAGATTACAATGTGCTTGGATTTGTGGCATTTATAAAGAATGGTGAACGCCACTATGGATGTCGTGGAAGAGGAAAAGACTATGATGATTTTTATGGTAGATTTCTAAATGGAAAATCATACAAATGCACTTCAGAAGATTTTCCTTGGGATTATTTTATATTCACTGATATTAATGATGAACAACTCTTCTTGAAAGAATATTCATCAAAAATAGACTTTATAACTTCCGAGGATTGATATGAATGATTCTAAACTACCAGATTGCATTGACGATCAAGGACATTATTTTAAGACGTGTTCTAGGTGTGCATATATGGTATGTAGACGGTGCAACGCTCAATCTTATGATCATACATTAGGTATGTGTTCAACCTATGGAGATTTTAGTGGAACAACAGCGGAATATGATAGATATTGTGATAGATGTGAACGATTATTGCAAAGGGGACGACCAACAGTGTATTCTCACTCATTCAAGTGTTATGAAGATTGGGAACAACATAGAATAGTTACCGGTGATATAATATGTAGACAATGTGACGGCAATGGATATTATATGACATATGGGAATGAACCACGCAAATGTTGTAGTTGTGAAGGAACTGGCAAGTTTCCATCTCCAAGCCGTATTAAATACTTAGAGAGAATAAAAAAAGAAAAAAGTGAATATCCTAAAGAAATGACTTCGTGGGATCTTTTCCTACAGTTATTCAAACTAAAATAATTGATATGACACAACCAGATACGGCGGATTTCTATTTGACCGCAATAAAAAACAACAAAGAACGAAAAGAAAAAGAAAAGCACGAACAAAAAGAGCGTAATAGAACATATAAATCAACGCATCATCCTTGTGGTTGTAGAAATGATGCGCCTCATTCTATACAATGTATTGAATATGATGTTGATAAAGGATTCAAAAACAGATTTATTGAACGTCATCCTAACTGGTATGATTCAGATGAATATTTTACATTGAATTTCAATACCACTGATGAATTGTTGCAATGTGAATATGTTGCTAGATATAAAAAAGACACTGATGCTGACAAATTTTACCAATATTCACTATCAATAGACAAATATAGCCCGCCAATGTTGATGGCTGAGTATAATAATGGAACCAGTTGGTGGTGTCTTGGTAAACTACGAACAACCGATGGATTAAATTTGCCAAAATGGGAACCTGTATACAAAAAGAAGGATTGATATGAAAATACAAAATATAAACACGTCGTGGAAAAATCAAAATGCAATAGATGATGATATGTGTAATTATGCTATTCAGATTAGCAAACCAACCGGAAAAATAGGCTTTTATGAAAACGTAACACTGAAAGATAAATATCTCAATATAGAAACAGCAGTGCAAAAAGCCACCGAAGTTCAAAACGTATTAAAAGCAATAGATTCGTACATCCAAGTTTCAGTGGTAGAAGGATTGATATGAAATACAAAACATTTGCGGATGCTATGAATGATGGATGGTCATTGGTGCCTATAGACAAAGAAATTGCACAAATAGGAACTTATTATTCATATTGGAAAAAGGATGGCAAAGTATTGTGTGAGGACGAGTTGATTGAAAATTGGACCATGAACAATTCACACCAACAACTAACTACTATTTCTGAAAAATGGAAGCACATATTTCCGCCCAATGAACCGTCTGGTCCGATGAAGCCAATTCTCATTGAAGGACAACAGAAAAAATTGATATGAATGAAAAACTAATAAACGTTGGTGATTGTTGTGTGGCTATCAAGGCTATCAATTTAGATAAATCATCTCATGATGAAATCGATGCCTATGGTAAAGCTAATAACTTGACAATAGTATATGCTGACTGGCATCCAAATCCTGAATATCGTATATCAAAAACTGGTAGTTTTTTGAGTCAAAATAAAAAATATCCAAGCGGACTAATTTTAGTGGATAATAAAGGAGAACCACATCCATACAAAAAAGATTGATATGACCCGTAAAGAAGAACTAGAATATAGACTTAAACAAATTGGTAATAGAATAATTGAGCATGGACGAGATGCTGCATTAAAAGGAATATCCATTGATGATAATCCGTGGAAAGGATTTTCACATGAGTTCCATATTTGGCGAAACGGTTGGATATTTGAAACCAATTTGAAAAAAGAGGATTAATATGAAAACAATACCCATAAAAATTGGAGGATCTACACTGGTAGGTTATGTTGCTGACAGTTATCCAATCGACGGTGGCAATTGTTTTGATTTGATTGATACCGATGGTAGTAGACATCGTGTTGTAAACTTTGGATATGAGAATCTAAAAGAGTGGATGAAACGAACTGGACAGACTGATATTATGGTTCGTTGTATTCCAAAATCAGATAAATTGTGGGAGATTTGTGATGAACGTATACCCAAAGAGTGGTATAGCAGTGAATATTGCACAGTTTGCACTCCTATTAGGATGTTGCCGTTTGAGCAGCGTAAACAATATGTCAAAAACAAGAAGTTTACAAAGACAAAAGATGGAGATTTAATAATTTCTACGACTCTTGTTCCACAAGCCAGAAAATTGAATTTCAAATGGGCGACTGAAATTGAACAAAATATGGTATACGCCCATTATATACCAATAATCAAAAACAAAATGATATGAGCCGCAAGATTTTAAAGAACTATTGTTTTGAATTAGACAATTTTGAACGAGGTATAAACAAACGAATGCAAATTATTGTATCCGATTACAATTTGAAAAATGCTAAAAACCAAGTAAAAAAAATGTTGGGTAAGATTGTAGCAGATAAAATGACATTAGAGTTTTCAGAAAAGGCTTGATATGACTTATGAAGATAAATTAAATGAGTTGAAATTAAAAGGTTATGATAGTTCAAATATTAATAATGTGATTGAATACAAGTGCAGCAATCCAGAGTGTGATGTTGTTAATTATGGAACGACATTTTCTTTTTATGCATATACATTGTATGGCAAACCAAAAGGTGGATGCCGCGTATGTAAATCACCAATAGAAATTACAGTAATTAATGAAAATTGATATGTCAATAGTAAATTATATGATATACGGTGGGTATAAAGAAATACCACGGGAAGAATATTATGAGTGGTTCAAAAACGCCTCTATCATAAGAGAAGAAAGTTTTGTAATTTCAAATTTTTGCGGACCCCACGAATTTTCCACTACTATCAGTAAAAATGGAATGACTTATGAGTTGGGATGGGGATGGCATGTAGAAAATGGTAAAACCATAGACTGGTATGGAGTAAGAAAACTACACACAGATCATAATCAAAATGGAAACGGTATATGACCACAAAAACACATATAGTATGTCCTGCGTGCAATAAACCCACCGGAGAGATTGATCATTTTGTAGATTTTAACAAGTCAGTTAAAACACGATGGTATTGTGATAGTTGTATGACGGACTTGGAATATAATAAAGCAATCATATTAAATAATTTTACAGAAGAACAATATAGAGAATTGTTTGAGGGTCCGGACTATGATTTGAAACTCATACGAGCGGCAAAAAAATATAAACTTAGAATGGATAAAGAAGTGTTAACTGAGTATCTTACGGAACAATTAATTCATGCGAGTTCCGGAGAATATATTGGGGAGGGTTATCACGGAGGGTTATCATGTGAAGAATGGAGACGTAGAAGAATTTGTTTGGAACAATGTTTAGCCGAATTAAATAGTATAAATGAAGAGAATTAATATGACCAAAACACAACTAAAAAAAATCAAAGAACTTGACGCATTTCTAAAACAAAGAAAGATGGAATTGCGAGGAAGTGATATTATTATGGGGTTTAATATGCAGACGTATGGAACTGAAAAGCATGTTCAACTAAATCTAGATATAGGATATATCAGAGGCAGCGACTCTGATATTCAAGAACTAAACAAAATACCAAAAATAAAAGAACATTATCATATTGACAAAAATGGAAAATTAAAATCATATTAATGAGATGATAATACCCAATACTTCATGTAGAAGTGCTACGAGTTTGTTCACAAATGAAGAATTGACTGTCTGGTGCAAAAATAACGGTGGACATTATGCACAAGAAAATGAACTAAACAGTGTGTTTTTTGAACAACAATATGAACAATGTGTTGAGGTTTATAATACACTTGATCCAGATTTTATCCGAAAATATGATCATCTAAATGATTTTCTTGATATTCATAGAACCAATATCGCTAGATACAATCGTTATATCACAAGAAAGAATAACAACATTCGGTTTGATATATTTGACGGCGATCCATTTATTTCTGGATTGGATTTAATATATAATTCCAACAGATTTGTGATCAAAGACGTGTATACAAAACCAAGTATTATTTCATTTCGATATGTAATAGATGGTAGAAGATCCGACAAACAAAAAGATTGATATGACTGAAAAAGGATATACATTAAATGAGATGTTGGAAAACAGCAGAATACTTGCGAGTGAAATCAAAAAGGATAATTTTCCAATAGAAGGCACCACTGAAAAAGATTATATGATAGTTGGTAACATTGCTGTTTACACACCGTATATTCCATTGTATACTACACCTTTAATAACAGATAAGAAGGATTGATATGAAGATCAAAGTAATTAAGCAATACGATCCCATCAAATTTACAGAGGCGGTAAATAATCATTTAACTGATGGATGGCAATTATTTGGAGAACCAAAAATTGAAACAGTTGTAGAACAAAAGATGTGGGATGGTGATCCATATAGCGTAACCCATACTGTATATCATCAAATAGTAAAAACCGGAAAAAATGAAAACTAAGTATCTATCAGTATATCCAGAATGGCATTGTAGAAAAGCTGGAGGATTGTTTTTTGGATTTCGATTAGACTTTCCATGTAGTATTTACGACGCTGATGCTTTTGCGTCAAATCACACCTATACTGATATTAGATTGACATTAGGACTAATTGCGTTTAGTGTCAAAGTACATATCAAATACAACTATAAGAAAACGTTACCTCAATGAATAAAAATATAACTATAATTAAGAAACTAAAAGACGATAAATATCAAAATGATCATTCTCAGGTCGATGAAGAAACCAGAAATATTTATAAATGGCCCAAATGGTATTGGGGATTAGGATCCGATGGAGAATTATATTTTAAAGGACAAATCTCCGGATATTCGTATCCAAACTGGACAAAAAAATCGGGGGTAGAGTTGCCACTTTCAACAGAGGAAATTTGCAGGCTAAGTGATTTTATACGTTTTTATCTAAACTTGATATGAAAGCGAACACACGACCGATTGTTAAACCGTGGGTAGTAAGCAGTTTAAAAAAATCTATAGACGAATATTTGTATAGTATGGCAGAAAAGGAAAATCGATGTTTACACGATTCGTGTTTAGAGTGTAATGGAACAGGAACAAACAAATATAACGGACAGCCGTGTGTCCATATGATAAGTTGTAGATGTAGTAAATGTTCTAGCGGGGCACAAATAGAACCATGGATTATGAAAAAAGTTGACGAATCTTTACGAAACAGATTTCCGGATAGAGAAAGTCGAACATTGCCTTTTGAAAAAAATATGAATAAACCCATCGGTGCAACACAAAAACAGTTGGATGACAACAATATCGAATGGGTATTATGCGGCAACTATGGACATAGAGATACCCAAGAACCAAAATGGGCATTGCGTCATAGCAGTGAATATGACTGGGCGAAAGAACGAACAATGTTGTTGCAAGAAATTGCTAATTTGCGTAGACAGATAACACGATTGGAAGGTTTGACATGATAGAAATTGACTATCAACCGACGAACAGACAAAAGGTTCAAAAAACCACAAAACACAAGTTTTGGTGTAAATGTGACCGGAATATTGTTGGTGAAATAGGCAAATGTCCCGTATGTGGTCGATACAATAGAAAAAACAGAAAACGGTTGAGATAATGAGTGAAATATCACCAAAATGGCCAACATTGGAAGGCCGACTAAATAATCCAATCACCGATGAACTTACTGCTTTACTTCAGTTGAAAGAGTCAGTACCATTGTCTGAATTGGCAGAAAAACGTCTCAAACAGTTATTAAACGATAAAAACAAAATTAACTATGAAGTGGACAAAAAAGAAACCAAATAAAACTGGATACTATTGGTATAAATCAGATTCTACTCAAGGACTTGAAATGCTACGCGTCAGAGAACATAAAGGTGGGTTTTTTGCGGACAACGAAGAATATAATTTCGTAATTGATGCATCTGATGAATCTGAAAGATGGTGTTACATTCCAGAACCCAAATAACATATGAGTAATTTATTAAAACATGCTGAACGTGAACTGTCTCTCATTGGTTATGACGGTACAGATGAATATGATAATACAGCAAAAAAGGCTATATTAGAACTAATAGAAACATTTGCCAAACAAGGTCACAGCGGATTTAGCGCTGGTTACGTGGTAAGTCTTTTCAACAAACTGGCAAGATATGAGACATTATCTCCATTGACTGGTAATGATGATGAATGGAATGAAATACTCGACAATCAACCTCAACACGGAGTTTTGTTTCAAAATAATAGAAACAGTGCTGTTTTTAAAACAGACGGTGGATGTTATTATATTGATGCTATTGTGTGGATTGACGAAACCGGATGTAGCTTCACCAATGGAAGAAGCCGAGGATATATCAAGTCGTTTCCATTCACACCCAAAACGTTTTATGTACATGTAGATGCAAATGATGTCGTCATAGACACCGAAGAACATCAGAAAGCTCTCGACTATTATCACCATGAACAAAACGTTGGAAAAGTTTTGTGAAGTAGAACTTCGTGCTTTGTCTATCTACAAAGAAAAATACACGACAAAAGATCAATTGTATGATCAGTTACTTGCTGAGTTTGGTAAAAGGTACGAAAATGTTATTTTACTGGCAATTGAAGCTGCCGCAGAAGCAAGCAATTTTCATGACGATGTTGGTCCTTGGATGCGTGACTTGAAAGAAAAAGCTGGACACTTTACCCTAGAAGATCTAAAATCAACAAGAATTTATGTCAAATCCAACTAGAGAAAAACTAACGTTAACTAAAGAACAAGCCCTAGATATTATCGGGGGTGATAACAAAGACTTTGTTGAAATCCAAAACGAAATCGTGGAACACAAACGGTGGAGTGTGGTACACGAAATCGTCGTTAAACGAAAGTCTGACGGAAAATATTTCATGGACACTTATCAAACTGGTGCAACTGAAAGCCAAGACGAATGGCCCTATGAATATACCGATCCGGATTTTACAGAAGTCTTTCCAGTAACTAAAACATACATCGATTATGAATAACCGAAACACAATCAGTGAATGTCGTGTCTATGACGAGAAGTATCGGTGTTGGGACGACACGCCGTTGATGATTTATCCAAACCAACAGATTGTCAAACAAGGTCGTATCATTCAGTGGTATACAGGTGTTCTTGACAAACATGGTAAGAAAATCTATGAAGGTGATGTAGTCAAAACCATTGATAGTGGTATTGGCGTATTGTTTGGCGCACCAAAATACACCCGTGGAGTAATCACATGGCTTCGTGAATCATTTTGTATATGTCAAAGTTACGTGGGCGGTAACGAACTAAGCAATTATGTTTTTTGTGATTGCTGTGGCTGTGACTTGATTGTCATTGGCAATATCTTTGACAATCCAGAATTGTTGGAAGACGATCCTGTTGTCAAACAATCGCGAGAAACTAAAAAAGATTGACAATTTGTGGAAGTTAGTATAAAGTATCTGTAATGAGAACATACAAGAGTGATCACTACAAGAATTCCAAGGGCGAACAGATAGAGTTCAGGGTTTTGGTGTATACTCGCCCCAATCTTCGTGATGGTATTGGTGAAATGTTGATGTATCGTGGAAAAACCATTTTGGAAATCATGTTTGACAAGTGTATGGTTGATCCTGACATTACGTGTATCGATATGGAATACCCTGAACGATGGGCAAACATTCTTGAACTTCGGGCAATTCCAAATCGTATGTTGGCTTGTTTTCCTAATTTGAAACAAGTATTGATTAAGACCCATTCGGTCTACATTATTCAGTGTGTTCACTCCGAACACATTGGTATTTGTGACGACGCCAGCAAGTATCCAGAAAAGGATTATGCTGATATCAACACTCGTTATTGCGATGGTCCTGAGCAGTTTACGGGACTGTGGACAATGACTCCTTCTACTGGTCTAAAGAAAGTACATCCATGAAATACTCTTACGCATACAATTTGTATGATAAAGACGGCGACGTGTATGAAGACTGTTTATTGGTTTTCATTGGTGACAATACCATCGTTAAATTTCAAGATAGTATTGAACTTGAACAATTTGCACATCGTATTCTAAGCAGCATCAAAGAAATCCGAGAGAGTGAAAAATGAAAACTGCATACGACTTGATCACAGAATTCTATGGTACTCGTTGTGCCAAACGGTCGGGGGTACCACTGATCAATCATATCAATGAGGGATTGAAGATTTTGGATCTTTTGAATTGTTGTGATGCCACCAAAAAAGCATACGTTATTCATCCAATTGTACAAGACGGTGAATCTTTAGCAAAAAATTACGAAACTGTTCAACATCTTGACGGCAAGACGTTGATTTTTGCTATGGAATACCGCAGAACTGCCAATGCGTGGTTGTGTGGCATGAAAAAGCCAAAGAATCCACTGTCGCCGTTGCATCAAGTTAATCAAATGTTGACAGCAGATAAGATTCAGAACCGTAAAGATTTTGAAATCTATCATAAAGCTACTCATGAAAACTCAGCAGAGTTGACTCAGTATTTTTCAGAGTGGTTAGACACATTGGGTGTGTCTGAATCGGACTATACCAAATGGTTAGAAATTATCAAATAAGTATGAAACCAGACAAAGAAGGATTGTGGGAATGGACCGACGACAACGGAGACGTTCGTGTCGTAAACGTCATTGACGTTGGACATGACAGTCCGTGGTTGAGGGTGTATTATCTTGGTGGATACTACAATGTTCACGACGAATGTATTGGAACTCCCGACGAGGAATATTCAAAAGCAGAATGGCCAGATCGTTGGGGTCGTTACTTGGGAACGCTCGAAAGCATTCCTCTTGAAGAAACTTACGGTGGAATTTTATGACTGACAAAGTAAAACAAGTTATTGTAATTCGTACCGATCTTCGCAATAGTCAAAATAAAAAAGTTAGAACTGGCAAATTGATTGCACAAGCCTGTCATGCTAGTATTGCTTTTCTAAGCAACCGAATCAGAAAAAATTTTGGATTGCCAATTCCTTTATCCAAAGCAGAAATGCAATGGATCGAAGGATCTTTCTTCAAAGTTTGTGTCGGTGTTGATACCGAACAAGAATTGCTTGACATTTTGGAAAAAGCCCGTACACTGGGTGTAGAGTGTAATCTGATTACCGACCAAGGACATACTGAATTTAATGGTGTTCCTACCAACACTTGTTTGGCTTTGGGACCAGATTACAGCAGCAAAATTGATACTATTACGGGACATCTTAAACTACTATAAATTATGCCAACCGGATATACAGCATTGGTTTATGAAAACAAAAACGTGTCGTTCAAAGATTTTGTACTTACATGTGCACGTGCTTTTGGACCGTGTATGCATCAACGTGACGACGATATGAGGGATAAGCCCAAACTTCGTGAACCATCCATTCAATATCACTTGGATGCAATCGAAGCAGCTAAGAAAAATTCAAAACCGTCCAAGACTGCGTTCAACAAATACAAGAAGGATAAAATCGAGGAATATAAACAATACATCCAAGAAAAGAAACAACTCAAGGAACGATATCAACTTATGCTGAATCAGGTACAGATGTGGACTCCTCCTACATCCGATCATGATGGACTTAAAAAGTTCATGATCAGTCAGTTGAACAGTAGCATTGAATTTGATTGTTCAGTTGATGGATCTACGCGTGATTTGGATACCTACACAAACATGACTTATGAAGATTATGTTGCAGAGTTGAAAAAGAGTAATGATTGGGAGATCAAATATCACACAGAAGAAATTGAAAAAGAAAAGATAAATGCTGAACGTGCAAATAAATGGATTTTGGCTTTGTACGACAACTTGAACAACAACTAAAAACTTATGATTGGATTTATTTCATACTTTATTGTTCCCACTGCAGTTTTTTTGACGTTGGTCAAACTCAACAACAAGCAACGATGGCTTACTGCTCGTATTCGATCAAGTGACTATTGGACCAAGAATGGAAAGTCCATAGACAAGGGGTTTTTCTGGGCGTTAGTTTTCTTTAGTTTTCTGTTGTGGTGGATTTCCATTCCTGTAGTGGTTATTGTACTTGCTGTATCAAAGATCATTAATTGGATTACCAACGGAGAAGGTGCAATTCCTGTTAACAAAGAAGATAGCAGATATCGTTACTAAACATATGAACATTGTCAAAAAAGTGTGGGATACCGTCAAACTTGGCATTGTCGAAATGTACGAATGTATTACTGCCAGTAGTTTTGGAATCATTCTTTTTTGGCTAGTGATTTTTCTGTTGATTTTTGGAAATTCCAGCTGTAAACTTGAGTTGTCGATTCATTCTACTCCATAATATGAACAATCTTAAAATCTTCAGTGGTACCAGCAACATTCCTCTTGCACAAAAAATTGCCGGTAATCTTCTCACCAATCTAGGTGAGATCTATCATCACACGTTTCCTTCTGGTGAATCGTATTGTCAGTTTAAGGAAAATATTCGCGGCAGCGATGTGTTTTTGATTCAATCTATCAGTCAACCTGCTAATGAAAATCTGATGCAGCTTTTGATTATGGCTGACGCTGCTAGACGTGCCAGCGCAGATCGTATCACGGCCGTGATTCCATATTTTGGATACAGCAGACAGGACCGTAAGGACAAAAGCAGAGTGCCTATCAGTGCCAAGTTGGTGTTGGACCTGTTTGAAGCAAGTGGCATTGACCGTGTGGTTACCATGGATCTTCATAGTCCACAGGTAGGTGGGTTCACCAATTTGCCATTTGATCATCTTACATTTGAACCCGTATTGATTGATCATATCAAGTCGTATGGTGTCAATGTCAAGGATATTATCATTATGGCGCCTGACGTTGGTGCTGTAAAGCGTGCTGAAAAGTATGCTAGTTATTTGAAATGTGACTTTGGTTTTATCTCCAAGAAGCGAATTGGTGATGAACAGGTCGAATTGCAGAGTATTTCAGGTAATGTTCAGGACAAACACGTATATCTTATCGATGATCTTACTGAATCGTGTGGCACTTTGATTCAGGCGGGCGCAGCGTGTAAGAAAAATGGTGCCCGTAGGGTTGTTGGTGCTGTAACGCATGGTTGTTTTACTGAGACCGGCATGGAAAGACTGTCAGCAGCAATGCCACACCCTAATTTGTTGGAACAAAATCCGTCTATCGACGAATTTATTCACAGCAACAGTGTTAATCACTGGTGGAAAAACAAGTACAAGCCAAGCGATATTGTATCGTTGGATGTTAGCAGTTTGTTTGCCAAAGCAATCAATAGTATTCATAAAAACGAAAGTGTTAGTGAATTGTTTGTATGAAACTGAAGGTTACATATTATGATATCGAGTCGAACAAAGTTGTAGAAAAAACTTGCTTCGATTTCGAAACCGACAGTCATGCAGATATGTTTGTATTTACGCCAATAGATGAACCGGTGAAACAATACAAGTCAGTATGCATTGATCATCCGAACACACAAATGTATTGGAATAATAACAAACTAAAGATTATTATTGAAGGGTATCAATTGGTCAAACAAGAACACCAGAGCGGTTATTGGAAAACAAGAACAACAATAGAAAGTGTATCTGAGGATTAATCACTATGGAAATCAACAAAGAACAGGTGTACAAATTGTACATGCAAAAAGTAGAGAAAATTGCAGACGAATGTGATTGGAAGACGCATTTTACCCCAGAGGAATGTGTGAATTTGGTGTGTAACGTTTTGCAAGAAAATCCATCATTGATTGAATACCCAGATACAAACGAATCGGAGTTTTCTCCAACAACACACGCATATAAACTGGCATATATGCGAGATTTTGATTATGAATATCTTGGATGTGAGTATTACATTTTGGGTATAATTGACACACAAGGAAAATTCCTAGATTTCTATTACAATTCAGGATTGGAATACGAAGAGTTTCAAAAATTCATTCCAAAAGAATTTTCGGAGGCAGCAGAGAGTGTCTATGAGTTCAGTATTAAACGACATCCCGGCAAAACTGCAAAAGAAATTCTAGAAAAGTATGGATATGTCGAATTCACCACATCGTAAATTTTTTCATGCCAATAAGATTCCATGTGTAAGCCAAACACGCGAATGGAAAGGTATTTTTGAAAATCATTTCATGAATGGTAAAGAAATATGTGAAAAGTATCCGATACTCGACCCACGTTGGCAATATGAAAGTGGTTCGTCAGAAACAATCAATCATATCCGATATGATGGTCACTATTATACATATTTCAATGATTTTCATAAAGTAGATGATCCATATAGCGATCCGTGGTACCGAGAGTTGAAACACGACAATCCAATATTCGAAGATTCGTTAATGAGAAAATACCATACAACCATCGAAAGCAACGGAATTCTATTGGTTTTTTACAAAACTAGCCTAGAAGATTTAACATATACGAATTACACGTATTTTAACGACAGTGATAAATATCCTTTAAGCGGAAGTCTTGACTTTTTCTGAACACCGTGACATACTAAGACGTAGAGTAAAAACAACGTAAAACATAAAACTATGGGCTGTGACATTCATTTGTATATTGAATATAGGAGTAAGAAGGTCGGACACGATGGTGTTAAAGACGGTTGGCTTGATTTTGGAGGTCGTATAAACCCCGGGCGTAATTACGCATTGTTTGCGTTAATGGCCGGTGTTCGTGATTATACCAACAAAATTCAACTGATGGTACCTCCACGCGGTATGCCAGAAGATCCAGCATACACGTCAAGAAACGATAACCGGATTTATATCAGTGAAAATGAATTTTCTGGTGAACGAACCGTTACTATGGAACGAGCTAAGGGTTGGGTTGAACGTGGTAATAGTCAATTTATCTTTGGTAAAAGTGGCGACCAAGATAAACCTATCTGGGTTACCGATCCAGATGCACATACCCATAGTTGGTTGACTACTGGTGAATTTGAGACTATCTTTAACAAGTATCTTGAATTGGAGTCCGGTTGGCATAAGGAACGAATCGATGAACACAACAAGTATATCAAAGAGAATGATATCAAGAATGATAGTTGGATGTTTGATCCTCCGTCGATGAACATTGAACCAGAATATCAAGCTGTTTTGGCTAGCATGAAACGGTTTGAGGAACTTGGATATGATGCTCGTATTGTGTTTTGGTTTGACAATTAAAGATTATGACCTTTACAATTAACATAAACAGTGTGATTATTCCTGTGATTTTCACAGTAGCATCAGTATTACTTATTTCTATTACTGCTTTTAGAGAAAGAAATCAACGAGGGTGGTTTTCTGGGTTGGGTACAGCTATTGCATTTCTAATCGGTATTGCTGTTACTTTAGTGGCATGGATTGTTTGGCTATTGACGTACTTCAGTAAGTAATATGAACACTCTTAAAATTGGAGTCGCTTGTGTTTTGTTGGATCGAGACAACAATGTTTGGCTTAGCCAACGACTTGGACCCTACCAGACCGGAAAATACGCATGTCCGGGTGGCATGGTTGATCTAACCGATACGAATGATGTAGTTGCAATTCGACGAGAAATCTTAGAAGAAACTGGCATCAATATTGTAGATACAACCAGATTCAAGCGTAGTATTAAATCATATCATCCGGGTGGCAAAAGTGATATTACACAATGGTTTCTTTTAATCTTGAAACCATCTGAAACACCTGTTAATCTGGAGCCTACAAAACATGGCGATTGGAAAAAGTATTCGTTAACGGATGCTAAGCTATTGCCATTAATGGTCAGTACCAACGAAGTATTGGACACACTAAAATGAATCTAAAATGGGTAGAAGAAATCAAACCAGTATTGGAATTACAAGAATTCCTTGACGGTATGATAGAACTTGGCAAAAAAGAACAGGGAATTGTATCATGGGAGTGGTGGATGGAGGAACAATGAAATATCTATGTGAATGTGGCAAATTGGCTACATGGAGTTACATGCCCAGCACGAGCAAACCCATTTACGGATATTATTGTGACGATTGTGTCCCCCGTGGATGCAGTTGCAATGAAGAATATACTGTAAAAAGTCCACAGGCTCACGAAAACGGTTACGGTGAAGATCCTCCACAAGATGGAGCCAGATATTGGAAGTGGATTGACAAGGACATTCGTTGGGCATATACTGACAACAAAGGAAGAGAACTTCCGTGTATCGAGTTTTTGCAGTCCGAAGACGGATATGAGGTCGAAAACGAAGAAACAACATACTTTGATACACACAACGTAAAATACTATACAACAAACGATAATGAAAGAAGTATATCTGGTAACCCGAGGTAGTTACAGTGATTATAGCGTATGTGGAGTGTTTGCTGACAAAGATTTAGCGACTGAATATGCTGAACAATTGACAGGTCGATGGGATAATGCTCGAGTTGAGACACGTCAGTTGCGTACAAGTGTAGATGACCTGAGGGCTCCTATCGGATTCAGGGCATATGAAGTTAATATGGACCAAGATGGTAATTCACATTATCATCGTGATGAAATTACTGGCGAGTACAAAGACAGAGATGGATATGAGGAACTTGATTGTTCCAATAATAATGGCACATATACAAAAACAGGTCGTTATGTTTTTTACATTGTAACTGACAAGGGCGAAGAAGGTGCAATCAAGATTGCAAATGAGCGTCGTATTCAGATGATTGCAAATGGAACGTGGCCCAAGAAAACAGATGTATATGATCAATCCAAACTATTTTGAAGTAACTCCAGATCCTAGCACACATCCGATTCGCAAAAATCCAGAGCATGTCAAGAAAAACTACTTTGGTGTGTTGAACGTGTCGGATACTCCGTGCATGACTTTTGATTTTGCCACACATGGTATTTTGTCACTGTGGTTTCCTATTCATGAAGTCGGGCAGTGGGGGTATAGTCCATTTTATGGAGCGGCTAAATTTCTTGATCATAAACTAGCGAGTGGTGATGAACGTCCTATTTTGTTACATTGTCATGCTGGTGTAAATCGTTCTGTTTGTGTAGCATATGCTGTTCTTAAATCTGTTGAATCTACACAATCGGAAATTGATCATAAATTAGAAATTGGAGAAGGATTGCCAAATTTATTTCAAATCAACATAAATAAAGGTTATATTCCTTCGGATGTAATTGATTTCTTAAAAGCCAGACATCAATGTCCAACTTACGGAATCCATGGGTTGCTTGCATCTTCTGGAAGCGAACATACGTTTTATCACAAAAACGGCAAACCCAATCTGAAATTCAAAGGAGTGTCTATATGAAGCTTGAATTTATCAAAGATAGTTCTGAGTTGAACGAGTTTACAAAAACCCTCAAATGGAAAGATAGTGTAGATTTTGAGGGTGATTTGGATGATTGTCACGCATTTCAATCAATCTTTTTGCAAGAATCTACTGGCAAATACTATATGGTTGAAATGTATCGCGGTGGCGGAGTCTATAATAGAGCCGACTATGTTTCGTATCACCGAAACTTCAAAACAAGTGAACCTTATGTGGTTTCATTTCATGAAGTAAAACCAGTTGAAGTTGTTAGAACAGTGTGGAAAGATGTAGAAAGCTAAGAATCATATGAACATTGAAGACACGAAAAATTTCGCAGGAAAAAACTTGACCACTGATACCCACATTTATTTCTGGACAAATTGGTTGAGCAATTTCAAGGTATGTAAAATAACCGATCCACTGATTCGTATTTCGTTTAATACGACCGAACAAGCCTACATGTGGCGAAAAGCCTACTTTTTTGGTGATGAAGATACCATGAAAAAATTGGAAAATGCTGATCTGACTCCCAGAGAAGCAAAAAACTTGGGCAGAGAAGTGGTAGGCTATAACGACGATTTGTGGGGGTGTGTCCGATATGGATACATGGTGTATGTCAACTATTTGAAGTACACACAAAACGATGACTTGAAAAAGAAACTTTTGGATACCGGTGAAAAAGTTCTTGTAGAAGCATCACCTTATGATAAAATCTGGGGAGTCGGTTTTTCAGCCGACAACCCGCTTATTTTGGACGACAAAAATTGGACCGGACAAAATTTGCTTGGCAAAGCACTAATGGATGTTCGTAAAAAACTTGCAAACGCATGAAAACTTGGAAAACCATCATTGAAAATACACTACAGCAAAAAAAGGCCCGAGGTTGGACCAAATTGTATTGGTGTATTGACCTACATGACACTGTAATCACTGGTACATACAATCGTCACAACGATGGTTCCAAAATTTTTCCATACGCCAAAGAAACATTGGATTGGTTGTTTAATCAACCAGATCATTCAACTATCTTGTGGACAAGCAGTTACACCGATTCAGCCAATGAAGTGTGTAATCGATTTGACCTGAAGTTTCACTACTTTAACGTTAATCCCGAGTGTCCAAACACTGGCATTTGTGATTTTGAACGTAAACTTTATTTCAATTTTCTACTCGACGACAAGGCTGGATTTGATCCACAATACGATTGGAGAGAAATCTATGAAACCTTGACCAACACGTCTGTATTTATGTCAAACAAACAAAAACGTTTTTGTGAAGACATTCACGGACCTTAACATATGAGTGCTGATCCGTTCCGAGACATTGTAAAACAAAATGCACATTTGTACAGGGACAGTGAAGATGCACGTGTAAAAAATACAGAAAGAAAATGTATAGAATACATTGAGTGGAAAAAACTCAATGATGTTTACCAAAACGCCAAAAAGTCTCTTGAATACACAGAACAATTATATGAAAAAGAACATCGAATATATCGAAGCACCAAATTACAATGATCCTAGGGATCATACATGTACTGTTTTTCTGGGAGGAGGAATTACCAACTGCAAAGATTGGCAAAAGGATTTGGTTTCTCGTCTACAAGTGTCAGATGAAAAAATGCGTCTGTATAATCCACGTCGAGAAAATTTCGATCTGGCAAACCCAAAAGAGTCTGAAATTCAGATTGATTGGGAACACCATTATCTAAATATGTGTGACATTTTGGTGTTTTATTTTTCAGAGGAAACGTTGTGTCCAATTACGTTGTTTGAACTAGGTGGTGCATTGGAAAGGAATCTTCACATTGAGCCATATTATGGCTGTCGCAGGCAAAAGATTCTTGTGTATTGTGACCCCGAGTACAAACGCAAGTTTGATGTAAATTACCAGATTGGTCTGGTTCGAAAATTAGAGGCGACTATGTATAACTATGGAGAATTTGTATATAGTTATGAAACCTATGGGGAATTTGTAGAGGGTTTGATGAACCAGATTCGTATTCACAATGAAAAATATAGAAAGATGATTTAATGAAAGTGAAAGTTTACAACGACAGTAGCGTGAAGAATTTTGTTTCAAGTGATTGGCATTTGGGACATCGAAAAGATTTCATTTGGGCTAAGCGTGGTTATAGTTCCGTCGAGGAACATGACCGAGCCGTTATTGCCAAAGTGAATGAACTTGTTGGTCCGGATGACAACTTGTTTTATCTCGGTGATTTTTGTTTGAATACAAACGAGGAACGATTTGAGTCATATTTGAATCAAATTACTTGTCAGAACATTCATTTGATCTGGGGTAATCATCCTAATCCGATTCGCAAGGTTTATGACCGTTTAGTTGCAGAATGGTATGGACCTAATATTGATGTGTATCCGCTCAGATATCGTAACCTTAACATTCTTGGATATCACTATGAATGTGTGATTCAAGGTAAGTACGTAGTGTTCAATCATTTTCCTATCAGCGTATGGGAAAACATGAAAGACGGTGCATACATGTTGTGTGGTCACAGTCATTATAGCTATCCAGACACACGCATTGAGTCGCATAACGGCTTAACGTTGGATTGTGGATGGGATGGACATGCCCGTCCTCTTTTGTTTGACGAAGTAATTCGGATTATGAATCAAAAGAAGATCCGACAAGTTGATCATCACGTAAAGAATCTGTAAACAACACCCCCACTTATAATAATTTGTGGGGGATTTTTTTGCATTTGAATAGTGATATTGAACAGTATATATTGTTGGTTATGATATCTCAATTACATCATCACGAAAGCCATAAATTTCTAACTGATATAGGCTTTGTTGCCCGACCACTATTAGGTGATAATCAACGAATTGCATATGATTATCCGGGTTCCGTATCAATTGTGTTGAATATAGACAACAAGGTCACCACTTTTGATAAATTATACAAACTAATCGTGGAACAATCATATTCCGCTGGCCGTGAACAAGGCAAAAATGATGCTATTGGTTCTATAATGAAAAACCTTACAAAAATGATTTTCGATCTTAAATAAACTATGAACAACTCAAATTATGCAGCAGAACAGATTGTAAACATGTTGATTAAACGTGGGTGGGTAGCTACAAACGCTTATGATGTAAGTGACTTGATCCGAGAGGCGTCATCTATCATCACAAATTCATCAATTGCAAATGTCCAACTTTCAACAAGTGTTGACAACATTACAAAAACTTTTGATAGCGGTGATACATATACTTATACTCTATGAAAACTAGTGTTATTATAGTAGACGACTTTTACAATAACCCAATGGAGGTCAGGCAATATGCACTGTCTCAAGAATTCAAAGTTCGTGGTAATTATCCTGGCGCTAGAACTGGTCCAATGATAAATGATTCTATCAAAGGAACCATTCAAAATATTGTTAAAAGCACCGCTGGAAATATTACTGAATTTCCTACCGATGGATACAACGGATCTTTCCAAACAACATACGCGTGGGAAAAATCATGGGTTCATTCTGATCATTGGAACAATTGGGCAGGCGTTTGCTATTTGACTCCTGATGCACCATTATCAGGAGGAACGGGAATCTTCATGCACAAAGAAACAAAATTGATACATAGACCGGACGATTCGGATTTGGCACGCCGTATTGAGGAAGATGGCAGTGATGTTACCAAGTGGGAATTGGTAGATCGTATTGGCAATAGATTCAATCGATTGTTATTGTTCAGAAGCAACGCATATCATATAAGTTTGGATTATTTTGGTCGCACACTTGAAACATGTAGATTGTTCCAAGTATTTTTCTTCAATACAGAATACTAATATGTCTCTAAAAATAGTAAAAGTTGTTATCTATGGATTGGAAAAACCAGTGTCACTCAAAGTAAGTTCACTGGTATATGAACGATTAAGATTTCCTCCACATCACGAATTTGAACATCGTGAATTTGATAGCGTTACATACACCAATGATGATAATTTTCAAAACATATTCCACAATTGGGAACCCGATTTGGTTGTAGTTATTGGGTCTCTCAACGATTATCCTAATGTAAAGTCGTGCATTAATACATTAGGATCTAGAATTTATGTTTTATCAAAAGAAGAATGGGAACTATATGGTGTAACGTACTGGTCCGATGAATTTTTTGATAGATATATTCATAACAGCATAAACAACAATTCGTCCAAAGACAAAATTTCAGTGTACACGGCTGCATGTAACACCAAAGATAGATTATGGGTTGCATATGATTCCTTGAAGAACCAAACACATAAAAACTGGGAATGGTCGATTTATGATGATTCAAGTGACAATTATACATGGGAAGTTGTAAAAGAACTTGCCAAATTGGATCACAGAATCATAATCAATAAGAATCATAATCAATCACGATATTCTCGTATCGGATTCAACAAATTTAATGCAGCAACCAATTGTAGTTCAAACTATATTGTTGAATTGGATCACGATGATGGTTTTACAATTGATGCTTTGGAAAAAATTTTGTTGACACACAAAAAATTCCCAGACTGTGGATTTGTATATGGTGATTGGATAGAGATGAACCGTGATACATTTGAAGAAATGCATTATGGGGAAGGATTTGCATGGGGATACGGACACAATTATTATACACAACACCCGTTTTTGGACCGTCAGATGGTTGTAGTTAGAGCACCCAACGTCAATCCAGCTACTATTCGTAGACTATGGAGTATGTACAACCATCCAAAAAGTTGGAAAAAAGACGTATATATGAAAATCGGAGGTCACAATCGATATTTGAACTGTGCTGACGATTATGAATTAATGATACGAACGTTTCTCAATACTCGTATGGTACATCTCAATCATTTTTGTTACATTCAGTACACCTACAACGACAATACAAAAGTAAGCAATGGTGGATTGGGAGCCAAATATCACGGCGATATATTTCGTCATGTAAGATACATCCAAAACAATTATCGAGAACAAATAAAACAACGATTTGAAGAACTAGGAAGAACTGATTGGATATACGAAAAAGACAAATCAGATAGTCTTCAAGATGTTTATCTTGGCAGAAAAAATATGCAATTCGGTGATAAAGAAAATCAAGTTAATCTAGAATTTAAACCATAAAATATGAGTGAGAGAAATATAAAAATTGTACTAAACAGCATGGTAAAAAATGAGGCATCCGTCATTGAACGAATGCTCGAATCGGTTTACAAATATATTGACTATTGGGTGATACAAGATAATGGATCAACTGATGGTACACCAGATATCATCCGAAACTTTTTTGAACGAAAAGGAATTCCAGGCTTTTTATATCACGAACCATGGAAGTATTTTGGATACAACAGAAATCATGCACTACAAACATGTATGAGCGCACAACATGGATGTGAGTATATTTTAAGAGTAGACGCTGATGAAATTTTTCAAGTAGATACTGATTTTGACTGGGACGTGATTCGTAGTAAAGACGCATGGAACGTCATAGCAAGATCAGGTGGTATTGACTATTATCGAATGTGGCTGTGGAAGGCAGATTTGCCTTGGTATTTCGCTGATGATCGTCGTCATGAAACAATTCATATGAAAGACAACGCACCATATTCGTGCGGCAATCTGCCAAGGTCATTCAGACACGTTTTGGTTGGTGGTGGTAACACATGGGTCAATCCAGATAAATTCTTTTTGGATGGTCTTGAATTAGAACAACAAGTAGTTGTAAAACAAAACTTTACAGACGCATACCATCTATTTTATGTTGGCAAATCATATCACGATGGATTGGGTTGGGAAGACGCACTCAAATATGATTTGGAATTCTCAAAAGAAATTGTGAACAGAGCATGTTTCTTTTTCTCCAGATACATTAAACGTATTGTTCCAGAATACCCAAACGCTAATCTTCATGCTGTACCCAACAAGGATGAATTCACATATTACGCTTTGTATTTGATGGGCAATATGTGCGAGGCTGTCAAAGAATACGATAAAGCAGTGGAATATTGGAAACAAGCATTCTATTTTGACAAAGATCGAAACGAATCATTAATGAAATTATGCCATCATTATCTAAACAGACGCAATGATGTGCCAAATGCTTATCTGTATTCTTCTGTGGCAGTAAAAAACAACAATCCATTTCCCGATAAACGTGTGGTTTGGATTGAAACTGACGCATACGCCGATTCCGGTTGGAAAGCTCTTGACTTTTATAGAAGATCAGCGTATCTTATGGGATATCATCAGGATGCTAAAGACGCTGGGAACTTGATGTTGTCTCCCAAATATAGCGAAATTGTTCCATCAGAATATTTGGAACACATTCGTGGTGAATTGCAATCAACATAACAAGTATGATTATTCGAAAAGACTGTAACATTTTTGATGGCGGAGCTGAGGGTATTATCCATCAGGCAAATTGTTTCAATACAATGGGCAGCGGTATCGCTCGACAGATTCGGGAACAATATCCAGAAGCATATGATGCTGATTGTCAAACCATTCCCGGCGACTACAAAAAGCTTGGAACGTTCAGTTGGGTAAAAACCAATGATCAAAAGTTCTACATTTACAACTGTTACAGTCAGTTTCGATATGGACGAGACACTCGACATACCAACTATGAAGCAATTTATAATGGTTTGTCTGCTATCGAACAACATGCTTCACAACATGGTCTCAAGAGTTTGAGTTTGCCTCACAATATGGGATGTATGCTTGGTGGTGGTTCTTGGCATATTGTGAATGCTATTATTGAAGATATTTTCGAAAACAAGTCTATTTATTTGTACATTTGTCGATACACCCCATAATCAACAAATATCGTTTAAATATAAAATCAACAAAGGAAAAAAGTGAATATTAGAAATATTGTATTGTCTATTGTGTTTATGTTTGTAACCGTTACAAACTTGATTTCTGCAACGGTAAAGTCAACCAATTCAATTACATACTACGATCACCAAGATGTAGAATCTTGGTACACAGATAGTACCAACGTACTGTATGTGCCTCAATTTAATCCGGCAATTGGCAATCTTATTAACGTGGATGTGTATGTAAAAATGAACATCACAAACTCGTTTGGAGCTGAAAATCGATCTGGTTGGTCTGGAAGACCAGTGGATAGTCCGGACTTTATTGGTGTAATCGGTGTAACAAACAATACAACTCTTAGTTTTGGAAATCAAACACAGTATCTAAATCGTACAAACTTTTTGTTTTTGGATGCGTATGACGGAGTGACCGATTTTTCTGGACCTAGTGGCGGCAGAGCAACTAACATTGTGGTTGAAGTATTCAAATTTAACCCACAGCTAGTTGATGTTGTTGGATACAAAGTATGGTCTGCCACAAATTCGAATTCAGCAAGAGCGATCATGTATTTTTATAGTGGTTCTTTTGCCGGCTTCGTAAGAACAACAGCCGGATTGGATGTGTGGACTGTTTATACCTATGTTACCGAATATAATTGTCCAGACTGTGACAAGGATAAGGACAAAGACTGTGACAAGGATAAGGACAAGGATAAGGACAAGGATAAGGACAAGGATAAGGACACGGACAGAAGTAGGAAAAACAAGAAATAAATCAACCCCCTCTTCGGAGGGGGTTTTTTGTTGACATCAACGTGTTTTTTCAGTAAGATAACAACAATGAATATTGTAAACTACATCTTAAACAACTGGGACAGTCTTCCAAAGAGCAAGTTTGATGATGTCACCGTCGTCATCTTCAAGGAAATTAAGAATGAAGATTGGGGGTATGGACATCACACTTATGAGGGTTATGGTGTTGATAAGAATGGTAATGTCACTTGGTGTTATTCTTCCGGTTGTAGTTGTGAGGGCGGGCCTTCCACAGAAATCAAGAAGGACTTGAAGACGTTTACAGTTGATAGTGGCATTGATCTAAACGTAGATCCATCTACTATCAATTTCAATTCGCTCGAGGTTGTATTCAATACCTATTAGTACGATATGAGAATAATTACGGATCCAAAAGAAAAATATCAGGTAGTAAATTGTTTGGAAACGCATTGTTTGTACAGAAAAACTTGTGCAAATCATACAAGCGCAGGTGATTTTCGTTCCGAGGGTGGATTCAGTCCACAATTGATGATAATCAATGGACATGTTCACTGCAAAACACATGACGTTCCTCCATACGGCGGAGAATTAGACGATATCAAAGAATGGTATCCATCCAACCATAATAAACTTGATTTAGGATCCGTATTATGGAAAGATCTTGAACAATCAGACAACTACACTATATGATATCCGTATACTATTACTTTTTGAGACAGTGGAACAAAATATTGGATTGGTTTTACCTTAAGTTTCGTAATACCTACAAAGTACAACCTTATGGCTATTGTCCTGTTCAAGCCGAAGGTAATTTGCCAACTGGGGAGTTTTACTATTTTCGTTCACGCTGGAGTTCATGGAGTGTTCGTATTGCAAAAACCGAAAGTGCTTTATGGGATGGTTCCGCATGGGTTTATACGGAACCTTCATATGAAGAGTATGCAGCAGGATACATTTATAAACATGAAGTGGTAAAACTTTTAAACAAAGCCGTAGAATTGTACTACAACAGTGAATATTCACGTTCCAGAACAAATAAGGATTAAATATCCTCAAGTTGAATTTCGTGGGGTACCCAGACAATTCAATGGACGTACTGTTATAAGATCGACCAATCATTTCACTCAAATGAACTTTCTATACAGTTTTGAGGAAGACTTTTTTTGGCTTATCAACAGTGGATTCAGCAACATGGACGTACCAGATTGGTTCATACAGAAATGAAAACAAAAGACAACTATAGTGTTTATATTGTTTTGTGTAAAGATGGAACACACTATACTGGAATTTCAAACGATGTAACTGTCAGAATCAACAAACACAACAACGGAACAGGAGCCAAATACACTAAAACCAGAAGACCCGTACTATTGGTGTATACTCAATTTATCGGGACCAAAAGCGATGCTTTAAAAGAAGAATATCGTATCAAACAGTTAAATAAACACGAAAAAATAAAACTATACACTAGTCAATAATATATGACCCAATACACACAAGATCAGTTGGATATGGTTGCCGAACAAATGTTTGACTTTGCATGTGCAAATAGGACCGACAATCTAAACAGAGATGGTTCACCGGGAGATCCGCAAAAAGGTTTCTTGAAACTGGTCAGGTAGCACGTCTTCCAAAGAAATATGAAAAGACATCGTAGATATCGTGAGCATATTGGCAGCAACACTTTTAGTGTATCGTCCACTCATGCAAATCAACGTATTCACGATTTTCTAAAAGGTTGGGGAACAGTCGCCAAGGATGGTAAATCCATTCTATGGGATACATACAGGCCCGCAACCAAAAAGCAGCGTGACAAGTTGGATAGGCATTGGAAAAAGAATCCTCCGTTCTCAAAAATAATGATGCCGCTAGTCAATAAAGTATTTCCAGAAATATCAGCAAAAGAAATCATTTCGGTTCAACCGATGATGAATCCTCCAAGTAAAGATTTATGAAAATCAACAAAAATAAAACGGGCAGTATTTCTATAACATTCGATCCAGACGAAATGGATAGATTTTTGCATGTATGTTATAAACCATGGCAAGAATCGTCAATAAAGTATTTGCACGAACTTTTAGATCGGTTGGGTGAGAAATTTGAGAAATGGAGTGAAGCTGAATCAAAAAGCGACGAATGAATATTATGAAAACGATTGATGTGTATTCAAATGAAAGACACATTTAACAGCAGTGACAATTGTGCAAAACAATATCAAAATGCACACACAATACAAATAATTGCCGACAATGAACTCGTAGGATACGTATATGGTCCACACGAACCAATGTACGATGGAAAATATACGTATACATACAGAATGGGTGGAATGAATTGTAGTGCCACAAGCAAAGATGACGCAATTAACAAATTGATTGGTACGTTGAGCAAAAAAACAGATTGACTTTTTTGAAAAACCAAGTAGACTAACCATATGAAGAACACTACCGAAAAATACGTTTGGGTGGCAATTAACCGAAATGGAAAGATTGCTAAAATGCATACTGAAACCGACACGTTTTATGCCATCTTTCCAAAGAAGGAAGATCTTGTGTCGAAGTTCAAGAAATGGAATCACGAATATTATAACGTCGATGAGTCCAATTCGACTTTCAACGAATTTTGTGAGTTCAATACCAACGAAAAGTATGAAGTGACCCGAATTAGCACTTCCGAACTTCAAAACCATTTTTGAAAAGGATAAATTATGGATACAACTGGAAAATGGTCGGATGATAAGCTAGAAAAAGAAAAAGAACTGTTAAGAGTCAAAATTAAACTTCTTAGCAATGATATTCCCTTTTTCCAAAATCAAATTATGGAGAAAGAAATTGAGTTGGATAGGTTGAAGACACAACTTGAACGTCTTGAAGATGCTATTCACGTATATACACTTAAGAAAGACTCACTCGAAAACCCATGACTGTAGCACAACTAATTGAATCATTAAAGAATTACCCACCTGATTTGCCAGTGGTGGTATCTGGGTATGAAGGTGGATACAATGATGTAGACACGTTCGAAAACATCAACATTGTTCTTGACTATCATACAGCATGGTATTATGGTAGACATGAGGATGTTGAAAACATCTATAAAGAAGACCCCAAAAAGAATGCAGTAGCAGCACTACGCATTGGATAAAATTTCGAACACTCGTTCGGTGTAGTTAACCGATAGTAGCCGTAAAATCCGTTGCCTTGTAAGACCATGGTGAGAGTGGGAAAGAAACAAGTAAGAATGAAAAGGGTTTTGATAGTTCTGAACGTTGCTAAGGCGTTAAACGGTCTCTACGAACAGCAAGCAACGTAACTGTTGCAAGACGGCTCACACTGAAATACGTGTCGCAATGAGAGGATGCGAGAGCAGAATAGTTAAACCGACGAAAGTCTGCCCTCTCAACAATTTTCTATAAACGATCATATCTATGAAGATAACATACTATGAAATTGGATATACTGGATCTGTGCATGAACGGTTCATAGATACAGAAAATAAAAACTATGTGTCTCATACAGACAATGATGTGACGTTTAAAGATACATATACCGACCATTATTGGGATGAAAAAGAATACGTCGTAACACGTTCTCGTTTATTTGAAACTGTTAGACAAGAACGAGTTGCTGCGTATAAAGAAGAAATTGCAAGATATCAAAAAGATTTGGCAGTATTTGAAAACAGTACCAGTTATGAACATTACTGGCAGCTTTTGAAAGAAAATCGGTTGAAAGAAACCAGTTGACTTTTGATAAAGTCGTGGTAAAGTGGGTATATGAAACAAAAACCTTTGAAATCAAAGCCGTTTCTCAAATTCTTGACCGTTAATGAGTTACAAAAACTCAATACAAATAGATTGCTTGGGGTTCTAAACTCAATTAGAGCAATTGAACATAAAGTGCGACGACGAAAAATGTCTTATGGCATATGTTGTAATTTATGCAATAGTTGGATTTTGGGAAAAGAGGAATTTGAAAGAGTCATAGTTCCTGAAATAGCACATCTAACTGGTTATAAAAATAGAGTAAAAAAGATTTTAGCAACTCGGGAACATATTGATTGATATGAAAATTGACTACGATAACAAGCCGAGACGTTCTTCACCGAAAGGACGGTATTTCTTTTCTCAAAAGCAAATGAGAGAATATCGTTGGATTGAATCGCTTATGTTTGCACAAGCCAAACGAGAAAATCGTCCAATCCGATCTTATCATGGATTCGCATGTGGATGCGGTTGTGGACCTGTTCCCACCGAAGATTCGGAACATTGCTACACACTGACTGCACCAACGCCTCCGCAACCAAAAAAGCCTACAAAACGCAAACCTAAACAACAACATTTAATGTTTAGTGGAAATATCGTATGAAAATTAACTGTGGATGTACTACTGATTCGCTTTGTCCAGTTGCTAAAAAACTATGGAAATACAAAGCTTACAGAGGTCGTAAGGTATATTCAGATCATCGGCGGGCTGCTTTTGGTGAGACAGAGATGGACGGAATGCATGGAATAAGTTACAGATCAAACAATTCAAAAAATGAAAATTAATCTAGAAACGTTGGATTTGACCCAATTCATGGCACATCAGCACATGGTTGCGGGTGAGGTTGTAACTTTGGTTCAGCCACAACACATTGGAACCAAGTGGACTCAGGATAACAAACATCTTCGATCCAGCGTGTGGAACAGTGAGGGTGAACTTATTAGTGCAGGCTTTCCTAAGTTTACCAACTGGGGCGAGAATCCCGAACACTTTCCTGTTCCGTCGTCACTGAAGAACTGCACCGTCGTGGAGAAGCTTGATGGTTCTCTATTGATTGTTAGCAAGTATAAGGGCCAATATATTCTACGAACCCGTGGAACTGTTGATGCTTCAACTCTGGCTAATGGTCATGAGTTGGAATTGTTCAAGGAAAAGTTCCTAAAGAGCTTGACTCACGATACACCTGATACTTGGAATGTATCGATTTTGTTTGAATGGGTTAGTCCTATCAACAAGATTGTATTGAACTATGGTGATGAACCCGATTGGTATGTGGTGGGACTAGTTAATCACAACGATTATAGTTTGTATTCACAGTCCGAGTTGGATATCTGGGCTAAGAACAAGGGATTCAAGCGTCCTGTTACTTATACGTTTCCTAGCATTGACGATTTGATCAAGGATGTTGAAACTTGGAAGGGTAAGGAGGGTGTGGTTATCTATAGCCCAGTTGGTATCCACAAGCGAAAAGGTTTTTGGTATCTTACGCTTCATCATTTAAAGTCTGAGCTATCAAACATTGAAAAGGTTATGGACGTATGGTTGGAACAGGGTATGCCTGACTATGGTACTTTCTACAACTATATCTTTAACACTTTTGATTATGAACTTGCCGAACAGTGCAAGGGTATGATCAGCAAGATTGTTGATGCCAAAAAAGAGGTAGACAAGATTGTGTGGGGAATGAATTTGTTTATTAACACTAGACTACGTTCGTTGCCTACACGTAAAGAACAGGCACAAGTTGTTATTGCTTCGTATGGAGAAACGAACCGAGCGTCGTTTCTATTCAAGATGCTCGACAACAAACCTCTTGGAAAAGAAGAGTATAAAAAGCTGATGTTTCAGGTTTTGAAGAAGTAAAAAACAAAAACCCCACCTTTTGGTGGGGTTTCTTTTTATACACATACTGTAGATTGTTTTTCTGCCAGATATTGACGTTGAGCCTCAATTTTAGCTTCTTTCAATTCCAACAACATTTGTGTTGCAAGTGTTTTCAAACCGTAAAGATAAAACGTTTGATAATGTTGTTTCAAGTCATAGTGTTTGAACAACTTTGAATAACGTTCATTGTTATTCAATGCCTCATTGATTTTATTGGATGCTGTGATATAATTCAACGTAGCATCATTCAACAGTGGAGCAGCAACACGGGTATAGTGTTTTCGCATCCATTTATAGTCACGGATCCTTTGACTGAGCTGTTTATAGTCGGACTTCCACTGAGTGCGGTAAGCTAGGTATTCTTGTTTGTTAGTGAATTTGTTCATATGTTTACATTAGTTTAAACCGCCGGGTTATGTGTTGTATTTGAGATTTGGTGGCGGGACCAATTCCCAAAGCCGTAATGGTAGGTTCTCCGTTGTAGAAATTGCTACAACCGCTGTCAACCACACGATAAAAAGAAAGACCAGCTTCTTGTGCCAAATGTTCAGCACGCAGAAGCTGGTCTAAATTAGATACTTGCAGACAGACCTTGGTTCCAGGCGAAGCTGGAAAATCACTATGGTAAGCTGCTATTGAAGTAGAATCCTTGCATTGAAGAAACGCACCAAGGTATGCGTGTCCGGCTTGAGAAGCAATTTTGCCGGTAGACATGCCCAAGTCTGTTCTGACAAGAGCATACAAACGATAGGTTTCGTCAACCTACGTTTCTGGTTTGATCTAAGAAATATCCATCATATGTTGTATCATGTCATACATATGTGCCTTCGTCAAGGAAAATCCTCGTTTTTTCATTCTAAAAATCACTATTGACTTTCGTTCACGGACAGTATATGGTTGTATATCATGGACTTATCTAAAATTTACGCTGTCGTTTATGAAAATGAATACAACAAACTGCCAAAGTGGAAACAATATGCTATAAAAGAAGATATTGCCAAGAAAAAGCAATCGGGAATCTGTGAAGACTTTATCAAAGTCGTAATTCAAAAAGCAGAAAAAGACTATGAACAACGTTCAACAAAGGCTTGACTTTCTCTAATCTCCTGATAAGATGGTTGGGTAATCGAAATCTACTCTATGAAAACTCTCGAAAATAATCGTATTCTCACCGAATCCACTCCGTTTACTAGCTACCAATTTGGTATTCGTAGTGAAGATCTGTCCCATATTTTCAGTGTACTTCGTAATCAGATGTACTCTGACAAGATTCTAGCAGTGATTCGTGAATACAGTACCAACGCATATGACGCTCACGTTGTTGCTGGTATCAAGAACACTCCTATTCGAATCAGCCTTCCCAATACGTTGTTTCCCGAGTTCAAGGTTCGTGACTACGGACACGGTTTGAGCGAAGAGGATGTAAAGAATGTTTATGCTTGGTACGGCTGTAGCACCAAGCGAAACGACAACGACACCGTTGGGCAGCTTGGATTTGGTTCCAAGAGCGCTTTTGCTTACGGGGATAACTTCGTAATCACCAGTTACCACGGCGGCAAGAAAACCGTCTATAACGCCGTTATCGACCCATCCAAGAAGGGTAAGATCAGCAAGCTCCATGAAGAGGATATGGCTCCCACCGATAAAACTGGTGTGGAAATCACTGTTCCTGTGAAGAGTTGTGATTTTAATCAGTTTGCAACCAAGGCCCGAGCATTTTATGTTCACTGGGACGTTCGTCCTAGCGTGGCTGGTTATGAAGACAAGTCTTTTTGTTATGATATCAAGTCTGTTCTTGAGTCTAATGATTGGAAGATTTTTGAAGACCATAACAACATGGCTAACACTAGGTTGCTTGCACTGATGGGTAATGTGACCTATCCTATTAGTTTTTCAATTATTAACGAAAACAGCTCCAAATCAAATGATCCTAATGTTCAGACCAACAACAACCTGCTTTCTCAGTTTCTCGGAAGAAACTATAACAGTCTGTTGATCAAGTTTAATATTGGCGATCTGGAAATCAGTTCCAGTCGTGAAAGTCTTCAATACAGCGAACATACGCTCAAGAATATTTATTCACGAATCAATAACGTTATTGATCATATCAAGAAAACTATTCTGGATACGTTTGAAAAAGAAAAGACTATCTGGGATGCTAAAATCCGGTATAACGAATTTTTTGAAGTTTATGGTTCCAAGTTTTATGGCTTCGAAAACCGTATTGGAACTATTCGTAACCAAGGGGTTGATATTACTAACTCCATGTTTCGTGATGTAGAACGTTGGTGCAATATCAACGGATTGATTAGCGATGACACTTACAAAAATCTTATTAACAGCAAGACCCCAGTTGCAAACGATCCTGTATTGACCATTTATACTCACAGCACTCGGTCTGGAGTTGGTTGGCGAGTTAAGCAGGCTCATTGGCACTCGTCGTCGGACGTGGTGGCTCGAAAAAACACCATGTTGGTTATCAATGATATTGACAAGACCTCCCTCACCACCAAGTGTATGTCAAAGTTGATTGAGAAGTATAATCAGACCGTATCTACGGTTTATATGTTGAAGTTTACTAGCAATGCTTTTTATACATCGTTTATCAATCACTATAATCTTGGAAATCTAAACATTCCTCGTCTTTCCGAGGTGTTTGAGGAAGTTAAGGCTGAAAACAAGAGGGTTCGTAAGCCCAAGTCTGAACTTACCCGTGTCAAGGTGGATAGTCTAAGTACCAGAAATCGTAGATATAAGTTCGAAACCGAAGCAGAAATTGATTTGACCACCACAAATGGTTGTTATGTTCCTTTGTTCGACGGTGAAATCAATCACAATGATAAAATTTATACCCTGAGCAGTCTTACTGAAGCGTTGGAAGAATTGAACAAACATTTTTTTGTTTCGTTTCCTGTTAGCGGATCTCCTGTGTATGGATTCAACCGTCGTGTTATTGAATCCAAGTCTTTTCAGGCCAATAAAGCCAATTGGAGAAATTTGGTTGAGGAGGCTATTAACGTGGTTAATACGCTCAAAACCAATGAATATTACGAGTATCTTGGATACAAGAACTTTCTGAGCCATTGTGAATATGGATTGGAAGCCAAGGCTGCTAAAGAACTGTACAATCTTCTTAATAACAAGAATACGAAGATTGCAAAGTTTTTGAATACGGTTTCAAAATACCAAAACGGAAATTATTCGATTATTTCGAATATCAGTAGAAATTTGAATATGGAAGAACCCATCCATAAATTTAATGATTTGTCTAAGAAATTTGATGATGATTATAAAGAAGCAATCAGTAATTATGAATTGTTTATCCACATTGGCTTTGTTCGTGGTTGGCGATACAATCACAATTATTTTATGTCGGAGATGACTGTTCTTGCCAATTACATCAATAGCATTGACAAGAACAACAAAGCAGTGTAATCTGATATACGTACAAAATAACAACTAATATAAATATGAACTATAGCATCAGTCTGTCCAATGATTCATTGACCGCAGTTTTTACCGGGGGCACTCCGGGCGGCGTTCGAATTCACACAATCAATAGTAGCCACCCCTCTTGGCAGGAGGCTATCAATGTCATCACCAGTGGTGGTGACGGTGCAACCCTAGAAAAGTTGATGTCGGTCAAGGAAACCATTGTTCGGTTCTCACACGGTAAGATTACCGTGAGTGACAACGAGGTTCTTTATGACGGTAAGCCTATTCATGGGTTTGTTGTCAGTCGAATTCTTGAGTTTGCCAAGAATAATCTTCCGTACCAACCTCTTGTGAAGTTTTTGGAACGTGTTCGCTTGAACCCTTCGGCTCGTAGTGTCGAGGAACTTTACAGGTTTTTGGAACACCGAAAGATGCCTATCACTCCCAACGGTACTTTCTTGGCATACAAGAGTGTTCGAGCAGATTATACCGACCATCATACGGGTACTATTCGCAACAAGGTTGGTGATTCGCCCACTCGACTTGAGCGCAATCAAGTCGATGATGACGCCAATCGTGGTTGTAGTTATGGATACCACGTTGGAAGTCTTGAATATGCTCAGTCGTTTGGTGGCGGAGAACGTCACTTGATGATTGTGGAAGTCGATCCAGCTGACGTTGTGAGCGTTCCTTACGATTGCAATTGTCAGAAGCTTCGTTGTACTTGGTACACGGTAATTGACGAGTTCAAGCATGTTCTCGACGACAACTATTCTACTCAGTATCACGATGATTCTGATTACGACGACGAAGACGACGACGAGTCTTACGACGATGATGATAGTTTGACCGTGGATGATGCATATTCATATGGATACGATCAGGGATATGAGTCGGCACTACACTACGATGGTTATGACGACACCCTTCGGCTTCCGACCGAAAATTCGGATTTTGATATTATTGCCAACGTAAGTGACCTGACTTTGGCATACGAAAATGGTTACCATGAGGGTTACGACAAGGGTGTTATTGACCGAAGTTAATCCATATTAGTGTTAAACCGGAACAAGAAATTGTTCCGGTTTTTTTGTTGACTAATCGGATAATCTATGATATAAAAACAACATGAAAGTAGCAACTATTGAAAAAATTTTGGATGTTAGACCTCATCCCAATGCGGATTCGCTTGAACTTGCAACCATCAAGGGGTGGCAAGTATGCATCAAAAAGGGTGAATTTAAGGCAAATGATTTGTGCATTTATGTCTGTGTTGATAGCATTTTTGAAGACAAGCCCGCATATGAGTTTCTTCGTAACAAAGGGTTTCGTATTCAGACGGTCAAACTTCGTGGACAGTTGAGTCAGGGTATTGCGTTTCCTATGAGTCTGTTCAAGACTCTAGGACATGATACTGTTGTATTCAGTGAACCGGAAATTGTTGGAAGCGACGTGAGTTCATATGTTTACGCAAGTCACTACGAGAAACCTCTGCCCGCACAGTTGGCCGGTGACGTGTATGGTTACATGCCTGGGTTTTTGAAAAAGACTGACGAAGATAATATCAAAAACAATCCGGAGATTTTGGACGAACTTCGTGGTCAACCATATTACATTACTGTTAAAGTGGATGGTTCAAGCAGTACATACTTCATGAAGGATGAAGAGTTTGGTGTTTGCAGTCGAAAACTACATTTGAAACCCGATCCAAAAAACAGTTTTTGGAGAGTTGCTGAGAAGTATGGTCTGCAAGGCAAGTTGAAAGCATCAGGACGTAACTTGGCCATTCAGGGCGAAGTTTATGGCCCCGGAATTCAAAACAATCTCCTAGGAGTTTCTGAAGTTCAATTCAAGGCATTCAATTTGTTTGATATTGACGCAGGCAAGTATCTTGGATGGAAGGAATTGCAGGAATTTTGTTTCTACAATCACATTCCCGTTGTTGATATTATCGACATTGGTGAAAATTTCAACAAGACTTTGACCGAATTGCAAGATTTTGCTAACAACTTGAAATATGACAATGGAAACCTTGCTGAAGGTATTGTTATTCGTCCTACTGTAGAGATGGATAGTACGATCCTCAAAGGAAGATTGTCAGGAAAGATTATCAGCGAACCATTTGAGTTGAAATATGGGTAAAAACTATCAATATACAATATACATTGCTAGTGTATCTTCCGTCCAACATTTGGAAGAGGTTATGAATGAATATGCCAAACGTGGATATCGTGTTATAAGCGTTTCACGTACAGACAATGTATTATATGATGGCAATATTCAAAAATATACACTGTACTTAGAAAGAAAACTGAAAGATGAATAACATTGTAATTACGGTGGGGGCACCTGGCAGCGGAAAATCAACTTGGGTTGAAAAATACAAGACCACTCACCCCTATATGACCTTCTTGAGTAGTGATGCACTTCGTGCGGTTTTTGGTAAAAACGAAAACGATCAAAGTGTTAGTGCTCAGGTATTTCGTCATATGGAGAACGAAGTGGATCGACTCCTTGCGGAAGGCAAAGATGTTTGTATCGATGCAACCAACATGCATCGTAAGGCACGTAAACCTTGGGTTGACTTTGCAAAGAAACATGGAGCAATGCTTACTGCCTATGTGTTTATTGTGGATCGTGAAACGTTGATCGACCGAAATCAAAAGCGTGGGGCAGCGGGAGGCAGAAACGTTCCGGTTGATGTGATTGACCGGATGTTGTCCAACTACGTAACACCCTCTAAAGAGGAGGGGATTTTTCAGATTCATTTTGTCAAGTAAATCTATGTTGACGAATAACGGTTTTGTATGTATAATATGACGTATGAAACCGTATTACATTTTTTTGGATGACATGAGAAATCCACATGACGTTGTTTGGGAGCAAATTCCTAACAAACCATGGACGATTGTTCGCAGCTATAATGACTTTGTACAATATATCGAAAACGTAGGTTATGCACCAGAGTTTATTTGTTACGACCATGATTTAGCGGATAGTCATTACAAGAGTTTACCACATTTGAACAAATCATATGGCAAAATAGACTACAATAGTTTCAAAGAAAAGACTGGTTATGAGTGCGCAAAATGGATGGTACGATACTGTATCGAACGTGGTATTAAACACCCACCTTATGTCGTTCACAGTATGAATCCAGTTGGTAAACTAAACATTATCAGTTGGATTGAGAGCTACAATAAAAGCATAGGATAACCTAAAAATGAAAGCTATAGCCGCAATGTCTGAAAACAGAGCCATGGGAAAAAATGGAGGACTTCCATGGCCAAGTATTAAAGAGGATTTCAAGTGGTTCAAAGAATTTACCATGGGTAAAAACCTTGTGGTAGGAAATTCCACGTTTCAAACACTACCACAGTTGAAAGGACGCAACATCTATTTTATTAGCCGTCCCAAAGCAAAAACCCCAGAAGACGATCCTGTTGGAGACTATAGTTATCATGTAAATTCACATGGAACAATTGGTAGGCGTATTTGTTATTATCAAGAAGTAATACATGGTGGCACTATGGTAGATATAATAACCGGATATGAATCTCGATGGTCCATAGACGATCCAATTATCGCAGGAGGCGCCAAAACATATGAATTGTTTCTACCATATATCACTGAGTTTTATGTAACTCACGTCAAAGGCAGTTATGATGCTGACACCTATATGCCGGTGTTTGAACGTTTATTTACGAAGCGAGAAACACTAAAAGAATTTGACGGACATAGAGTTGTTAAGTATAGTAAGTAATATGAAATTTTTGCCCATCAATGAAGGAACGGATCATGTAAATGTTTACAGCAAAAGTAGGTTGGAATTGGGTAAACAACTAAGCAATTTTGCGTATTCTCCATTCACATGTGAAGACGGAAAATTCAATAGCATAGAGGGATATTGGTATTGGTTGAACTGTGGGCATGAAAAGTTGAAAGTTTTATACGGATTTGATGCAAAAAAGTTTGGGCAACAACATGTTAAATCAGAAAGATCCGATGAAGAATTTGTTCGAAAAATAAAAGGTGCTATTGAAAATAAAATCGATCAAAATCAAAACATTAAAGACAATCTTCAAAAAAGTCATTTGCCTTTGACACACTATTATTACTACGGTGACATAAAAAATCCTAAAATTGTAGAACTACACCAATACCAATGGATAGTGGATTGTATATCAGACATACGAAGAAGACAACAAACATATGAAAACCACAGAGGACTTAAATAAAGAAATAGATTCGCGGTGTGGCGTCAAATTATTGACTCAAGACGAGGCAGTCGAAGCTATGATGCGACCTATTATCGCTGCAAATCGTGAACAACAAACAAAAGAACGACATGTTCGTTTGTTGGATACGTGCAATAACGTGAGAAAACAAAATCAACAAATGCGTGAGTTGAAGAAAAACTAATAACAAAGTTCTACAGTATGTAATAAGATACGTTGATTATCTCAATAACCCATATTTATTAACAAACCATGAAATCAATTATACTAACACTCATTTTGTCGGTATGTACAATGCAGACATTATTGTCTAAAGACAATTTATTGGAAATTCCAAAGCGATATGAATCTGAATTGTTGTTGAGTACCAACAAATATTCATTTGCAACTAACGCATTGTCTTCATATTACAAAAACTATCCTGTACTAGCAAGTGATTTGACCGTTCTTACAATCAAACACGATCAAACAAATGCAAACCGGTACATTACGTTTTTCAATGAACGATCTGGCAGACGATTCAATACAAATTTGTTGACACCGGCTGCGTTAAGTTCCGTAACAATAAGAATCACGGCATCGGATCGACCACAACCAATTCAAATACAGTCATATGCAGGAGTCGATCCGAATAGACCATAAATGTATTAGAATTTTTAACAATACTTATCAAAGTTATGATCATAGATTATATTATTGGATTATTTCAAAAATTGCGAACATCTAAAAAAGCAAAAATAACAACGATGTTTGAACAACCGGTAAAACCCAACTCGGTTGTTATTTTGGTACCCGTTGCACATAGTATCGAACCCGCTGTTGATGAATCATTACGAAAATTGGAGTCGTTTGGTTACACGGTTCGTAGAAAATACGGTTTTAGTGCAATTGATCAAGGTCGTTGTGCAATGGCACAAGAAGCATTGGATGATGGATTTGAACATATAGTTTGGATTGATGCAGATGTAGCATTTTGGCCTTACGATGTTGAAAAGGTTGTTAGATCGGGTCTAAAATTTGTAAGTGCCCCATATAGTGTCAAGGGTTGGCCAGCATTAACCACCGAATTCGTTGATAAAAAAGTTATTCTTGGTGAAAAGGGTGGATTATATGAAGTGGTTTATGCTGCCACGGGGTTTATGTATACCCACCGAAGCGTATATGATGCAATCGTTTCTAATGAAAAAATGAAACGAGTAAAAATCTGGGGTGGTCAATACGAAGTCTATCCATATTTTTATCCTATCCTACACAACGACGAGTATCTTGGAGAAGATTTTGCATTTTGTCATCGATTAAGAAAAGCTGGTATCACACTGTATTGTGATACAACAATTAGATTGGCTCACATCGGAAAGTATAGTTACAGTTTTTCATTTTTAGAAAACGGTGTAACAAAAGAACCAACTTCAATATCCTATACGAAAACCGATAATAAAACGTATAGTTGATATAATACAATTTTCAACTCAAACAACGTATGCCAGCATAAAACTATGCTGGCATTTATTTTGCAAAAAGTTGACACATATTTGGTTTTGGTGTAGTATGTAGAGACTAATATGAACGATTACGAAGAAAAATATCTGGATTTATTGCGTGGAATTCTTGAAGAAGGTGTTTATTCAAAAAACAGAACAGGAATCAATACCTACAAATATTGGGGTGCACAAATGCACATCAACCTACAAGAAGGATTTCCATTACTCACCACAAAGAAAATGCACTGGAAGAGTGTAGTGCACGAACTATTGTGGATGATTAAGGGAGACACCAACATTCAGTATCTTCTAAAGAACGGCGTTACATTCTGGACCGAATGGCCCTATCAAACGTATCTTAACCATTGCAAAACACTCACCGAACCCGATTATGATGTTCATACCGAGGATCTTGAAAAAAATTGTGTACGTGAAATGACACAAAAAGAATTTGAGCAAGAAATCATTAACGATGATGAATTTGCCAAAAAATGGGGAAGTATTGGGCAATATGGTTATGGTGGTATGTGGAGAAACTTTCCACATCGTATTAGCCCAATTGGTCAAAACAATGGTGATCACATGATTGTCAAAGGTTGGTCTGTTGAAACGGTGGATCAACTTACTAATGCAATCAATGATCTGAAGAATAATCCAGATAGTCGCAGAATCATTATTACCGCTTGGCATCCATATCATAGTAATAACCGAGAAGATGCTCTATTGCCAGCATGTCACAATTATATTCAGTTTGGAACTGAACAGTTGACTTTACAAGAACGAGTAGAGATTCTACAAGCCAGAGTTGGTCCCGTGAATCTACCAAAGTCAGAAACTTGGGTTATTCAAAAATTGAATGAAGAAAACATCCCAGTATTTCGTTTAAATTGTTACTTCAATATGCGATCATCTGATACTTTCTTAGGTCTACCATTTAATTGTGCATTTTATGCGTTGTTTACACATTTAATTGCAAATCAACTTAACATGATTCCAAATCAACTAGTATATAGTGCGGCAGATGTTCATTTATATGAAAATCATTTGGAACAAGTTAAATTACAATTAACCAGAGATATTAAAGAATTACCACGATTGAATATCAAGACGCCGGGCAAATCAATATTTGATATTAAGTTTGAAGATATCGAAATTATAGATTATAACCCACATCCAGCAATTAAAGGTGAAGTAGCAGTATAGTTAAGTTAAACAACCCAATAGTAATTATTGGTGGCTACAGTTATCACTGTCACATCAATTCTTAATAGAAAAAAACAATCATGAATCCTAAATTAGAAGAATACTTGTTGAATAAGTTTCCAAAACTGTATAAACACGACTTGGAATGTCCTTTCAACGAATGGAAATTTGAATGTAATGATGGTTGGTTTAGACCACTTTTGTGGCTTAGCAATTATTTGCAGAATTATATCGACCAAAAAAATACATGGGCAGAAAAATATCCAAACGATCACAAGTGTGTTGAACAAATTAGAGTTGTGCAGGTAAAAGAAAAGTTTTCGACTCTTAGATATTATGTTGAGGGTGGAGACGAACGTACAAGCGAAGTCATTTCGTTTGTCGAATATATGTGTGGTAATTTCTGTGAATATACCGGTCAAATTGACGATGTTGGTTATTCAAATAGGGGGTGGATGAAACGATTTCATAAATCCTTGACGAAGAACCATGCCAATTTTAATCCCGTGGATGATTCTGAACTTTTGGCTATTCTAGAAGAAATCAAAAAATGAAATTACTAGCAGGAATCGGATTATTGTTGATTGTATATACAGTTGGATGGCATCAACTTCATGGTCAATTCATTCATCCGTGGTTTAAAAAGTACGAACCATATTTGTTGTTATTGAGTATTCCAACAACCTATTTGTCTATCAAATCGGTAAAATTCATAAATGATTACTTCAATGGTCAAATGTGGCCCAATCGAATATTGACATTCAGTTTGGGAATTATACTATTCACCGTTTTGACTTCTATATATTTTGATGAAAAGCCATCGTTGAAAACTGGAATCTTGATCGGTTTATCAACTCTTACGCTCATACTTCAAATATTTTGGAAATAGAATGAATACCACCATCGTTCAAACAGAAAACGGCGATTTCTACAAGGTAGAAACAGAAAAATGTGTAATATGTTCTGTAGACACTCAAGTGCCACGATCAATGTCTATTGACTTTAGAAAAAACTACGTAGAGGGGTGCGGTCAGTTGTGTGAAAAGTGTGCCACTGCCCATTTTGTTGATTGACGATCCGATGCCCTATGGTATACTGGAGATATGCCTAATTACATAAAAACTAAATTGGCCGATATTACCAAAAACTCTAAAAACGTTACCGAATTGGAGTTTTTGTTGGATGTTCTTCCGCCTTTGTCGGAAAACGGACCTTGGATTGCTGGAGGATCGTTGTTGCGTACATATCTCAACTTGGGATTGACCACCGATATTGATATTTTTTTTAGGGATGAACCACAATACAAAGACTACATTAATAAATTAGATGCAATAAACATGAAAAATGGTAAGTCACTAAGCAACAATTTGTTTAGAGTAGAAAAAATGGATCACGCAGAATGGCACGTGACCTATGCCATTGTGTTCAGAAACAAAAATTACAAACTTCAATTGATTCACAAAAAGTTTTTTACTAGTGTTTGTAATCTACTCGACTCGTTTGATTTGAATATCTGTCAAATTGGTTTTGATGGTACACACCTTTTTCACGCTGAAAACTGCATCACTGATATCGACAATAAAGAAATCAAAATCGAAACGGTAAACATTCCTCAGGTCCTATTGAAACGTCTTTTGAAATATTCTTCTTTGGGATTCAAAATCTCAGATAAAGAAATTCACAGTTTCTTCTACAAATGTAGCAAACTTCCAAATTTTAATAGTTTAGTAGATCCAAAAAACTTAACAACTATACAAAAAAGTTCATATGAAGGAATCGAATAACCAAGCAGGTAAAGGAGATAAGCCAAGACCGGTCAATAAAAGCCAATACGATAAAAATTACGACTCTATCAATTGGGGTCATAAACCTAGAAAAAAGAAAAAAGAACGTTGACATTCATTCTATTGAATGATACGATAGTTGTCTATGAACATCAGAACTCTAATTCTCTCTGATATCCACAACAAGTGGGAGAAAGCTGAGAAAATCATAAAGCACGAAACACCCGACAAGATCGTTTTTCTTGGCGATTACTTCGATGACTTTGGTGACGACTATCGTATCGCCGTCGAGACCGCAGATTGGCTGGCTGCTTCTTTGGGACAAAAGAATCGTATTCATATCATGGGAAATCATGATACAAACTATGCTTTTCCTCACAGAAGTTACAAGTGTAGTGGTTACGAGGCAGGCAAGGATTATGCCATTTCTGAAATCCTAAAAGAGCAGGATTGGCGTAAACTTCCTCTGTACACTTGGGTTGGAGAGTGGCTTTGCAGTCACGCTGGTGTTCACAAATATTTTTATACTAAGTATGGAAATGGAAAAGATTTCAAGACTTGGTTGAAAGACACTTGTGATGATGCTCTTGAAACTGCCTTTGCTCATCAACCGGCCAAACCAATCATGATGGCTGGTATGAGCCGTGGTGGTCGTGAATTGCACGGTGGCATCGACTGGTGTGACGCCGACGAGTTTGCACCTATTGTAGGAGTAAACCAAATTTTTGGACACACCCCACAACGAAAGCCTCGTTGGATCAATGAAGGTTCTCCATTGTCCAAAGATTACAGCCAAAATCTGTGTTTGGACGTGAGTCACTGTAACTATTATGTTTTGCATGATAGCAACAATACGATGAATGTCCAAATCAAGTGGTATGGTGATCTGTAAATGTGACTAAGATTGTTTTAATAACACACTTCAACGAAAACGTTTCATGGGCAAGTAAAATTGTTCACGAAACGTATTTTTTTGACAAAACAAAACAATCTATAAATGTTGGATTGGAACATTGGTCTACCATGAAGTTTATTGTGGATCACTATTATTGTCTTCCAGACAGAATATTGGTTCTGCATGCCCATGAAACGTCACATCATCAAGATTATCCGGGGTGGTACATTGCAAATAATCTAAATTGGTCATTAGACTATGTAAATGTGAATACCAGGCGGTATGAAGAACAATATTTCAGTAAAATCTATGACTTTGAAGATATTGAAAACGATTATCGCAAAAGTTTTGATTTGTGGATGACTCGTAATTGGTCTGACATCTTTACGTCGGAGTTGGTTATGCCTGACACTTTGACGTTTTTGGGTTATGGACAGTTTATGGTTTCAAAATCGTCGATCCTGCGTCATTCTAAACCATTTTATGAACGAATTTTGAAATGGTTAGAAACCACAAACATAGACAGAGAACTATATATTGGTGATATCAACTGTTTTAACAGACATGCATCATACGTAAGTAGCCGGATAATCGAATATAATCTCCACTACATATTCACCGGCAATCCTGAAGAAATACTATTGCCATATATACTGTGACAAGTTGGTGACAACGACGATTAACGTTGAGTTTGTTCTCCATTTTTGATATTTTACATGATACTATGAACGTACATTGTATCTATTGTAATGCGGCTCTAAAAAAATCTACAAAAATGTCATATGGTATGCTTTGTTTATGCAACGATGATTATCGCTTTTTGAACATCGAAGAGGTTTTATTGGGATTTCATTGTGACAAAGTATATTTATTGGACGATGGATCCAATAACGTTTATGACAAACAAAACCATGCTTTACAAAAATCCCCGGGCAACGTTGGATGACGATACCGATTCAGACTCAGTTAAACCATCCAAAGAAATATCATCACAAATTGGATTAAACCAAATTTTTTTCTACGATGATGTAACCAAAAGTAGCATTTACAATTTGAATAGACAGTTAGATATTGCTGCTAAATCAGTTCAGGTACTAAAGATTAGTTACAATCTAAAATCAACACCACCAATCGAATTGTATGTTGGAAGCGACGGTGGAGAAGTATTTAGTGCATTTAGTGCTGTAGATCGTATTATTGCAAGTCCGGTTGAAATTCATACTTATGTAGAAGGTATGGCAGCAAGTGCTGCAACTTTGTTGAGTGTATGTGCGCATAAACGATATATTCGAAAAAACAGTTTCATGTTGATTCATGAAGTACGAGGTGGATTGTGGGGACCTTTCGAAGAAATAAAGGAAGAAGTTAAAAACCTAGAATTGATTATGTCGTACATCAAATCAATTTATCTTAAACACACCAAATTCACAGAAGATGAACTGGAAGATATACTAAAACAAGATCTGTATTTGGACGCTAACGAATGTTTGAAATATGGACTTGTAGACGAAATCGTGTAACAAAAACAAAATTCTTGAGTTCCGCTGTATACTTATTGACATGGGTAAACAGCGTTCCAAAGAAGGATTTGTATATATCGTAAGTAACAAAGCGTTTCCAAACTTCTACAAAATTGGTGTTACAAGCGATATAAAAAGCCGTTTGCGTACATATCAAACCGCAGCGCCATATAGAGATTACAAAATCGAATATTACATCAAACACCCTGATTGTTACACGGCTGAACAAAAAATTCGTCAGATGATGAACCATTTTGCTTTGGAAATCAAAAACGAATGGTTCAAAGTCGATTTGACAATTGCCAAAAATCGATTGGACGAAACCCTAGATCAAGAAGAAACTTTTTCTCTTGACTTTTATAGAAAATGAGGTATGATGACGTTATGAATGGAAGTATCATAAATAAAGCAATTTGTTTGAATCTTAATGCCAACTGGCAGCCAGTTGGGTTCAAGACTGTTAAGGACGCTATTGTTGATCTGTGTGGTTGTGATCACAATGGTAAGCCAAACTCACTTGCATTGGATATCGACTATGAGGTGGATGATCATGGTGATCCTATCATGGATTCTCCTAAGAGCATGAACCCTGTTAGTTGGGATGAGTGGATGACGCTTCCAATTCGTAGTTGGGATTTGACGGTCTCCAGTGTCAATCGTATCTACCGTGTTCCTACGGTAATAATCGCTACCAACTTCAAGAAAATGCCAGTAAAGCATTTCAAAGGTAAGCCAAGCAAAGACGCGATCTATAATCGTGACAATGGTGTGTGTCAGTACAGCGGTAAAAAGTTGGATAGACACAACGCTACTGTTGACCACGTTATTCCTCGTAGTCGAGGTGGTGCAGACAGTTGGGAAAACTTCGTGTTGTGCTCCAAGGACATCAACAGCAAGAAAGGAAACAAGTTGAATAGTGAAATCGGATTGACTCTTCTCAAAGAGCCTTCCGTTCCTCAACCAGTTCCTATGTACGCTTTGATTCGTGAAGCAAAGCACCAAGACTGGAAACATTTTTTGGTTGAAGCCTAAAAAAAACTACAAAACAAACTCTGAACGAATATTTATCGTTCAGAGTTTTTTTATGGTCAAATCACAAACAATTACGATAAGAATAGATGACGACGAAATCGAATTGAATAATGAATTGATCGAGCGTTATAAATCTGCAACACGAAAACAGAGAGTAACAAAAAAGGGCATTGAAAAATTCTACAAAAAGCTGATGGATGTAATGATTAATAATCCTCAGTAAAACTTGTCAACATATCTCAATCCTTTGATATAATCCTCTTGGTTTTTTATTCCGTGGAATGCAAATAACCTAGACCTATCCACAGGAAAATATGAAATATTTCGTGTATACGGATCGGCATAAGCATTTGGTATTCTAATATACGCAACATTGTCTTCGGGATGTACTACAACCGATTCTGGTTCATAATTCGTTGTCAATACATACTTGACACACTCCCCCTGTCCAGTCCATACCATCGGTCCAATAAACCGATTGTATCCATAATACCAAAGTAACGCATTGGCTGCTCCCTCGTCTGAATAATGACAAAGGTCAATGTTTCCAGTTGAATTTGGTAATACAAACGAGTCTGTGTATTCTTTACTATGAACAAAAGTGATCCAATGTTCAATAAACGATAGACACTGTTTGTTGAAAAAGAAAAATCCAGCACACAATTCAAATGTTGACTTTCTGCTGCGGTCAATTCCGAGCATATGTAGAACTTTATCAAGAACTAACGGACGATCATCAATATAGCAGTTATCAGTAGGATATCTGCTATACAGTGGATAGTTGGTACATTGTTGTGACCATTCGTTCAACACCAAATCAATGTTTGGTGTTGGTAACACATCCGAATCTAAATACAAAAACTCATCATATCGGGTGTTTAATATTGCGTGTTTACAGATGTCAGGCTTGTATGTCATCAAATACAAGTTTCGTACTGATGTAGGTTTATGACCGGGAATGTTGAAATCAATCAAATAAGGTATAGCAATATAGATAGAGTGTAGTCGTTCGTGTTTATAATCTACAGCGCCTTCTGAATAATACAAAAGAATGTCGTTGGTAGAATACTTCAACAGGTGTTCTACCAACGATTCAATCTTATTGATATACGACTGTCCTACAGCAAACAATACGTAGGCTTTCTTTTTCATCAGTATATCAGATAGGTGTTATGGTTGCTTAAATGCTTCCTGTTGTGCTTTCAAGTCAACATCGGTATATGCCAACACAGCACTTTTTGTATCAGCACATGATCTGAAAGTCACAGTTGCTCGTGTAAGAGACTCCCACGAACTTTCAACACCCTTGCTATTATTTGCATATGTCAACGTTGATGCTTTATTGATACCCAACGTAGAACCCACCGCCCAGGCATCTTGGTTACTACCAAGATAACTAAATTGCCAATTATATTTTTCAGATTGATGTTTGACCAATTCTCGGACCTTTTTATCATTGAATTCTGTGCTAGAATTTTCGAGGCCGTCTGTAATAATCACCATCATAACCTTGTCTGGTCGATCATTCTCATTCAAATCGGACAAATGTTGACCAACACGATTGATGGTTTTTCCAATGGCATCATACAACGCTGTCATGTTGCGTGGATACAAATTGTATTCTGGGACTTCATTAATGTCCTTGTTTTCAAATACAGATTCATAAACGTCATCAAACTGATATACACTTACATCACATTTACCAAGATTTGCCTTCTTTTGTTCTGCAATAAATGTTCTAAACCCACCCTCCATGTCGGTCTTGATCTTTATCATGCTTCCGCTTCTATCAATAACAAACACAATTTTTGTGTAATTACTTTTCATATCTTAATTTATTCCTTTTCGTTTTTTATAGTCATCTAACGCTGCTTGCAATGCTTCATGAGCTAAAACACTACAATGAATTTTCACTGGCGGAAGACCGCCCAATGCATCTACAATTTGATCATTAGTGAAATTTTTTTCTAATTCTTCAATGGATCGTCCTTTAATCAATTCTGTTGCCATGCTGGACGCTGCTATTGCACTACCACACCCAAATGTCTTGAATCTTGCATCAATTACTTTATTTGTGGCTTCATCAATTTTTAGACTAATTTTCATGATATCACCACAAGCAGCGGCTCCCACTTCACCTACAGCGTCTGCGTCTTTAAGATCGCCTAGATTACGTGGATTCATGAAATGATCCATCACTGTCTGATTGTATAGTGTATATTCGCTCATAAGCCAAGTTCTTTTAAATCTGACATAACCATTTTGGTCACCAAATTATTGAAACTGGTTTTTGGTTTCCATTGAAAATCATTTCTAAACAATGTACTATCACCCAAAAGCAATTCTACTTCGGCTGGGCGATAAAAATTACTATTGATTTTTACCAACACAGATGAGGGAATGTCAAGTCGTATAGCATCTTCCGTAGATACAGAAAATTCCTCATTCAATCCTTCACCATGCCATACACCATTTATTCCAGCTATTGTAAATGCTTTTTCCACAAACTCTTTAATTGTATGAGTTTCATTGCTACTCAACACATATTCCTTGATTTCTGATTTGTCTTTTCGATAAACATCTTGGTTTAACATCATCCATACACATTCAACAAAGTCTTCGCTGTCGCTCCAATCTCTTTGTGCATATACGTTTCCCAACTCAATTGGATGAAAAGGAATGTTATTTTTAATACAATATGCTATACGAGCTACACCTTTTGTAATTTTTCGTGTAACGAACTCTTCACCTCGTCTAGGCCCCTCATGGTTAAATAACCAACTCTGAATTGCGTATAGGTTATAACTCTCTCTATAAACCTTCACCACTTGACGGGCAGCGGCTTTGCTTGCTCCATATGGACTACGAGGACGTAGTGGATGCTTTTCGTCTTGCGGACTGTAGGCAACATTACCAAACTCCTCGGATGATCCAGCGTTATAAAACCTACAATTGGGTTTGTACTGTCGAATAGCTTCCAAAATATCTAATACAGCTGTACTATTGGTTTGCCATGTTTGGCGAGCAAAGTCCCAGCTACTTGCTACAAAACTTTGTGCAGCAAAATTAATAAAGTAGTCGGGTTTTACCTGTTCTACTAGAGCCCCAATAGAGTGGGCATCAGTAAGATCAAAATTGACCAAATTAAACCGCTTGTTTTTGATATGTGAGAGATTTTTATGATTGTACACACTCAGTCTGCGTACACCACCGAAAATCAATGCTTTGGTATTTTTCAAAAGATAGTCTACCATATAACTACCATCTTGTCCGGTTACACCTGTTATCACAACGACTTTATTTTCAAAGTCAGTGTCAGACACAGAATTCTTTACAAATTCGTCTCTCAAAGCTCTTGCTTCCGAGATATTTAGGATGTTGGCGGTGTCAATTTTTTTACCATGTAGGGTTTCTTTAATGTTCAGTGATTCCATATTAAAATAACGTTTGTGTGTACCGTTTCCAATACATATATACGGTTATGAAAGAAGAATTATTCTATTTACTTTTGACAAGCGATTCGTTTTATACGGATGTAATAAAAACGTTTCCGGGGTTGTATTCGTTTGTGACATCTTTAAAGCAAAATGCTTCCCGTGAACATGTTGAAAAATGTAAAAACAGAATTTGGAATTTTTATGAGTCGAGTGAACCGTTCAAAAATTTGTTTTCAATTCATTACTCATCCAATAATTCTCCAAGAGTAGACGGACGTGTATTTGAAGTCAAAGACTCTTATGAGTATACACGTCTTATTCTGCGTTCTAAAAGCGAAAATTGGATCTACACAGGACTTAGTGTAGTTGAAACGGGTGACAAAATAAAAGTGTACTTCTATTAAAATTCGTCTTCGTCGTCTTCATCGTCTGTATCATCTACATCTTCATGTCTCATATGATACTTCTTGAAATCAGAATCTTTTAGTCCAAGTCCGTTTACAATCTGTACAATCAAAAAACACTTTTCTTCTGTTGTTGATTTTTGTTCCAATATTTTTTGAACAATTAGAGTGGCAAACAACGCAAGTTTTGCTTTTTTCTTTTCATCCAACGAAAACTTTTTGACTGATCCGTTTTGTTGCGATGAAACAGGTTGTTTACTTTCTGTGTTTTTAACTGTTTGATTGTATATAATCCCCGGAATTTTGTTGTTATGCAATGCAAGCTGAGTGTCACGAAGTATTTGTTTTTTCAAATGTTCTTGAAACTCTTTAGAATCTTCTGACAAATTTAGTTGTTGTGCTAACTTTTTTACTTGATCCTGACTAATTTTCTTTGCTATTGAAAAACTAGACATGATGCCATGTTCCGAAAGAATATGTGTACTTGATGGATTCATCGGGTATAAATATGATTAAAATCTCGTTGAAAACAATTGTTTTGATCCTTGAATTATATCTGGATCAAATTGTTTGGTTCCTCTCTTTATAAATCCTTTTCCAGCTACAAATGTGCAGTTATAACACAACAATTTGATATTTTCCAACTTATGATTTTTTGAATTACCATCTTCAAAGTTAATCAACAAAGGAATTTTTCCGTCTGTAATACGGCGTTCTTTATATCCACACATTTCACAACATGCTTCTTTAATTTTGGAACGAATAAGTTTGTCTTTTAATCTAAAAACAGGATAGTCTGGGTGTTTTCCGTCAAGAACTTCACTAATTGGATATTTCCCACTATCAGGATCTACGTTTTTCTTTATGCCTCTGTTAAATTGATTCAACAATGTGTGAATACCATACAGTCTTGCATATTTTCTGTATGTAAGATAGTTTACTCCCAATTTTCTTGCTGCCTCTCTAGCACTTTTCGACACAGACTGGGCAGCTTCAATTTCAGATTGTAGTAAAGGTCGAGTTCCTTTGCCTCGTTTTAACTTTACTTTCAATGAGTCTTGTTTGTCACGAAGATATGGTACACCCAGTCTTTCTGCAATTTCACGTTCTTTTTCTCGTTGAATTTCTTCAACGACAGACTCTCCCAATCCTTGTAACTGTTTTATTTCTCGTACTTCATTTTTTAGCTTCTCTATTTCATCAAGAATGCTCTTTGGTAATTGTTCTGGAATATCCATATTATTTTGAACAAGTTGGTTCTTCTTTTAGATCTACTCCGCTATCTTGTCTGAATTTGGTCCTCAAATTTTCTGCCTGTTTATGTAAACCACTGTTGGTGAGGACTATATATGTATTGTATACCTTTTCCTTTGCGTTTTTTCTGTCATATTTTGCTATCATGAAAGGTGGCAAAAATAAGTTTTGTTCTGTTTTCTTTTTGAGTTCTACTACCCTAGTACACGCTTCCATAAATGGATCATCGAAAAAATTTTCGATTTCCATATTGTATATTTCCTTGGCAGAATTAACTGTTATTTTGTGGTTTTTCATATTTTAGATCACCATCGTTTAACAGATCCATGTTTTTCAGTTTTTGATTTACACTGTCACAGACCTTTTCTTCCACAGTTTTTGCAACAAACACAATTTTTTGAATGCTTTTGCTTTTTGCGCTATCACGCCAAACTCTACCTGTTGCCTGTCTCATTAACACAGCAGAGTACGATGGTGAGATGATAGCTATACGTGGATATTTGCCGTTGATATCATGTAACGACAATCCGGCGCCGCCGGCCGCAATGTTGACAAGAATTACTCGTTCTTTGTCGGATTGAAAATCATCTATATTTTTCTGACGATCAACATCAGATACTTGTCCATTGACAATACATTTTGTATTTAGTCGATTAGACAACGCTGAAATGGTTTCTGTAAAATTCAAAAATACTACAACACTCATTCCGTTTTCAAGAGACTCTTCGATCATCTCAACAAACAAAGGAACTTTAACCAATTCAACTTTTTGTCTTGCTCGCAATATAGCGGTCAACTCATTTATTCCGTCTTTTTGCTCTTTCTTTACTTTTTTACTCAACTTTGCCAATTCAACTTCCATTTCGTCATAAATCTCGTTGATTTTGTTTTGAGCATCTTCTTCCATGTCATAACAATCCGCAATAATTTGTGACTCTGGGAAATTTGGAATCGTGTCTCTTGTAAGACGAGACCCACGGTCAACAAAAATATCTTTGTTGAGTTTCTTCAATACATCAGGGTTGCCATTGAATTGAAGACCAAATCGTCCTTTGTTGACACCGTGTTTGTAGAGCCAGCTATAATATTGTCTGTTGTTCTCAAACAGTTTAAGAGCCATACCCACAGTTCTCAATTCCAGTGGATTGGTAGCATTTGTAGCGCTGCAAAACAACATTTTGTATCCAGCTTTTAGTGCTTCAAGACAAACTTTACTGTTTTGTGTACTGGCGCCTTTTAACTTTTGACTTTCATCCCAAACAATCAACGTAGACTTTGGAATCTTCCATTTAAACTCTTCAACATGAGTCTTTTTATTTTTAACATACGACGCAATCAATGAATCGGACTTACCCATACGAAGACGTTCATAGTTTATGATACCAATCAGTTTGCCTTTCATCTTGAAATGGTTCACTATAACCCGCCTCCAACTTTCCATAACCGCTTTTGGACACACAATCAATATGTCCATATCTAACTCACGGGCAACACCGCATGCGACGTATGTTTTACCTATGCCTACATCACTACCATCAATTGCACACCCCCACTTATTTATAACTGAACACAATTTTGATACGCTGGTAACCTGCCATGGTCTCAGACCATTTTCATTTTTGACAGTATACGGCTTTAATACAACTTCTTCTGGTTCTTTTGTGGTTTGTGGTTTTTGTTCTTTAAATGCCTGTTTTGACAACTGTGTTTCAGTCAAAAACCAATCGTTGTCCTTTTTTTGGACACCATATCCTTTGTCTTTGAGCTTGAAACTGTTGCTCTTCCAGTAAATAAAAAATGCAGAACGATACTGGGTTGGGATCAACCACTCACGTCTCCACAGTATTTTGTCACCGTCTTTTTGTTCAAACGGTTCGCCCCACTTGATATCCAGATTTATCATTATCAATGACCCATTTCATTAATGTACTTAGCATGATGTGCAGCTTCATGGATGTTACAACGAACACACGCTCCATTAGGTTTAACAACTCCAATTTCAAGTTGTTCGGCCATAGATTCTGTAAATGTTCGTCCCAATGAGTCGTCGGCTCCATATCCTAAGTCAATAAGGTTCTGCATATATTGTTTTCGTGTCATATTGAACTTATATTGTACGACTCTTTCCAAAGTGTTGACCACTTCGGGTACGGAATTAAAAATGGCAGGTTTGTTAGAAACTTGACGATCTAGTATATAATATTTCATATGTGATAACTAATATACGCATAAAAACAAACGTTAATATATTTCGTTAACGTTTGTTTTTCAAGACAATAACATCAAAAAGATGCTTTTACAACTTAATTTACTTCCAACGTAGTTCTCGTTTGATATCATCAACGATCTGTTTGTCAGAGTCATTCATGTTTTTAGAAAGTTTATCAAGCAACGAATTTAATGTTGGATTTTGTTCCGACTTGTCTGTTTTGATTTCCTGAACCGAATCAATAATCTTGTACAATGCGTTTTTATATGAATTGTGTTTTGTTTCGTCTACCAACTTAGACATACTAATAGAGTTGGGCATGAGTCCGCGTATTAGATTTAGTATGACGCTTCCGATCATATCAAAAAACATAAATGCGGCTTTGGCAATAGGATTGGTATTTGACAATATACGAAGAACCAAAAATATGATACCAAAAATCAATATGAACAACAAACAACTTGCAACAAACTTTTTGAGTCCATAAATAACACCACCAAGACCAAAGAAACTATTGACTCTATCTACTGTGGTTTTATATTCATCGGCAGTTTTCGCTACTGTTTCTGCTGTTTTTTTTAGTTCGTCGTTTTTCTCACTCAGTTCTTTTTTCAATCTTTCTGTTTCTTGTTGGACACCCAAAATCTCTTTATCTTTTTCAGATAACATCTTTTTACCACGCTTTTGTTCTTCTTCAAGTTGTGAAGTGAGATCGTCTACAATCTGTTTCATACGGGCCAATTCGTCAACATTGGGGGTGCCCACTATGCTTGTAGTTCTGTTATTGAGTTCTTTTGCTACAGACACCGTTACGGGTGGATTGGTCACTTTAGACAACGCATAATCTACGCCAGCGGCTGTAGATCTAACCTGATTAAGTTTTTCCTTCGTGTTGAGTGACAAAGCGTCTTTAGCTTCTTGAACCTGTTGTTGTGCTGTATTAACTTTGTCGGTGTTTGGATTTGTCTTTTTCCACCATGATGCACACCCAGACAATAATAATGCTATGACCAATATAGGTATAACTATGTGTTTTTTCATAAATTCCTTTCTGTTTGACCTTTTGTAACTTGAAAATATTGAATCATTCGATTGATAATGTTGTCAGCAATATTTTCATACCAATCGTCTGGTTTATATTCTGTCGTACTGATACCTTGATGTGTAGAAATCAAATCTCCTTTTTCGAATTGTTGTTGTAAAAATTGAGTGAGATCTTTTTTTAACTCATCTCTATTTTTTACAGAAAATACTTCTTGAAGAGTTTCTTTATAACTGACTCTTACTGGCTTACGACCGGTCGATCCTCCACCTTTTTTACCATGTCCCGATTTTCTCTGAGCCGCTAATTTCCTACGAACCCAGTTAGCAATAGCTTTTCTACCACCTTTTGCTCTCAAACGAGCAGCATATTTATTACCAAGACAAGCAGCATATGGTTGTCCTTTTTTACGAGATCCGCACGCACCAATTGACTTTCCGGATGTATTAAAAGCTTTCCAATTGCCCTTTGGGTGAGTTTTACTAAACCATTGTTTCAAATCTTCATCTAGTTGAAGTGTTTTTATCAACAATTGTTCTTCCATATTATCCTTTCAACAAAGTTTTGCAATGCGAATCAGTTACTTCGGTATGTGACGGCATTCCCATTTTGTTTTTCAACATGTTCAATGCTGCTCTAGGATGCATTCTTCCAAAATTAAATCCCAAAATTCCATGTTTTTGACAGAATTTTTCTAAAGCATCAATGTCTTCCTGTGGAAATGATTGTTGTGGAGGAATTTGTGTATCTTCTCCACCTTGTTTTCTACGAACCAACATTTGATGTATAGGATCGTTTTGCGTGGCTGATATTTCACGCGCCCCAGCCATCATATTCATCATTGCTCCAAAGTTTTGTGTGTTAAAATTCATACATCATCTGGTTTTGGTGGATCATACAAAACTTTATTTGAACTATCCACGATTACTTTGTATTCTTTATCAATAGCATATTTGATTACAGCAGATGCTTGTGATTTACTAAGATATTTTCTCCATTCATCGGTATGATCCGCAAAATCCAATGCAACTTCACGTCGTGTTGTCATCACAACACAACGAATATATCCATATTCAATCATTGTGGTATATACCGATGTTTGTCCGGAGTAGTTTTGATAAACCCAATTAACATCTTTACCTTTTGCTTTAGCATATTCGGGATCAGCATCAGATAAAACGTTTACAACTGCCCATGTCGCATGATCATTCAGTGGAAATCCTTCTTTCTCAATATCAATCAGTTTTCCAGATGGACTGATCCAGTAATTCTTGGATCCGGCATAAAAACCCTCTTGAATCTTATCCATAGTCATACCTGTTACTTTGGTTATTAGACTTTTTACACACTGAATATTTTGATTTTTCATACACCCCTCCAATTGGTCACATTGATCTGGTGTAGCTTTAGCATAAAACATCATCAATTCGTGTATTCCAACTCCGCCCTCATAGTCCAATTCGTTTAAATTCTCAGACAAAAATCTTCCAAGAAATGCTGTGTTACGCCCTTTTAACTCTTTACCTCCAGCGAATCTCTTGTATTGAGATTTCATTCCTTGTGTATCATTTTTAAGTGCTGCAATAGTAAACTTTGGAAACTTTTTGAGAGTTCCCATATTGAATACAAAATCAACAAACATTTCCAACTGTTTTTTAGTCAATTGGCGGTTTCCAAGTTCTTTATAAACTTGTTCTTTTGCTTTATCCAAATCTTTTTTCAATAAATCTTCGGCTTGAGAATCTGTAATACCCTTACTAAAATCTTCTCCTTTTTGAATTTTGTGTCCGTACCCAATGGTATCACTGCCTCCTTCAAAACTTTTATGAGGAAACCACAATTTCTTTTGTTTATTATATCCAGTTTTGCCCGCATTTTCTACTGTTTTGATATAGTCAATAAACGATTGGTCCAATTCAAGTTTGGTCACTTTTGTATCAGGTTTAGCAGCAACTTTTGATACCATAGGAGTGACGACTTTCGATACCGTGACTTTGGATGGTTTAGTAGCACTTGGTTTCGCTGATTGTGCAGCGGATCCTTTCAATGTTGCAAGACCCAAAAGACCGGCAGCAGCAATATCTTTCCAACCCTCTTCAATATCAGAAGATTCGTCGAGTTTACGACCTTCTGGTCCGAAATGATCCAAGTGATGATACACATCATCAAGATATTCGCCTGCTAAATTCAACTTAGCTTTTACCCAATCTTCCAAATTCATTTCAGGCTTCAACATATGTGCAAGTTCTTTTGCATCACTATTGAGTTGTTTAAGAGCTCCCATTGCCATACTACTGTCTTGTTCACGTATCAATTCCAATACGGCCTCTTTGTAATATTCCTTGACAGGTTTGCTTTTGGTTTGAACTCCTGATTTTCTCAATTGTCTAGCTCTACAATGAGCTTTTTGACTAAATCCTTTTGGGTTGTTGCAATTGATACTCTTTTTGTAACTACTAGACCACTTTTCGTTGATGGCTGATTGTTCTGTATTCTGTTCTTTTTCGGAATTATAAAACTTCAGATAATCACGAACGGTAGCGACATAATCACAAGCATGATTAAGTTTTGCTTTCACCCAATCTTCAAGATTGTCGGTGGTAGAAAACATAGACTGTAACTTTTGACTATACTTGATAATCTTTGTTACATCACTCATTGACATTTCCGCATTTTCCAATTGTACTACCAATCTATCGTGATGGGGATTATCATGATTTATAGGATGATCACCGTCTCCAAATCCGGTTGACATACTACGTTTCCACTGATCTTTTGTAAGTTCGTTCATATCTTAGATAAATATTGTTTAACAGTAGCAATCACTTGATCTTCAGGCACGTTGTCTAAATCATCACCATACCGATTGTTCAAAAAGTCTTTAACTTGTCCTATAACCTTGCCTGGCTTCAAATTGAATGTCTTTATGATCCATTCACCGGTATACTTTGATGTTTTGATCACGGGTACATTGAGTCTCTGTTTTTCAGATTCTACCCATTCATATTTTTGAGGAAACAACTGTTTGAAAAAGTGATCATTATCTTCAATGGATCGATGTTGATTACTTTTAATCAATTCGTCACGAATGTATTGAGCGCTTTTACGTGCTGATCTCATTTTTTTCAAATCTCCACTGTTTAGATCAGTAGTATATTGACGAACATCAAATAATGGTGATGTTTTTATAAATTCAACAATGTCGTCTTCGCTACGAATATTTGAAAAATTGGTGTCAACTTTACGAAATCCTAGAATTTTCAATCCATCACGAAGGTTTTTTGTGATTAAAATGTCGTGATTTTGTCCTTTGTTATCGGTAAATATCTTGAAAAATCCTTCGCTTCCATATTTGAAACCTAGTTTTCTGGACATAACACCGACCATACCCGAGAAATCATTGTATGATAAATAATGTTCTTTTGTCTCAAAATCATCTTCCGATCCAGCTGTAATAAAATCAACATGAACCTGTTTGTCCAACTTTTGTGGAAGATACAATACGGACAAAATATTATCGTTTGTACTGACGATTGGTTGATTGTTTTCGTCCTTTACGATATTTGATGATAGAGTTGACAATACTATGTTTCTGGTAGTCTGTCCTGTCTTCGGCAATACAACAATGTCAATATCACCATGATCCACCTTGGAGGCTAGTTTTGTGGATATGTTGAATCGATCAAACTTATTTGCCAACTTCTTTTTGATCTCATCAAATACACTATACATCTCGTCGGTTGTAACACGTTGTGCTTTATCGCCAAACAGTTTACCACCTTCTTTCAATATACTTTTAACAATGTCGGTTAATTTGATCATTTTTTACTCGTCTTTCTCCATCCACCGCCGTGTTTTTTATACCACTTTACAGCCCAACCATTTGCATATGCGCTTGGATATACTTTGAATCTTTTACGAGCTTCAGCTTTTGCTCTGGACCATAATGATTTGTTAGTTGGTACATTCTTTTCTGATAACAATGCCTCTTTAAATATGGTTTCCAGTTCGTTTGGATCTTTAATATCGATATCAACAGTAAAGTCTTTTTTTACAATAGGAGGTACATCACGTCTTCCCTCTATAGATCCATCCGGAGTTTTGTCAACCTTTACAATATTATTTCCCGGAGAAGCAGTCACAACAGTACCCAATCTCGGTTTATCATTGATCGGGTGGTCTGGATCGCCCAATCCAGAAGGATTGCCGCACGCGTCTAGTTCTTTGGCCAATCCCGCTTTTTTGAGTTTAGTGTAATATTGTGGATCATCTGTCAAATGGTCCAATGCAATTTCCGTGGCGATATCAGGATCGGTAGTGTGTTCCATCTCAACTGTAGAACCCATAGCTAACTCGGCTGGATCTACATCGGCTGGTGCTGTTGCATCACCTACACCCCCAACAAGTTTTGGTTGTTGACCTTGTGCAACTTCGGGGTAAAAATCTTTGTAATTCATGGTCTATTATTTCCTTTTTGTTTATACTTTTCCGCTTCTTTTGCAGCTTGTTGCATTTTATCATATCCGTTGGATGGATATGCATAGTCAATTTGCCATCTACGACCTTTCATGGCTGGGTGACCAATCAATGGATCTTGAATTTTATCTTGAGCCCCTATTACATACCAATCGCCTTTAAGTTTATCCATTGTAGTTCCTTCTCTTTTTCTTTTCTTCCCATTTTTCATCCATCAACTTCTTGATAGCATCAAAATTGCCGTACTTTTGTTCTACACGTTCACGTCCTTTTGATTCTACGGCCATGTTTTGGATAATCTTTGCAATTTCTTCTTTCTGGTTATTTTCTTTCATCATCTCGGGGCCACCAGTCAACATATCTAAGTCTCGATAGAATCGTGGATTCTTCTTCAAATTTTGAACAACCGTTTCTTTTGCAACCATCTTGTTCTTGTAAATTTGTTTTTTGAGTTCGTATTCTATACCCTGAATGATATCATCGGGTGTGACTTTCGTTTTGATCGTGTCCACGTCCTTTTTGTATTGTTCAGGATCAATTTTCGACTTAATGTCTTGATCCACTGGTGGAACAATATTTACCTTGGAACTATCGGCTGGAAATGAACCGGGATTTTGGGTTACATCGGGCGAAGCGTATGTACCAGATTGACCTGAAAGTGTGGGTTGTCCACCGATAGGTATCTGACTCATGTTATTTTCTTTGAAAAAGTCTTTATAGGTCATGTGGTATAAATATCCAATATATATGTAAATCAAAGACTTTTTTCGATATAACCGATAGTTATGATTATGAATTTCCCGACAGTAGAAATCTTGAATCAAATAGATCTTACAAATATACTGAATAGAGTTTCCGACGAAGATTCTTTCAAACAGTATATAAACCTTTCAGCGGGAACTGAACACTATCGACTGTTAGCATGGTTTAGTCATCAGTTTAATAACAATACAATTGTTGATGTAGGTTCTTTCAAAGGATTTTCGGCTGCTGCTTTATCAAACAATCCGTTAAACAAAATTTATTCGTTTGATATATGTGATAGTGTTGTTTTGAACCCAATTCCCGAAAACGTAAAGTTTATAATTGATAGTTTTCAGAATCATCTGGATTTAGTAAGAAATTCCCCGATCATTTTCTATGATACTGTTCACGATGGTATACACGAAACTGAGTTCATGAATTGGTTATCATATATCAATTATACAGGAACCGTGATCTTTGATGATATATATCTTAACAATGAAATGATACAATTTTGGAACAACATCAAGTACAAAAAACTGGACATTACATCAATCGGTCATTGGTCTGGAACAGGAATAGTCTGGTTATAATCTATATCATCCAATGAAAGTTATATTATCAATCTGTGAAAATACCAACTCTACTTTTTCTAAAGAGAAAGTTTGTCTTAATTTGTTTTCCACATTCGCCACAAACGACATTTATGTTTTGGGAGATAATTTGAGCGATGGCACTTTAGAATTCATTAAACAATTACGTCCCAAACACATAGAGAATAAAGTAAGAGGAAGAAAACAATGGATGGTTGATAAAATCAACTTTTGCATCAATAACTTTAAAGACGATGACCAACTATATTTGGTAGAAGACGACTATTTTCATCTGGCACAGTCAGACATATTAATTCAAGAGGGATTGCAACATTCTGAATATGTTACATTGTATGATCATCCGGACAAATATGGTCAACATCCACACAAAAATCCAGAAATAGTGTCATTAGGAGAGTCTACTACTGTTTTTTTGACAAACCATAGTCATTGGAAATATACAAATTCAACAACAGGTACTTTCGCATGTTTACGACGCACTTTATATGAAGACCGTGATGTATGGTTTAACAATCTTCAGCATGACGGGTGGTGGGACTATCTGACGTTTATCGAACTAAGATCCAAAAATAGAAAAGTTGCAACGTGTATACCAGGCCGAAGTACACATCTTCATTCGACTATAATGTATTCTCCGTTTTTTCCAACAGACATATGACTATAACCACAATAATTAACTATTGTACCACAGAATATCGATTTATCAAATCATCCATCGATTCAGTTCGTCCATTTTCAGATCGTATAATTGTTACCTATGCCAATAACTTCTATGATGGTTCCGATGAAAACATGGATATACTAAACAGAACTTTTTATGAAAACAAGAATGTCGAGTTTCTGAATATACAATACACGCCAAACAGATTCTCCAGTGTCGAGTGGTGTTCTTACTCACGAAAGTTTGCAGTCGATCAATCGTCTATTACATCAGATTATATCTTGTTCATAGATGCAGATGAAGTTATTGAATCTGATCTGTTTACTCAATTTGTTACAGACAAAGATTTTTCTTATGGTTCTGATTTTAAACTTCTTTGTTATTGGTATTTCCGAGAACCAATATATCGTGCAAAACAACACGAAGATCCAATCACACTAATGTTTAGAAAAAATCTTCAAATAGAAAATGTGATGTATCAGGATAGAACATCGTTATTTGATAATTCAACCAACACAAAGTTTAGATGTACAACATACAAAAATAACATAATGGCCCATCACTTTTCATGGGTACGTACCAAAGAAGAAATGTTAAAAAAAGTATCGACTTGGGGTCATAGACATGATCGTGACTGGACAACTTTGGTTGAAAATGAATTCACGCATGATTTCAACGGAACTGATTTTGTTCATGGATATCAATACGATATATTAGAAAAATCAGTTATATGATAAAACTAAAAGACATAACGTTGGTTTGTGTCACATCGGTAAACATCGATAAATCCGTATCATCGATTTTGGACTCATCGAAGGAAATCGAGTTTGGAAAAATAAAACTCATCACAAGTGAAGATGTCGTTGTAGATTCAAGCATCGAGGTTGAAAAATGTAGAAAACTTGCATCACTACAAGACTATAGTCATTTCATGATTTATGAACTATACAAACACATCGACACCGAATTTTGTTTAATTGTACAACACGATGGAAAAGTAACAAATCCCAATCTGTGGAATCCACGGTTTTTGGAGTATGACTATATTGGTGCTCCGTGGGTATCATTCAAACATATGCACTGGCCGTGGGACAAGTGTAGATTCTTCGATCACAAGTGGAATATGGTTCCGACAGACAATGACGATCTTCGTGTAGGCAACGGTGGATTCAGTCTACGAAGCAAAAGAATGATGGAATCAAGTAAGTACATAAATGTTCCGTTTTTATCAGAAACAAAACGAGTAGATGATACATTTTATATACCACATGAAGATTTTTTCATCTGTGTGTATGCTCGTGAGTTATATGAAAATCAAGGGGCCAAGTTTTGCCCGTTCGAACTGGCATGTCATTTTTCAAAAGAATCGGTATTTGATGAAAATAAACATATCGAAACCTTCGGCCGGCATAGAAACTTTGATTGAATCTGTCATGTGCGTTCAACCAAAAATGTTTTTTTGTAAAATCCACACGAATCCCATTCAAACACAAAACTGCCTTGTAAATTAAATGGGTCAATACATAAGTTCACTGGCCTATATCCGCCTATAGAACAGTCACAGTTTTGTGTCGTATAATCGTTTGTTATCAATATACAGTTTGCGTCTTTTAGTTTATTTAACAATCGAGATATAGTTGTATTGTCAAGGTGTTGAAACACATCTTTTATTACAACCAAGTCATATCTACTCACATCAATAACATCGTTCAAAATATCAACACATTGAAATTGAACATTTTCTGATTGATGTTTGATTCTATTGGATTCGATAACAAAATCAACCAGATCGATACCAAGATACTTTATTCCAGTGAAATCAAAATGTCTCATCAAATTGAAATCTCCACATCCAATATCTAAAACAGACACTACGTTATTATTTCTTACAAATTGTGTCAAAAATGTTAGATATTGTTTTGAACATTCTAAACTAGACCCCGGACCACTTTCCGTACCTCCAGACGAATTTATCCAATCTCCACGTCGGTATATATTTTCAAATGCTTCTTTCATAGTAATCCATCAATATTTCTACACATTCTAGCAAATAAACTTGTACTGTTTTTTAGTGTTTCATCGGTTAATGATGCCAATCGATCATATACTTTAGATTCGGACATATGTTTACTAAATATCCCATCGTCGCTCATATAGTTTAAATAAAACCCATTTTGATCGGTCACCTCATCGTAAAATAATCCACACCAATTATATTTGTGAAATGTATGTACTGGTTCGACATCTATAAATTCTTTGTACTGTTGTGACAACGCATATGGTTTTCTCACAGAAAATGCGTTCCAGTCATAGTTGTCATATGACATTCTATATTCTTGTAGCCACAAATCTATAAACACAGAGTCTTTTTTTGAAATAATCAACGCATTACATAATCCATGTGTATCCCAATGATCCCATCCGATATGGTACATACCCTCCAATCCCATGACCATTTCTTTTTTGTCAAAATGTGGGAAAAATGGTTTGTAAAATAATGTATCTATATCAGCATATACTCCACCGTATTCTTTCAACAATAACAATCGAAATATATCTGCTCTGTGTTCTGGTCGATATACCTCCAACCCGTTACATGTATAACACATATCGGGCAATTTATCGTGTTTTACAATGGTAAAAAATTCTTTCGATTGCTCCCACCAAATATTGTTATTTGGTTCGTGAATTATGTGCATCCATATTTTTGGTTTGTTCTGAGTCAAATAACAACTCTTCAAACACAAATAGTGAAAATATCCAAACGGTTTGTTTGCAAAGTTTGAATCCAACCCAAATATGAAATGGTAAATAGGATCAATCATGATGTTAGAGATTTGAAATTACTATCGGTTGGCCAGTTTATAGAAATTTGTTCAGCAAGTGGAGGAATACAGACATAGTATTTTAACTTATGATCCCACAGTGTTCTTTTCTGTATCTGTATATCTATGTGTGACCACGCAACACTATTTGTTTCAATTAATGTTTTTGTTGCCTCCTTCTTTATCATGTATGCGTGAGTACACAATGGTGGATGTGATGTGGTATAAATATTTTCAGCCTGTTTATATCTCCAATTTTCGTCGGGACAACAACAATGCCCGACAAAAACATATTGCCAATCATCCGGAAGTCTTGATTTATAGTCCATCAACTTTTCTTTAAATCCATCACATAAAACTACGTCATCTTCCAAGATCAAATATTCATCGTCCGGAAGATAACTTATAGTTTTCCATAACATGTAATGGGACAAAATACACCCTACGTGACCTTGTGTTATGTAATATGGAGGTCCATCGCCTGGCTTCCAATTTGGTTGGTCATCCATATATGGAATAACCGTAGTCAAACCAAAGTTTCTTGCATGAATACCTTCAAAAAAAGTAACATTTAATCCATGTTTTATGAAATGGTCTTCAGCATACTGTCTACGAGCCGGTGTTTCTTTTAGTGTCAGACAGATGATTTTTGGAAAGGTGTTGTTCATATTTTTTTAATGAAACATTGACTATATGTAAAACTTATGTTTCTTACGTTTGTTTTTCTAGCATCTATACCGTGGACAATATCAATAAAAAAAGCGTTCAACTTTGTACGATCATTTACAAAATTAGTGTCCGGCGGGTTTAGATTTTGTCCAGGCCATATGTTGATTAATGGTGTATTGTCACCATAAGTACATCCAAGATCTTCAATAACATAATATCCCCCAGACTTTACTCTTGGCCATAAAAGTTCGTAGCTACGAATGATATGATCGACTAAATGACTTCCATCATCAATTATGATATCAAATTGTTGATCAGGAGCAACGTTTTTTAATGCAGATTCATCAATCTGACTTCCAGTGATAACGTTAATACGTTCGCCATAATCCGCTTTTGCTATTGGGTCAATATCAATGCCCCATATTTGTGCATTAATAAAATAGTCCCTCCATGTTTTAAGTGATTGCCCTCTAAGGACACCAATCTCTAACATACATGTCACCGACTCTCTGTATGTATTGAAATATTCTTCATACACATCTAAATATGTTTTTCCAGAAAAACGATGATTATCGTCATGTTTATCTGTACCGTTTATCTCCCCTAGTTGTTGAAGTATACTCATAATGTTACTATTCCTGTTTTTTCGTCATTAATTCCGAAACTCACCAAAAACTTATCTTGTTGTATGACCACACCACATGGAAAAACTACTAATGGATTTTTATCTGGTAGTATTCTTTCATCGGTAGTGTTACCCCAAAGTATTGGTTCTGATGTTATTTCGACAATCCTAAATGGTGGTTTGCTTTCAAATACATACTTTCCCATAAAGTAATGACGACGGCCCCTATCCCACGGAAGACTACTGTGAAAAAACGCATGATAATAACCATCTTTTAGTATCGGATTAGTTCCTCCTCGACACTCACCATATTTCCAATGAGATTTAAGATCAAAATGTGTAATATACTCTGTTACTACCTCACCACTCCAATTCAACTCAAGCACCACATGGGGGTTCATTTTGTATATGCACATCAATCTGTCATCATGTACAAAATACGTCCAATTTTTTTCTACCCCGCTGTTTTGTTTGATAGATTTTCCATTAAATCCATATTTGGTGTGAATGTTGTTAATATGGGTGAACGTATTATCAAATACAAGTATTTTTTGATGTATGTTACTTAAATTTCCATAAATGTAATTTGCACAACTCACATATATTTTATCATTGTGAGTAAACACTCTCGGATCTTCATACTGTTCGTCATCAACTTCATCGATAATGTTTAGTTCCAATTTTCTATATGTTCCGAATTCATACAAATTAAGAGTATTATGCGATATGTTGTTAAAAACAACTTTTGTATTTCTTGTTATGATATAACGATTTTGTCTGAAATCAAAAACAGCAGAATTGAATTCATGATTTTTTTTGCTATATGTGAATGGAAGAATCTCAACATTTGGCGATTGTTGATTAAAAGGAATTGCAATACGGTTTTGTTCATCAACAACTTTTTCAAAGTTAAACATAACCGTTTTGTCTTCGACGCTGATATGGTCTTTTTGAAAAAGTTCAATATGTTGCTGACCAAGTTCGTGACTTGAACAAAATATTTTAGTAGTATACAATCCGAGTTTGCGAAGATCATTTACAGGCGGTGGGAAATTTGGTTCTGTAATTACAGATATAATATCACCCAAATCTGCTTTTACTTTAAGTATGTATTCGCCAGAAGGATGTATTTTAAACTCACGTTTAGATACTCCACATTTGCCTTCGACCATGATTACTAGATTTTTATCAGAACTAGTTCTGAACACCATGTAGATACATCCAGAATATCGCATCACTAATATTTTGAAAACGGTATCGGTCCAAAAAAATTTGGTTCCGTTTGCATCGGATTCGACTTCGTGTGGATGAAATCCTTTTAGTTCGAACAATTCACTATCGTATATTTCGCTGTCAAATTTCATAGTAATTTTTGAGCTACAAACAAAATATTATATCCATCGGTGATTTCATCTTTTATAACACAAAAGTTTTGAAAATGTCGATGATAATATTCGGTCAATTCACCGGGATATCCTTCGTGTTTATGGTTTGGATTATCGGGCTGTCCGTTTTTTACTTTTTCACGAAATATATTTTTGTCGGGTATCATGATGACAATGTGTCCTCCAACTTTAAGTACCCTATTCCATTCATTTAAGATGGGAACCCAATCCTCATAATCCTCAAGCAAATGACTGCTGTACACATAATCCAACACACCATCTTTAAATGGCAGATTTTTTGTTCCATCTCCTTCCCATTGAATGGGAACATCAACATCAAATCTGTTTCGGTCATATTCAATCTGAATTGAATCCGGATTAACTGGTGATCCCTGTGATCCTACATCTATTCCGTTACCTTTACAAAAGGGCTGTGTCAATGATCGACGACAATAAGTTTCTCCAAATTGCGTCGTCATTTCCTTTGTTATTTTTTCACAATATTGTTTCATAGAAATTTGTTGCACCGAGGGTCGTTTTTTATAACATCTAGCCGATTGTGTGGTCGTTTGATATACGCATTACCATAATGGACAAGTTTAGACGATTCATATCCATCGATTCCATAACATTTTTCAATGTCCAACATCAAATCGGGTCGAATTGTTTTTGACAACAAATATAAGTCTGATAAATGAGGACTTGTTTTGCCATTCAATGTTATAACGTCTGTATCGGTAACAGTATAGTTTTGAATTGTTTCAACTACATGGTTATAAAAACTTATAGGGCCAAATACTGTGGATCCACCTATCTGACATGTAGTGGTTACAATTTTATCACCATAATCGATTGGTTCGAATCCATAATTGATAACATCATAGTCGGTAAACCATCCACCTCTCGACGACATCGGTAGCCATCGAAGATAACACATTACTTCAAACTCCAAACCATTTACTGTTGGAAATTTTCTACAAATGGTATTAAAAGTCTCATAATTGGGATGTGATGTTACATCATCCATCATTAATACTACGGGCGTCCATCCATAATACGCCCAACTTTTACTCCACAAATCAATAAGTTTAATCTGATCGTTGTGTATTAAATCGACCAACTTATGATAAAACGTATAAATTTTCATTTTTCCTCTACAATAATCTCTCTGTAGTTTTCTTTTGTTTTGAAGTTATTACGGCTGTCAAAAATACAATCTTTGGCATGACTACTATATTCTTGAATAATAGATTTATTCATCGCGACGGCGAGTGACATTGGAAACGATTGGTTTCCGATGAAACATTCTGATCCGTTTATTATTTCAGCCAATTGCAATGCGTCTTTTACTTTTACATGTTCGATAGGACCAAAATTTTCACAGAAATCTAAGTGTTCATCATCCAAACCAACAAATATACAGTCGTTTTTTATGATGTTATATATGTCTTTCCATGGAAATGTATCATCTCGATATCTCTTGGAACGAGAAACCACATATTTTTTGGTAACGGTTTTTTCAACTTCAATCCACGACTGTGTATCATCAAACATCCCTCTCAACCCAACAAAATCTAAGTTCATATCAATCAACCTGTCGATTTTTTGCGAAGACCTGTACGTGGAATCGTTCCAATAATACCTAAATTCGTTAAAATTGTAATCACATTGGTTTTCCGTTTCATCGGAGTATGATACGGAATGCAAATAACCTACCTTTTTAAGAAGAGGTAGAATGAATTCGTATCGTTTGAAAGTCATTGGCTCTCTCGTACAAAATCCAGATGTCGAATTTGACTGATTGCCAATTATTAAATGACCCCCTCCAATCGTTTTTATTGCTGGCAACGAATATATGATATCACCTAGATCTCCACTGTGGTAAAATTTGTATACACCATCTTTCGGTGGACACCACTTGTTTTTCACCGGATGTATTGCTGCAAAATTATGTTTGTTATTGTATACAAATTTTGGTGTAACAATACTATCAACATTAGATGCTATTGTGCCGCAATGTACAACTTTATTTTTTGCCTCTGCCATTCCAAGCGTATCAACTATAACCTTCCCAGTGTCTAAATCCCAAGTAAACCATTTGTCTAAAATGACATTTAAGTCTCCGTTCAATAGGTCATAAAATGCCTGAGTTTTATAAACTGAACACGCTCCGTTTGTCCAAATATAATGTGGACTCTTACCAGAAACATCTCCTTGAGAAATGCAAGGGAAAGTTTTGTATGATGTATTTTCATCAATTCTATCGTGATTACATACCTCAACATCTGATAACCATTTCAACTCATCGTTATCAGTAGTATATTTGCTTACATTAAGCGATCCGTAACAGTAAATGTCGTTATCAATTGCTGTCTTAAATAAGTCATAATCCCAATTTTCTTTCAAAAATCTACAATCGGATTCAACCATTAAAAAATAGTCTAATTCATATTTCTTTGCAATAATGAGGCTCTTATAAAAAGTCCACAATCCGATTGAGTCTTTATTTTTCTTTACGACTGACAAAGGATCTTCGACTCTTATTGTATTATCCCATCCCGAATCAGAAAATAGTATTACTCCTGCATATGATTTGCTTGAATGAATGTGTTTATAAAATGTATTATTTGCATTGGAAATATCGGGTTTTGGTATATATCCAACTATTCCTACTTTCTTTCCTTCAATTTCTTTTGGTTCAAATCTAACAAGTCCACTGAAGTTAGACTTCATATTTTGCTTGAAGACATGATTTATAATGTTTACGTTTCGTCCATTAACGAATATATTTTCGATTACTGCTCCCAAAATGCGATGATCATCTGTATTTGTCAACTCTCTTGGACAAAATGATTTATGCCATGTCAATTTTACCTCTGGAAGGGTTGTTGTAAATGTTATATTGTTTTGTCCGTGGCTGATATCAAACTTTATGTCAATCTCTTCATTTTTTACGCACACATATTTATTTTCGCCATAGTGATTAAACAATGTGATTGAGTAAGTGTACTGATTATATGGATCCAATACCGAAATATGACACGATTCTTTTGTCCAACTAGATACGTTTCCGTTTTTTGATGGATCAACATTAAAATTTTCTCTTGGATAGAACCCAGAAACCAATGAAATCTCAACATCATGTTTTCTTGAATGAACATATTGAAGTTTCATCAAAGTCTGAGCATGAGTAATAGATGGTTTTGCCCATTTGTATGTGTTGTTTAAATGGATATTATAGAAAATGGGATCTGTTACGTTTTGTAATTCGTAATCTACTAGTCCATGATATGTTTTTGGTATAAATTCAGTGTGTCCACCATAATTTGTGACAATAACTTTTTTCCCACGATTATATGCTTCAAATATACCCAATCCAAATCCTTCGGTCCTTGTCAGTTGTATATAACAATCACACTGATCGTGCAATGACTGTATGACATCATATGACAATTGATCTTTTAAGTACACGATAGGTGCATGACCCGCATCTGATCGGTGATTTTTTATAATAGTTTGTATTTTGTTTCTACAAATTTCTATCTGTTCATTTGAGTAATTTTTCCCAAATGTTTTTACAATCAAGATTACATTGTCTGTTCTTATAAATGTTTTACAGAAAGATTCTATTGTTTCTTCGATACCTTTTCTTGTAATGAATTGACCAATTGTATAAAACTTATACGACTGTTTAAAATCAATACTGTTAATGTCGCCGTCAAAAAAAACTTCTCCAAATGAAGAGATTATTTGACGAAGGTCTTTGTTTTTATACGGAAACGTAACATGTATATGGGGTTCGACAACTATAGGTTTTATCACTCCACTTTTTTCAAAAGTGTCTTTGTTCCATTGTGTTGGAACACTTACGATATTAACCCGGCTTTGGTTTATACAATTTACTAACTCGACCGGAAGTTGATCAAACTCCCACACGGTTCTACCTATTACATATCTATTTGTACCGATTTTCTCTTTTGATAGAAGAGACTCCCAAATGTTTGGTGTTGTGTGTACAATGACTGTATCATAAAAATGACCTACGGATTGATTATGTGATGTGATATATTCATCAAATTCAGTCTTTTCTACGTTCCGAGAATCATCCAAATCGACAGTCTGTATTTTTACCGAAAACTTTTTTTGGATCAAATCATAAATATATCCTTTAGCAGCGTTTGCGTATCCGCTTGTACCCGATTGTGTTATATACAAAATCTTGGATTTATCACGGAGTGAACCTACATAAGTTGGTAAAATGTTGAAAACAGACTTGTCCATATGAAGATTATTGTCGTGGGTTTTTGAACTCTACAATTATATCCGGATACTTTCCAACAAACATTCTAAACTGTGCTACTTCCAACGCCGGATAATAATGTGTTTCGACGACAATCTTATTAGATTGTTCGGATTCGTAATTGGCAAACTTAAACCATTGTTTGTGAGCCCAATTGTCCCAAATTTCTTTTAGTATCTGTTTCTTATTCATGTTGTGTCTTTGTTTCTAACAATTTTCCTTCAAAAAACTTTTCTTGCAATCGACGTTTACAAAAAAATCTCTCCATATTAGCATTATCAATATCTTTTCCAACAGATACTTCATTACTAGAACGTATTTTGTCTACCAAATGAAATGTATCTTCGTTTGCTCTAAACAAAGATCTATATTCTTTAGAGTTCATGATATCCCTCATTTTTTCATAACCAAAAGTTTGCTCTAATTCATTGAACAAACAATTGTATGCGATAGAGCTTGATTTGTGTCTCAGAGGGTCAGTACAGTTGATCATTTTGACAGCATAAATACTCAGGATATCGAAAGCATATGCTTCGTCTACACTTATTTTTACCATGTTGATAATTATCCGCCGATTGGAATGATCTTTATTTTTATTTTGTTGGCTTTGGCATAATCATACACATTATTGTCTTCTGTGTAAGGGTATCCATTAGAATAAATTACGAATTCACGATTTGTGCATCCATTTTCTATTCTATTAAACCAAGATTTAGATCCAAACATTTGTTTTATTTGATCGATACGTTTCATTTTCTAAGATCTGTAAGAAGTTTACTAATACATGCCATAAAAGACACTTCTTTCAATGCACCAACAACCAATGCACTCTGATACATATATTCTGCAATGATAACAGTCGCAATTACTTGTTTTCCCGGAGCATACTCGTCAACTTTGTTATACAACAATTCAAAGTATTCGTCAAATTGTGTAATGTCCGCATCCGCAATAAATTGCCGAATCTCGTTGAACGCAGCAGGCTTTCCAATTCCATTTTTCAACTGATAAATCAACTTTTCATGAATGTCTGTTTTAAGAGCGTTCTCCTTTGAAATTTTCAACACACCGTTGATAGAATTCTGTTGAGAAAAATTGATGACCTTACGAATGTCGGGATAATACGTGTTAACAATATATCCAATGTCTTCTGGTGTGTATGACACCTTTTCGTCATTAAGAATCTTAGTCAAATGAATCGCCACCTCTCTTTTAGAAAGAGGAGAAATCTGATATGTCTGACATCTTGACACCAATGGTCCGATAATTCTTTCATAATAGTTACACGTAAGAATAAACCGGGTAGTAGCAGAAAACGTCTCCATCATGTTACGTAGAGCCGCTTGTGAGTTTGCTGACAAATAATCGCACTCGTCCAGAATTACCACTTTTAGTGGTTTGAAACCAGCAGATGATGCAAAACTTTTGACCCTAGTTCTAATGTTTTCCACACCTGTTTCGTCAGATGCGTTGACATACATCACATCACAATTGATGTTTTTTGTAATCAATTTAGCCAGTGTGGTCTTTCCTGTACCAGCACCACCATAAAACAACAGATGTGGAATGTCTTTCTTTTCTTGCAAAAGAAACCCAATGGTTGTCTTCAATGATTCATTTCCAATGTAATTTTGCAAAGTAGTTGGTCGATATTTTTCGACCCACAACGAGTGTGCATTGGTTTCTGGTCTAACTTCTTCTTCAAATAGGTCATTCATAGTTTATAAGTGTGCTAACAATACATCATTCTCGACATATCCATCAAGATATTTCAATTTGTAATCGGAGTTGATTTCTTTTATTTTTGTAATGATATCGGTCACATCAAACTGATTGCTTCGTACATCTGTTTTTTCGTAATGAAAGTGGGTCTTATCTTTCACCCAACATCTCAAATCATCAATCAATATGGTATGTGATTTTATATAGTGATTTTTAATCGATTCTAATTCCAACAATAATGGCGAATTATAATCTCCTAGAGCAGTGTCACCACCAGAATAATGACCATCAAGCCAAAACGTACACACACATTCAACGTGTTCAAGCACTTTTGGCAAAACTTTATAGGAATCCCCGTGGATTATTTTTACATGGGGATGGAATCTAAACCGTTCACAACAAATATTGTAGTATTTTTCTGACAACTCAATAGATACTACAGATTTGTATCCCAACTCTAAAGCTTGTTCGATTCCATCCCCAATAAATGATCCGGTTTCTATAAACAGATCTCTAGGATATATGTCTTCCACATTAATCAGCCGACTGAACCTTGGTCATGTGATATGTAGCAACAAAGTCGCCACAAATAAATTGTACAGATGCAAGTCCCGATTCAGACACTTTGAGTACAGCATTTTCACAGTCTCCATTAGCATCCAAAATAGATTTGAAATACGTGGCGTTGAAACTCAATTCACTCTTGATGGTATCCTTTCCATCAACCGCTGGTACATCCAAAGTTACTCTATTACTGTTGATTGAACTATATCCAATAACCATCTGCAACTTCTTGCTCTTTTTGCCCATCAAAAATGTTAGCTTCTCTTCATCAGACAAAGCGTCCTTAGCACTTTTGAACTTGGAGGTAAAATCCTTGGTGAGTTCAATTTCTACTTCATATGGAGGGGTTTTCTTAAGACTCGATGACTTAGGAATAACAGTCAATTCAGCCGTCATAAACTGAATCTCCGTATTCACGTCTGAAAGGTTCAATGACGTGATTTTTCCATCATTCTCATTAACTGATACAGAAACCTCTTCGGAGAGTGCCTTGAGCATTTTTTCAAGTCTATCAGTTTCATAGACACCGATCTCAACGTCATTGGTCAAATCGGTAAAATTGTTCCATACCAAATCAATCAGAAGCGTTTTGTCTTCTGTTATTGCTTTCACACTAAGTGTCTTGTCGGCAGTGCTGACGGCCCACTTTACTGCATTGATCGTCCCTTTGAGGGAGTATTTTGAAATAAACTTTTGTAGATTTGTTTTTGTCATATTTGTAACTATTTTACTTTAACTATCTTAACTCATGAACAACACATTGTCCATTAATTATATTGTTTTGCAAATTTTTGTGGATAGTCGGTACATATAGCATAACATTGATCAATATCTCCGTTATAACCATGTTCCGGCAACACACAAATGCTGTTTGGGTATAACTTTTTACCCGGAAATGTCCATATGTAGTTTTTATTTGTCAATACCCAGTCTTCATTAGTATGCCAAAATACATTCCCATATGTGTTGGTTTTGAGTTCATAAAACGCATCACCATTTTTTGCATGAAGCCACAACCCCGTTTTAAATAAAAAATCATATGGTATTACGTATTGGGGTTCATCGTGTCCAAGATACCAATTATCATTAATATACCAAACATCTATTTCGACCTCATAACCCTTTTTGAAAGCATCTTGGATGTATGATGGATGGTTTTCTTTTTCTGGTTTGGGACCGCGAATGTTTCCTCTGTGTGATATAATTTTCATGTTACATCATATAACTTATTTGTAATTCTTCAAAAACTGCTCCAAATCTTCGGGTGTACCAAGTCCCCACATTTTTTCTATGTTAAACGTTCTTATTTTCTTGCCATCCGCAATAGCTTCATTAAATACCGGACATACGTAAAATTCGTTGTTGACCCGAGTGTTTTTAGCAATCATTTGTTCAGCGTACTTAACATAATCACTTCCTTTTCTCCAGTAGTATATGCCTACAGTTGCAATATCGCTTATAGGACGCTTTTCCGCTACCTCCGTCACATAACCCAAATCATTTACTTTAACGTAACTCCACTTAGGGTGTGTAGATGTAAACGTCAAAATATTTCCATCCAAATCAGCAGTGGTCGATGTATAAATAAACTCTTCATTGTTCCACTCAACAAATTGGTCGCTGTTTGCGATAATCAATGGTTCGTCTGTATCAATATACTGTTTTGCTAACAATGTTGTACACGCTGCTCCTTCTGTAATTCCGTCAATCTGAACAATTTCGTTGTTAGGACAAAAATTACTAAGTGTTTCTTTTAAGTTATATTTTTCAAAATGGCTGCGTTGTACGATGAAAATATATTTAGCTTCTACATTTAAGTTGTCCACAACCCATTGAATCATCGGTTTTCCACGAACATCGATCAATGGTTTAGGAAACGTATATCCCGCTTTCTCAAACCGACTTCCCGCACCCGCCATTGGTATTATTACGTTCATTTTTCCTCCTTGCCACTTTGGAACTTTTACATTTTTATTGATACAATCTATACGTTCCATGATGTGTTCATATGTTACATCAGATGGATTGTTTACTCCAAGTAAATATGATCCACTGTTATTTGCAGCATTACGACCAATAACACTATCTTCTACAATTAGAGTTTCTTTTGGTGTAAAACCGGCGTTAATCATGGATCTCAAATATATTTCCGGATGTGGTTTGTGGTGTTTAACATCCTCGTTAGATAAATAAAAATCAACATACTCCATTATCCCCAACTTCAAAAGTGTAATTTTAACACTATCACGAATACTATTGCTAGCTACCGCGATAGTATATTTTTCTTTTAATTTTCTAAGAACCTCTATAAGTCTATTATCTGGTTTCAATTCACGTAACATTTGTGAAGTATACAACTGTTTACGCAACCATATACTTTCAAACTCCATTCCGGACAATCCTTTTTCTCGACCGAGTAAATTCAATTTCTTGTGGGTACTCAATCCATCATATTTGGCAAGATGTTCGTCATAACTAATTTCGTACTTTGGATCAACGTCGCGTAACGCTTTATTGAACGCATCATAGTGAAGTTTTTTGGTTTCTACCAAAACACCATCCAAATCAAAAACAACTAGTTTAATCATAATTTACTACTTCGGCGGATATATATCAGGATGTGTATGTCCAAATAACACAAACCGATTTATTTGGTTATTTTGTTTTTTAAACATGACCAGATTCGGATCGGGTCTAATACATTGTATTTGGTTTTCTATAAACAGTTTTTGTAACAAAATATGACTGACTACCGATTGGTATTTGTGTGAAAGTTCTACTGCTCGATCATACACAGAACAGAATAATTCAAATGGTTGTCTCGTAGCGATACAGAAATTATCATCGACCCACCCTTCTCGATATCCAACATATTCGTTGTCACGTAGATAAACATGATCTACGTACAACATTATCGATTGATCATTGAGGGTTTTTATTGTATCAATATCTATTTCAGAATCCAAACACACGTCCGGACGCAATCTAATATAATAATCGTACTTAAAGTTATTTGTCAATTCGTACTGTTTTATGATTTTGTATCCACGGTTTATCTTATACAAAAAGTAAAGTGTGTTTTGTACAGCGTGTGAATATTCTAAATCATATATTTGTGTACACTGTTTGAATTCGTTAAAATCTTTTATAAATCCACATGAATATTCTGTAAATGATTCAACATCAACCGTTTTCCAATATTCATTGTATTTTTTTATACATTGTTTTGCATCATCGGTGTCCCAAAACGAGCCATGTAAATGCACGACGTGACCATCCTGAATCAACGGTTGAATCAGTTTTGTCAAATTGTCATGTACTGCATATTCAAATAAATCGGTTCTACCAGATAACAATATGGCTATATTCATAATTCAAAAAACGACTGTGCCGTTTCATCTACATAATCGAATGTCTTTATACATTTCTTGTTGGTATCTGTGTACAGATCATGTGGATCGATATAGAAATATCCGATTTTATAGTCTGCATATGCTACCGTTTTCAATTGATAATAAAGTTTTACGTTGGATTCATCGTTGCTTCTAAACTCGATGTAGTATATTCGTAAATCCGTTAGTCGATACAATTGATTTTTTGGAATTACAAACGAATTCAATTCAATTTGTTTATCAGTGAATTCAATGTATGGACCACGACCACCAATAACAACTCGTTCATAACCATTGGATATTAATGTACCAGATGATGTATATAGTTTCAGGTCGCTGCCTGATTCTGGTATTTGTAATAGACTTTTTCTTTTCATAACTCAAAAATCAAAAAACTCAGACGCTACCGCACTATTTTCGTTTGGATATTCCCACTTCAATACGTTATAGAATTCAAGAAGTTTGCTTTTCAATTCTTGTTCATACATAGCGTCTCTATCGATATATTTATCGACAAAATCCAAAATTTGTTTTGGATCGGTACCGTCGGCTTTCATAGCAATACAGTCCACACCAAACTCGTTTTGTCTTACATATACCCACTTGATCTTCTGACCGTGGAAAATTGGCGGTACTACTTTCGACAGTCCAAACTTATCAAGAAGATCATTATAAACCAACGCAGCTTTTACTTGTGCTGGGGTGCCGCTCAATATCTGAAATGGTTGTCGTTGTTTTGGATTGTAATCCTTTTTCTTGTCACCACTACGAAACTTAACACTTGTATTTTTTGCAATATCAAATGTTTTTAGACTCTTAATTGACGATTTGAAATCCAAGATTTTTTGATCAACCACTTCTCTGTCTGTCTTTTTTAAGAAATCCATGAGAATTTCTCCCATGAACTTTCTAAATTGTGGTGGAAATGATGTTCTAACAACGTCAATGCCCTTGACTTCTAGTTCATCACATACCAATCCACCTTTATTGATGATCAATTGACAGTACCGTTTTTTTGCAAGCCAAAAACTCGTCTTAGCAATAACCTCCTGTTTTGCGTCAAACCGATGTCGTTCAACATTGAACAATTTCTTTGCCATTATGCCGAACATTGTATTTACATACTTTTGTGCATCAGCAGTGACTTTCAAAATAGCATCGGTCATTTGCTTTTCATCGTTGAGATTTACATCAGGCATGGTTTGTTGAATGATAGGTAACGCACTTGCAAAACAAGAATCGGTGTCTACATAAATAACATGATCTCTGACGGTGTTGTCTTTCAATACACCACGATAATATTGGTTGATTGAACGATTAGCAGTCTTAATAATGTCCACACCTGTTAGTGTTACAGCCTCAGCATTGTCCTTATCATAAAATCGAAAGACTGGAAGACCAAGACATCCGTAAATAGAGTTGAGCAAAATCTTTTGCACCTTCTGACGAAGATCATAAAACTCATATAACTCATGGTTTCCCTCATTATGATACTTGGATGCCAACTTACGCATTTCTTTACGTTCATTGAACCACTTGATAAGAATGCTTGGAACAGTTCCTTCCTGACCAACTTCTTTTGGAAGTTTATAGATAGCACCATTGCTAGCAATGCTCATATTGGACTGAAACAACAAATTCTCCAATTCATCTTGAGTATATACAATATTACCAATGTAATACTTACTCACTTTTCGTTGTGAGAACATACGAGCATTGTACAAATACAATCGTTGATTGATGTAGTCTTCTACGGGTGTTTTAGATTTGGTGCTGTCACTTAAATTTTCATAGGACTCTATCAATTCAGCCTTACGTTCATCCAAATAACAATCATCATATTCGATACGATTGATTACTCCTACTTTAGTTTCAGGAGATATGTTAAGTGAGATGATGATATTCGGATACATTGATGTAAGATCCAAATCATAAACCCATTCGTAACGACCAGGCACAGGACTTTTAACATAAGCTCCCTCAAATCCTTCTTCTCCGTCTTCCAATCTCTGTTCATATTCGTCTCGACCCTCCATTGGTTTATTAGGTGCAACACGTCCTTTACGACGCAAGTACATCAGAATAGCACCCTCAAGGTATCTTGAAGATGTTCCAAATTGTTCGTATCCAACGTGCCCAGTATGGCAAATACTACGAGCCAAGTCGATGAATTGTGTCTTTTTGTCGATTGCCACAACGATTTTAACGTCGTTCAAGTTATAATCAATGTACTTTTTAAGATCTGCTTTATACAAATCATTCAAACTACCATGATACGTAATCTTTTCGATATTAACAACTTTTTTACCAATAGCACCCAATGCATAAGTAGGCTCGTTCTTACCACTAAACTTCTGATATAGCGTAAGATAGTCAAGACAGGAAATACCAGCTACAACCATTCGTTTAGAAAATGTATTGTAATAACATTCCTGAATTGGACTCAATCTTTTAGCAAAAGCTCCACCCATGACTCGTTTGATACGATTATACAAATATGGAACGTCAAATCCATCAATATTCCATCCCGTTACAATGGTTGGTTGGATTTCTTCCCACTTATTCATGAAGTAACTGATCAACGACTCTTCATCTGAAAAACTCAATACAGTCGTGTCGTCGGTTTCATAATTTTGGAGCTTTTGTTCCTTATCCAAAATCATGGCAATATACTTTTTGCTTACGCTTTCATACAAGGCAATAGCGGTGATTTCCTTATCTCCTTCTTCGATATTTGGAAATCCTCCTTCGCTGTCAACCTCGATATCGAAAAACAAAATACGGTGTCCTTTAGATGGTTCGTCACTATCTTCGTATGCATCAATCAGAACTCTCGTTTCGGTTGGTACGTCGCCTTCAAAAATACTAGGATCGTTTCTATTAAAAAAGGTAACCTTTTCCAATTCATCACCGTATACAGAACGATATCTTCCGCCAGCTTTCTTACGATATGCATACTTAGGCATCTTAAATTGAAGATAACCCTTTTGATCGTCCCACAAATGGACGATTTCATTCTTTTTGTCGATATAAATGTTTTGATACATAACTTATTAACTAATACCCATCTTGAGTTTCAGACTGTCATAAATAGGCAATGCTGCCTCTGTAACGGATGATTGTGCTTGTACGACTCGATCAATCAATGCTCGGTTATCAATAGATGTAAAAAGTGTTGGTTCCAGTTCGATACCTGATATAATTGGTGTTGTCAGTTTATTGACAATATACCAAAGCATCGAAATTTCGTCGTCGTTCAATGATTGGAGTTGTTCAAGATTCATCCAATCACAGTATCAATCAAGATGTTGCGTGTCAATTTATTCTAACACCGCGAACTGTCTTATCGATTGTTATAAATCTAAACTGTTTGGCAGATTCTTCAACTGTATTAACGTTCAATAGATATGATTCAGAATCGGTATTCGCTGTTTGTTTGATCGTAAAAATATTGCCTCGTTTAATAGAAGTCTCTACGCCTCGTCCTTGAAACTTTGGTGCTGGTACAACTACAGCTGTATGATTTGATTTTACAATCTCTTTCTTTTTAGAAGAATTGTCTAACAGCGTGGCGGATCCTTCAAGTACAACAACAATTGTTGTGCGATCATCTGCACTTATAACATATTTTCCTTTAGACAACACGATAGAAGCCAATGATGTAGCAACGATTGCAATGTTTTCGTCGCCAGATTTTTGATCAGAAACCACTTCAAGTTCTCCTTCTATCAAAGACAAAGAACTGTTAAATGTTGTGTAACTTGTCTTAGATGGCAATCCATCGATGTTTGAAAATGATTGATCAAAATTATCAAGTGTCAAGTGAGTAGATTCTTTGGATCTGATATAGACGTCATTAGACAAAAATAAGGTTACGTCCGAATTTGTTCCTGTTTTGATTGCATAATTTTGGTTGTTGATAGTGTATGTCTGACCGGATAATGGAGAATTAGTTGAGAGAGTATTATTCACTACATTTTCTAAAGATACAGTACCGGTTTGTTTATCTACAAAAAATACTCCTTGAGAATATAAATTAAAAGCAGTTAAAATGGATAAAAGTGAAATGACGAAAGTTTTCATACGTGAATATATAATGGACTTTTGGTTTTGGTTATGATATCATATAACTATGTCTGAAAATATAGAAGAAAAAAAGAAAAAATCGGTAAGCTTTTCCCAGTATGCTGGATGGTTCAAATGTGCACATAGTTGGTATTTGAATTATCTGAAAGGTTTAAGAGTGTATGAAGCTAGTCTAAACACCTGTTTCGGAACTGCAATTCACAATACTATTCAGAATTACATCAAAACTCTGTATACGGAAGGTCATGAAAAAGCAGATGAAATTAGTTTGGTTACCGAATTCCGTAAGGAATTTCGTAATGAGTTAGACGAAAATAAAGATAAACTAAAATATACTGAGGAAGAATATCAAGAATTTCTCACCGATGGTGAAAACATTCTCAATACATTCATTAGTTCTACAAATCGTATGAAGCATTTTCCGAGTAGGAAATATGAGTTCATTGGCGTTGAACTTCCCCTTGAAGTTCCTATCAAAAATAACGTGAATTTTATTGCGTATGTAGACTTGATCCTGAAAGATAAAACCACCGGTAAATATAAAATTTGGGATTTCAAAACCAGTTCGCTTGGTTGGAACAAGTATCAGCTTGCAGATGAAAGCAAGTTTTCACAGTTACTCTTGTACAAGGCGTTTTATTCAAAGAAATTCGACGTTCCATTGAACATGATTGATATTGAATTTTACATTTTGAAGAGAAAACTGCTTGAAAATGTAGATTTCCCACAGAATCGTATTCAGATTTTTGAACCGTCTCATGGAAAACAACACATTTCTAGTGCATTGACGACGTTTACTCAGTTTGTAGACGAATGTTTTACACCGGATGGACAATACAACGAAAACGGACGTTATCCAAAAAATCCCGGAAAAAACAAGAAGAATTGCAAATATTGTCCTCATTACAAAACAAATTGTGATGCCAAAGAAGATAAATCAGAAAAAGAGTAAATAAAAATATATACACTGTTAACGAATATATATGTATTGTTCAAAGTTATGTCAAAATCGTTAACAAGCGTAAAAGTAGATAAAGAAATCTACGAACAATTCAAACAACTATCGTCTTCAAAGAAGTTTTATTTACAAGATTTAGTGAACAAATCGCTACATCTGTTTGTAAATGATACCAACTTTAGAGATCAAATTTATAACCACCAGATATCACAATTGTCTCCAGAGAGTCAATCTGTGATTACTTCTGTTGCATCTGAACAAACATAATATGGACAAGAAAAAAATTCTATTACTTAGTGATGATCTTAGAATGAATAGCGGTGTTGCTACGATGTCTAAAGAATTAGTACGTGGCACCATTCATCATTACGATTGGGTCCAAATAGCAGGTGCTCGGGATCATCCAGAAGCCGGAAAAGTTATTGACGTTCGTGATCTAATGAAAAAAGAAACAAATGTTTCTGACCCATATTTAATGATCTATCCGGTAAACGGATATGGAAACGAAGACATATTATACTCAGTTATGGCAAAAGAAAACCCAGATGCAATCATGCATTTCACAGATCCAAGATATTGGGATTGGTTGTATGCTATTGAAAAAGAAATTAGAAAGAAAATACCCATCACATATCTTAACATTTGGGACGATTTGCCCTATCCGATGTGGAACAAACCTTTTTATCAAAGTTGTGATGCTTTGTTTAGCATAAGCAAACAAACATATAACATCAATAAATGGGTATTGGGGCCTGAAAACTGTACAACTATCAATGGAGATCTAGATAAAGAAGGAAAGCTATGCCAGTAAAAGGTAAAACACTATTGCATTATGTTCCACACGGAATAAATGATGAAACATTTAAGCCTCTGCCTTCCAATGACAAAGAATTGTTGGAAGGAAAAAAGAGATTTTACAATGGTAAGTCATATGATTATGCTGTATTTTTCAACAGTCGAAATACAAAACGAAAACAAGTATCTAATTTGTTGTTAGCATTTCGATTGTTTTGTGATTCTTTAACAAAAGAACAATCAGAAAAATGTTGTCTTATTTTACATACCGAACTAATAGGACAACACGGACATGGTACTGATCTTTTGGCAGTTAAAGAATCATTGTGCAAGGACTATCCCGTGTATTTTTCACAACAAAAGATTTCAGCAAAAGATATGAACTTGATGTACAATCTAGCTGATGTCACTGTTGGTATCGCAAGTAACGAAGGATTTGGATTAAGCGTAGCAGAATCCATCATGGCCGGAACACCCGTTATTGTGAATGTGACCGGCGGTCTTCAGGATCAAATTGGACAAGTTGACGAAAACGGCAACCCAGTAGAATTCACAAAAGAATTTTCTACAAACAACATCGGTCGTTACAAAAAACATGGATCATGGGCCAAGCCTATTTGGCCAGTTCATCACGATATGCATGGTAGTAACCAAACTCCATATATTTTTGATGACATGGCATCGATTCCAGATATCGTTGAAGCTTTAATGTACTGGTACTTGGCGGGACCAGAACTCAGAGAAAAGTGTGGAAGAGAAGGAAGACGGTGGGCCCTAAATGAAGGTGGGTTAAATGCAAAAAACATGTGCAATCAATTGATTGCTGCTATGGACTATACTATTGCAAATTTTGAACCAGAACCGTCGTTTTCGATTCACACCACTGATGATTATATCAACAACATTCAACCGGATAACCACATCGGTATGACATTTCCATCACCAGATGTAAATAAAATCAAAGAACAACTTAAAAACTTAACATGAACGTAAAAAAAGTATCAGAACACGCTAAAATTCCATCCAAAGCATCGTCACTGGCTGCTGGCTACGATCTATACGCCATCGAAAGTCATGTTTTGAAGCCAGGCGAAAGAAAAATTTTCAAAACAGGTATAGCATTAGCAATTCCAGAAGGAACATATGGACGTATTGCACCACGAAGTGGTTTAGCCGTAAAACACGGAATTGATGTACTCGCAGGAGTCATTGACGCAGATTACCGAGGTGAACTTCTCGTTGCATTAGTGAACCATGGAGATAAAAATGTTACACTACCGATTATCAAAGATGGAAAAGAAACAGCCATAGCTCAAATCATCTTTGAAAAGTATTCGGACTACACGTTCACAGAGACCGATAATCTAGATGAAACAGATCGTGGAACAGGTGGATTTGGAAGTACCGATGCACAAAAAAATCCAGTCAAGTCGTCGCCAAGAACATTGGAAGACTTGTTAAAGATCAAAGAAGCACAAATTAGCGTAGGTCAGAAATATTCAGAAGCTATCAGAGAACGAGACAATAAAATTTTCAACAAATAACTATGAGTAAACCATTATGTGTTATACAAGCCCCAGTATTTAGCCGTAGCGGATATGGCGATTGGGCAAAAGAAGTCGCAAAAAGCATCATTAGATACGATAAATTCGATGTAAAAATCGCAGCTACAAAATGGGGCGCAAATGTACTCAAACGCAATGTAGAGGATTTGGACATGTCGGATCCAATGAACAAACTGTTGTTTGAAAAAACTATTCGTGAACCATTGAATAGACAACCAGACTTGTTTATTCAAATTTCTATCCCAAATGAATTCAATCCTATTGGAAAATACAACATTGGAATGACGGCTGGTATCGAAACCACAGCAGCACCCGGTGAATGGATCGATGGACTGAACAGAATGAACATGAACGTCGTTACATCCAAGCATTCCGAAAAAGTATTTCTTGATGCCGAGTATGTAAAAACTTACAAAGATGGAAGTGGAAGAACCGAAAAACTCAAAGTTGAAAAACCTTTGGAGGTATGTTTCTGGGGTGCAAATACAAATGTGTATAAAAAGACAGATGAGAAAGTAGAATCTGTAGAAAAAATCATGTCTACTATTCCTGAGAACTTTGCATTTTTGTTTGTAGGTCAGTGGACTAGTTCGTCTCCATTCACAGATCGAAAAGACATAGGCAACCTGATTAAGACGTTTCTTGAGACCTTTAAAGATCGAAGTCAAAAGCCTTGTTTGATTTTGAAAACTAGTGGCACAAACTTTTCAAAGATGGATCGTGCTGACACCCTCAAAAAAATCAAAATTGTAGAATCTATGGTCGGTGGTGATCTTCCGAAGGTATATCTTGTACACGGCGAACTAACTGACGTTGAAATGAACGCTTTGTATAATCATGAAAAGGTTAAATGTCATGTTTCATTTACTCACGGCGAAGGATTTGGACATCCTCTTTTGTTAGCGTCATTGAGTGGAAAACCCGTACTTGCTCCTAATTGGAGTGGACATTTAGATTTTCTATCATCAAATCCAGAAAATCTTCTACAAGGAAAAGTCGAACAAATCAATCCCGCTGCTGCAAATCAGTGGTTAATAAAGGAATCTGGTTGGTTCAATGTGTCATATGGGCTCGCACAAGACAAACTGAAAAATATGTTCTTTGGAATGAGTCAAAAAACAAAAGATAAAGCAGAAGAATTGGGTAAACGAAACTCTACGGAATTTTCATTGGAGGCAATGGATAAAGTTTTACACGGACTGTTAGATAGTTATGTACCAAAGTTTGCAGTCGAACAAAAAATTGTTATTCCTCAACTCAAAGTTCCTACAACCCCTAAACCACCTACTCCATGAGTGATATTTTGATATCGTATCTAATCACCACCCACAATGAAGGAGAAAACCTTCAAAAATTGTTTTGGAGAGTAGCTTATGAATCCGGTGATCACACCAAAGAAATTGTTGTTGTAGATGACTATTCTACAGATGAAAAAACCATCGAAATACTAACTCGATGGAGTAACAACAAATCTATCAAACTACATAAGCATGCTCTGAACGACCATTATGGAGAACATAAGAATTATGGAAACTCTTTGTGCAATGGAAAGTACATATTTCAAATCGATGGTGACGAACTTCCAAACGAAATACTGTTGTTAAACTTGCCTTCAATCTTCGAATCAAATCCTCAGATTGATGTATTTCATGTTCCACGAAAAAACATGTTTATTGGGATGACTGACCTCGACATCAAGAAATGGGGGTGGAGAACCAATAAAGATGGATTGGTCAATTGGCCAGATTATCAAAGTAGAATCTATAAAAATGACCCTAGAATCAAGTGGGAACGAAAGTTGCACGAAACGATTGTTGGAATGGACAAATATTCGTACATTCCGGATGTATATGAACTATCATTGTATCACGAAAAAACGATAGAGAAACAGCGCAACGACAATGAAAGATACATGTCCAAATTTTCAGCTGATGATAACATAAGAAAATGATATGATTACATGTAAGATCGGTACACACGGACGTTTGGGCAATCAAATGTTTCAATATGCTGCCCTACTTGGCATTGCATCAAAACAAAATTGTGAATATGGTATAAATTATGATATCGGTGACTCCAAAACATGGAGAGAGTTTGGTGTAGATAATAGAAGAGATATATTGTCATTGAATAAGTGTTTTAATTTGTCGGCAAAACATACAACACAATCGTATCCAGAAATAACCGAGGGTGATCAAAACTTTCATTTTCAAGATAGATTCTTTAATACAGGAGACAACGTAAATCTGCGTGGATATTTTCAAACCAACAAGTATTTTGACCATGTAAACGATCTGGTTAAAAAAGAATTTACGTTTCACGATGATATTATTTCTGAAGCAAGATCGTTTGTTGATCCAAAAAAAGATCAAGAAACCGTATCTATTCACGTGCGTCGTGGAGATTATTTAGATTTCCCATGGCACGGAGGAATTTGTACAACAGACTATTACAACAAAGCATTGACTACATATTTTTCAGACAAACCTTACAATTTTATTGTTTTAACAGACGATATCAACTGGGCCAAATCAACTTTTGCTGGATCAGATAATTTTTTCATCTCTGAAAGCAAAAATCAATATGTAGATTTGTGTATCATGACCATGTGTGATCATTATATTTTAGCAAATAGTTCATATAGTTGGTGGGGTTGTTGGCTTAGTAAGTCCAATTCCAAAAAAACCGTGGCGCCTTCTAGATGGTTTAAAGAACACCTTAAAGATCTTGACACCAAAGACTTATATCAACCCGACTGGCTTCTTCTATGAAAACATTTGATGCTGGCAAACTCTACAAACAATCGGATTTAAAAAACATGAACGGCGATAACTCATATATTAGCGATAAAGCAAGACGACGAAATGCTGATCCTGCGTTGTTACGGGTTCTTGAGACACAGCAAACCAACACAGTTAAAGAAACTATATCGATTCCCAATTACAACCAAAACGAAAATACTTTTTTGTCGGATTGTATCAACAAAACAAATAGCCTAAAAAAGGGACAGATAACAATAAAGCATGCAAAATCAACAACAAATGGGTTTGTAAAGTTGACGGATGCTACTTTCATAATACCCGTAAAAATTGACAGCAACGACAGACTACAGAACTTTCATGCAACGATAAATTATCTATCAACCAATTTAGATACCAATATCATAATCTATGAAATGGATGAACATTCAAAGTTACAAAATATTGTCAAAGACAATGTAACACACATTTTTGAACAAAACGATACTCAAATATTTCATAGAACTAGATATCTAAATTACATGTTAAACATGTCAAAAACACCAATAACGGTGAATTATGATATAGATGTTGTGCTTCCTGTTGAATCTTATGTGGAAGCGTGTAAAAAAATTCTAAATGAAAACTATGATTTGGTATATCCGTATGGCTACGGAAACTTTCAACACAAGGTAAACCCGTCTGGTAGAGACAAGATTATTGTGGATCCGTCACTTACAAAATTGGTAGACTCTGATTTTGAAACAATGTATTTTCTAAGTTGGTTCGGACATTGCCAATTTTTCAATACAAATACTTATAAACAATATGGTGGTGAAAATGAGTATTTTGTATCATATGGCCCCGAAGACTTTGAACGATACAGTCGTTTTGTAAATTTAGAAACAAAAGTATTACATTTAAAAGATAGAATTGTTTATCACTTTGAACACGAACGTGGTTCAAATTCTTCTTCAAAAAATCCATTTTTTTCACAAAACGACCGTTTATACAACATCTTAAAATCGAAGCCAAAAGAATATTTGCAAGCATACTATACGCGCGTGGAATACACAGATAAATATAAGGTGTGATATGAACATACACGTTGTTACATTTTCAAATTACAAATACACAGATCATCAAATGAATTTGAAAGAATATTCAAAATCGTTAAATTTGAATACCTTTACATACACGTTTGATCAATTAAAAACTACGTCGTTTTATGCCGAAAACAAAACAATTTTGGATAGAGAACGAGGGAGTGGGTTTTGTCTGTGGAAACCACACATTATATTGGATGCGTTAACCCAAATACCACATGGAGATGTTGTGTTTTATATCGATTGTGCAGACATATACACTGGAGAGGCAATCGACGTTATAAAAGAAAACATGACAAGTCCATCAATGTTGTTTCTAAAAGGTTCATTCAAAAATAAAATGTATACAAAACGAGATACCTTTTATTATATGAACTGTGACTCACATCATTATTGGGACGAAATTCAATGTGAAGCTGGTATATGTGCATTTAAAAATACCGACGAATCCAAAGATTTTATATCAGAATGGCTTGGATATTGTAAAGATGCACGTATTATCACTGACGATCCAAATGTTTGTGGTCTTCCTAACTTACCAGAATATGTCGATCACAGATATGATCAGAGTGTACTATCAAATTTAATAATAAAACACAACAAACAATACTTTCCTAGTATATTGCGATGTTTTGTAAAATGTAATGTAAATGACGTGAAATAATATGCTGAGTGTAAATTTAACGGTTCATAACAAAGGGTTTCTTTTACAACGTGTTCTCGATGGTATTAAAGAAAATACAGTCGGTCCATACGAACTTGTAATTGTACTAGATGGTTGTACTGATGAATCTGAATCTATTGTAGATCGGTTCATGTTATCCAACCCATCCATAAAAACAAAAAAACTATATGCCCCAAATGTATTCGAAACACAAGCAAACAATTTGGCTGCAAAAAATAGTGACGGAGATCATATTATCATTGTTCAAGATGATATGATTGTCAAGGAACACGGATGGAACATACGAATGTTAAAACCGATATACACGTTCGGAGATGTGTTTGCGGTAACGGCCAGAATGGCTCACAATTGGATTTTGAATCCTCAATCAAAAGATGTACATGTATCAGAATTTCACGGAAACGATTGGGCCGATATTTTGTTTCACACAGATCACGCAGATAGAAGAAATATAGATCGAAACACGTTCGCTATGCGTGATTCTGTCAATCGAGGACCGTTATTGTTGAAACACAGCGTCTTACAAGAATTGAATTATTTTGATGAATCATTTTCTCCACAGGATATGGATGATCATGATTTGTGTTATAGAGCGTTTAAAAAAGGATACAAATCCGGATGTTATTGGATCGATTTTGAATCACAAGATGTGTGGGGTGGTACAAGAGAAAACAACAGACCCAAAAAATGGTTGTTGATGTCCAATTTCAAAAATTCAAAAATTGTATTATCTCGACATCGTGATTTGATCTGTGGTCCCAAACGAAACCAAAACCTATATTTACCATGAAATTTTCAGAGACGTTTAAATCTACATATTATCCGTTGATGTTCAAACCGGGACATCCTTCCAATCCAATACGTAACAGAGGTGATAACTTTCAGTTTATATTTGAATATTTGGAGAAAATATCAAACCCGGTAATCTTGGAGACTGGCGTCATGCGTTCGGATCACGGTGATATGGCCTTTGGTGACGATGGATGTAGCTCCTTTTTGTTTGATCAATTTATAAATGTACATGGTGGAAGTTTTACTTCAGTGGATATAAACGAAAAAAACTGTTCACATGCTCGTTCTAAAGTGAGTAAAAAATCAAACATAATATGTTCAGACTCAATTCCATTTCTTTGGGGATACAAAGAAAAAGTAGATATGGTTTATCTCGACTCATTTGATTTGGATACAAAAAACCCAATGCCGTCACAAATTCATCATCTGAAAGAACTTTGTGCGATCATGAAGAATTTACAACCACATACACTTATCGTTATAGACGATCATATAAATAAAGATAGTATGGCCAAAGGATATCTGATAAAGGAATTTATGGCACAAATTGGAAAATCTCCTATTTTTGAAAACTACCAATTGGGTTTTATTTTTGGGTCATGATACACGGAATCAAATCTTATTTTGGTGGACTAGGTGACACGCTGCAATTCTCCACTTTACCAGAACGTTTTCATGAACAGGGTCATGAGGTGTTTCTTACCAACGACGCACCGTTTCGAAGCGCATCAACAAGATCCATAGTATGGGATAAAAATCCATACATAAAAGGGCAATCAGATGTCAAATGGACATTGGGAGATATTCCCGGAAGATCATACGAAAATCGATTCGATGATTTTATCAAAAACTGGGAATATATTCATGGATTGGTTCCAAAAAACAGCTTTCCAAAGATATACTATCAACCAAAAAACGATATATCAAACATTGATGTGTTAATTGATTTGGGATCTATTACCGTATCATATGATATAGACCGTGTTGTAAAATACATAAAGTCAACATATACAAATGTCAAATTGATTGTAAACAAAAATTCTTCCGGATTAACATTTGGATTTGAATACATTGAGGTACCGGATCTTACTACATATGTTGACTTGATCAACTGTTGTCATACTTTTGTTTCTTTAAATTCAGGACCTCATATGTTGGCATCGTCCATTCGACATATTAACCAAAATTTCAAACAAATCTGTATAATGTCGTCACATATCAAACCAAATACTAACGAAAGTTGGTATGATTATCAAATGAAAACAAAATTTTTTGTCGTTCCGTCTGTGGAATACATCAAAATATAAACTATGAATGGATACATTAAATATGCAAAAAACGTTTTTTCTCAGAATGGAGAAGACGGTATTATAGAACAGTTGTTTAAAGAATTACACATTTCTAATGGAGTCGTTGTTGAATTTGGAGCATGGGACGGCATATATTTGAGTAACGTATTTAACTTATGGAAAGATCAGAGATTTAATGCGATATTGATCGAAGGAAACAAATCTCGATGTGTGGATTTAAACGATCTATCATCAAAAAATAAAAACATAGAATGTATCAACGCATTTATTGAACCAGACATAAATCACAACAATTCGATAGATAACATTCTCACAAAATCGAAATTTAACTTGACGGATGACGAATTTTGTTTGATGTCGATAGATGTAGACTCCTGCGACTGTTTGATATTTGAATCAATGAACAAATTTCGTCCAAAAATTGTTCTAATAGAAACAAATAGTAACTATACTGTGGATCAAGAATTCAAATCTTCAGGTGGATGTTCTATTTTATCCGTATCAAAATTAGCACAAACAAAAGGGTATAAAATGGTTTGCTATACAGGTAATGCAATATTGGTTAGAAATGATCTTCTGAACCAGTTATCGTTTGTTCCCGAGTCATTAGAACAATTATATGTAACAACGGACTATATTGAAAACGTACTTCAAAAAATAGATTCGTTTGGAAATATATCAAATCAAGTATATTACAAATCTAATAGTTATTCGGTGCTTATAACAAAAGAAAGAAACTCAATTTTATGCAAATAGCCGTTACGGGAGATATCGCGATACGAGATAAACACAAAATCACTGGCTTTATTGATGCTTTTTCGAGCATACAATCTACACATCATTTTGCACCCCCTCTTCGAAATCACATTTCAAACAAATACATAGACGTATTGTTTGGAGAATCTGGAGATTTTTTCGACATTCCATATACAAACATAACAAACGTATTTTTGTGGTCAGTATTTGATATTGAACAACTTGCTGCAAAAAATCCACAAACAAACTTTTATCTTTGTTCAAAAAGCATATTACACGATAACGATGTAATCGAAGAATATCTTACAAAGGGGTTCGATCCAGAATATCAAAGATATGGTTTGGAGGGTATCAACGTTATAGAGTTCAGAAAAAAAATTGCAAAAAGTAAAAAAATCAATGAACACCTTTATCAGTTAACGGATAATTTGTTCTATATGTACATTCCATGTTCTCTAGCACAGTCAAATATTCGTCGATCTGTGAACAAAGACGTTGATGTTACATATTTTGGCACCCTCAACAACAGACCAAATGTCGTAAAAATTCTAAATGTTCTTGAACGTAGAGGATTCAAAGTAACATATAATCGAAACGGATTTATTAGTCCAGAAGAGTGTATCGGTTATTATAACAGGTCTATTGTCACTCTCCACGAACAAGTTGGACCAGTACATTTAGAGTATCCAGTAAGACTTGGGGAATCGTCCATGTGTAACTCAAAAGTATTTGCACTAAATCCGATAGAACAAATGAAAACTTTTGCAAAGAATCATAGCACTGTTCCGGATCACGAATCATTCAATAACACCGATGAAATGATTAACGCTATAGAATCGTATATTACGAAATATAAAAACACAAATACTGGGTTTGTACATGACAAACCAAATACATATAAACATTACGCAAATATGATGGTTGATTTATGCAAATGAAATCATACGACCTTTTGATAGTGGGTAGTGGTATGTTTGGTAGTGTTTTTGCACAACAAGCAACTGAACATGGACTAAAATGTTTGATCATTGACAAACGGACGCATAATGCTGGAAACGTGTACACAGAAAATGTCAACGGCATCAACGTCCACAAATATGGTCCTCACATTTTTAGAACATCCAATGCAGACGTATGGACATACGTCAATAGATTTGCAAAATTCAACCACTTTACTAATCGTGTAAAGGTAAACTATCAAAATCAAATATACTCGTTTCCGATCAATTTGTTTACATTGTATCAAATCTTCGGATGCAACACTCCAGAAGAAGCTATAAATAAACTAAATGAAGTTCGTGTCAAAATTGATAACCCTTCAAACTTAGAGGAACATCTTTTATCTACGGTTGGAGAAGAGATTTATTTGAAATTTTTTCATGGATATACTAAAAAACAATGGGGACGAGAACCCAAAGAATTACCTAAAAGCATAATTTCCAGAATACCAATACGTACCAACTTTGACGATAACTATTTCTATGATTGTCATCAAGGCATTCCTATTGGAGGATACACACGTATGTTGGAAAACATGCAAGAAGGATGTGATGTTATCCTCAACGAAGATTATTTGAAAAACCAAGATAAATGGGACAATCTAGCAAAAAAGGTGGTTTATACTGGTGCATTAGATGAATTTTGTGATTACAAATATGGAGAACTTGAATATCGAAGTCTTCGTTTCGAAGAATATAGATTAAACAAACCAGATTATCAAGGATGTGCTGTAATGAACTTTACAGAACAATCAATTCCATACACTCGTATTGTCGAACACAAACATTTTGAGTTTGGTACGCAAGACTTTACAATTATATCAAAAGAATTTCCACAAACGTGGGAACGTGGAAAAGAAAAATACTATCCGATCAATGATGAAAAAAATATGCACCGTTATCAACAATATCGATTATTATTCTCAGAAGACTCAAAATACATATTTGGCGGTCGATTAGCTGAGTATAAGTATTATGATATGCATCAGGTAATATCTTCTGCTATGCATAAGTTTAAGAAACACATCCTATGAAAATTCAAATAGTTACACATCTTCTACCCCATGAACTTGACGAATTTGAACGTCAACTAACTGTTTTGAGTCAAGAAGTTATTGATTCTGCGGAAGTTACATTGGATGTAACTCTTAATCTAAACACTGTAAATTGGGATCAAACCAAAATTCCGAAAGAGTTTTTCATAGAAAAGTTTGAATCGCTTACGAAATATGTAACACACACATCGTGGGCAAAAAACTATATTTTTGACGTGGATGACTATGGTTCATGTAGAGGTATTAACGACAAAAGACGAAACAGTGTACGTAAATTCGGAAATAGTGTAGATGCATTCATCTATCTTGATTCTGATTTGGTATTTCCCGTTGGGATTTTGGCTTACGCTATACATTGTGCTAAACACATTTCCAACAAGTATTATATCGTTTCTCCACAAATAACAAAAATATGGGATTCTACATGGGACCATTTGGTAAATTCACAGTTTATTGACAACAAGTACGGCAGTGAACGAACCATCAACCCATATTTCGAGGTAAATAGAAAATCATACTCTGATTCGGTCAATCTTATGCCATGCAATCCAATAAAGTTTGGTGGTGGATGGTTTAACATGATCAGTTCTAATTTACTGACTCACACCGATATTCCAGACGTATTGGGTCCATACGGTGTAGATGATACCTATGTTATGTTTGCTGCGCAAATAATGAAACTAAACAAGATCGACGTTGAACAATATCTGATGAACAATATAATTGTAGCAGAGAACTATTTGTTGCGGTCAAACCCATACAAAAACTACGTGGTATACTTTGAGGATAGAAACAACTTCAAGAGTAAGGCTGAGGCGGCGTTAGGCAGGTGCCTACAAGAGTTTCAGATCAAAAACCAATACACTATCAGATCTGCCCTATGAACTTTGTAAACACAATATGCTTTTCGACGGTAACACTTATACTTTGGTTCAATACTGAAGCATTTATCGAATACTCAAAACTGTTCAAGTTAACAAAGATATTCAAAATCGACCAATTTGAAGAAGCATACAAAAACGATTTTACATTAGAATATCTTCCTTGGTTAAAATCGACTTATCCGTGTTTCTTTACAAAATTGATATCGTGTCCTTGGTGTATAGGATTTTGGATTAACATACTATCGTCTATTTTCTTTAATACAATCGATACCGTGTGTGTTCAATACTTAATATCAATGGTGTTATATTTTACCATAACGAACAAGATTCTATGACGATCAATAATTTTACGGAGTTTTACAATTTGCTTAAAAACAATGATGCCATTTCAAATACGATTGGTGGTATGAAGGATTATATTTTGCTTGTCGAGTCTTATAGAGACATGTGTTCGTGTAATCGAAAAGCAGAAAAAATCAGACTTAAAATGGAATGTGAAACACAATATAGATTGTTGGTGACATCTACAATAGCAGCCAATATCAATGTGTTTTTTACCGTATTAGATCAACCAAAAATTACGTTTGTTCACAACAACGCAATTATCCGGTCGTTTTCTCGGTCTTGAAAATGTATCGATCCTTAGTCAATATGATTCTTGGATCTTCTCTCAATGTATTTCGATATGGAGTAAACGATATTTGTCTACCCCAGTTCAAGTAATCAAGAATATCACGTTTTGAAACACATTTGTTTTGTTCAATAAACTTAACAATATCAGTATACGCCTTACTTCTCTTTATTACTTCGTATTCATCAAATATACTCCACTCATCGAACCATTGAAGCACGGTATTTTTATAACTAAGACTATCCGCGATTTCTTTCATTTCGTTTGCGTGATCGACTTTGAAGTTTTTATTATCCAATGCTGCCTCAAGCTTATTCAAAAACTCTGCCTCGTTTTCGTAAAATAACGGATAGTCGGGGCCAACCATTTCAGGATAGCATAGTTTCTTTGGAAGAAGATATGGAAGACCTCTTGTTAATCCATCGGTTACACTCAAAGACCATGCACTATATGTCTGAAAATATCCAACTCCGACGTGCATTTGTTTGATGAAGTCAAAATATTTGTTTCGTTCTAACTCGACACGTTTGATGTAAGGACGACATTCGTCAGCAAGAGTCACATATACAGTAAAATCTTGTCGTTTTTCCCACAACTTATCCATGACTTGTACAAAACTGTTCCATCCTGTATAGTCATTTGGTCGGTGATTGAAAAATATGCTTTTATCAATCGTTTTATTGGTGTTGTCAAAATCACTATCGCTTGATAGATAATGTGGTTGAATAATTCTATTCAGTTTGTTTATTACTTCTGCACTAAATGTTCTTTCGGCACGTTGTAATACCAATTCTTTCAACCACTTTGAGTTGACACCACATTGTTCCATCTCCAACGTACCTAGAATATTGAGATCAAATACGTTTTTGCTGTATCCGGTGTTTTCTTCGACTTCATACCAATGACAGTATCCAACAATTTTAGGACGAATTCCAGCATTGTTGTAAATATAATTAGCCAATTGTAGTGTATGTTCTGGCAGATGAGAATAGATTATGTCATAATCCTGATTATGTACATCAAGAATATTTGCAACTTTATCCACATCGAAATGAACTCGCATCGTATTTGGATAAGTCGGGAATTTGTAAATAAGTTGTTCAGTATTTTCATATTGCAACAGTTTTGTATGAGCAGGCGTTACAATAGTCCAAAATATATCATCGCGAACCGATTTCAATGCTTTAATAACATTTGATAATACAATAACATACGAGTCTTTTTCAAGATTTTCAGAGTATGTAATGTTTGGCCATACTAAAACCTTATGTTTGTACTCTTTATCGGACGATTCAATTTCAAAAAATTCACTCATGATATATACGACAATATAGTCTGCTTTAACGCATTTGTAAAGTTGTTATAATTAAGATCACCAAACTCTGCAATGAGATCGGTATTATCAATCGCATAACGCAAATCGTGACCCTTTCGATCATTCACATATTTTACCCATGTCCAATCAACATCAATACCTGTTAACAATGAATATTGTTCTTTTATCGCTGTAATCAATTGGATATTGGTCATCTCATTATCACCACCTATTAAGTATTGTTTTCCAATTGTTCCCTGATAAAGTATTTTTACCAACATGTTTACATGATCTTTTACGTAAATCCAATCACGAATATTTGTTCCGGTTCCGTACAGTGGAATCGGAGTTTTATTTCTCAAATTCCGAATGCACGTTGGTATCATCTTTTCTTTATGTTGTCGAGGACCAAAATTGTTGCTACAATTGGTTATGATTGCTGGAAATCTGTGTGTTCTTACAAAACTTCTTACCAATAAATCACTTGCAGCTTTACTGGCTGCATATGGACTGTTTGGTCTATATGGACTACGCACAGTGAATCGTTCATCTGTATAGTCCAAACTTCCAAACACTTCGTCCGTTGATACATGAATAAACCTAATGTTCGTCGTCTTTGAATATTTCAAACAATCTGTCAAAAGTTTGTGTGTTCCAACGATGTTTGTTTGTATAAAAGGATCACTATCATTGATGCTATTATCAACGTGACTTTCAGCCGCAAAATGTACTATGTCGGTGATATGATACGATTTTAGCAAAAAATCAATTGGATTTTTAGAAATATCCAGACTGTAGTGATGATATCTTTCATTGTTTGAAAATGAAAGTTGTTTATTGGCTGCATACGACATGTTATCCACATTCACAATGGAATATACATTGTCACGTTTTAACATTTCATCTATAAAATGTGATCCTATAAAACCACATCCGCCGGTAACAAGCAAGTTCATGAGATCCAATTTGTTAAACAATAATCCAATGCTTCGTCTACATCTCGCATTTTAATACCAGCATCCAATAACTTTTTATTACTCATCACACAATTTGATCTAGGTGTTTTTGCAGCGATCTTGTAAAAGTCTTCTTCATTTTCAAAAAATTCAAACACTTTGTCTTTAGCGATTGTATTTTGCATTTTTTGAATAACATGTTTGGTGGTTATAAAACCAGTGTTTGTAACATTGTAGATTCCATACGGAACTTCTTTTACCAATGTTTCTATACAAGCATTTACAAATTCTTGTTTATTAGATATAGAGTTTTCTGCGTCCAAAAGTTTTTTGTAATTCAACATTTTAGACAAATAATTTCGAGAGTTGTTTTTCTCTTCAAATGGTATACGCAGTCTCCATATATAATGTTTGTTTCCATTTTTCTTTATTATGTCTTCTGCAAGAGCTTTAGTTCCGCTATAAAAACTACAATTGTTTTGTTCAAAACTAAAATTTGGTCGATCATGTTCTGTAAATGGTTGTCCATCTAATCTACGACCCGTATAAATACATCCAGATGATACATGTCCAAACGTGATGTTGTTATCAGCACAAAAAATAGATACCATTTCTGGTACAACGACGTTTCCATATATCGCATTATGTTTGTCAGTCTCACAAGCATCTACGTTTGGTTTGCCGGTATATCCAGCGCAGTTAATAACTGCTGTCAATTTTAATGTTTTGTGTAACATTTTAAGCTGATTAAACGTCAATTCCTTTGTGGGTACTGTACAACTTCGTGTAGGTATACCCCTTTGAAACAGTTGTCTATAAAATTCTGTACCAATATATCCCGTTGATCCAAGTAATAATATCATAAAGATTCTAAGTATGTTCTATATTCCGATTTTGGTAGTTTGCTTATTAACGTCTTGAATTGTTTTTTATCAATGAACCCTTGATTCAAACAATCTTCTTCAATACACGCTATTTTACACCCCTGTCGTTCTTGCACTGTTTGTACATAATTACTTGCCTGTGATAAAGTAGAAGGTACACCAGCATCCAGCCAAACAGTTCCTTTTGGCATCCTAACCACGTTCAAATCGTTGGTTTCAAGATATTTTTGGTTGATGTCCGTGATTTCTAGTTCACCTCGTTTAGAGGGTTTTAGTTGTTTCGCTATACTCACGACTCTGTTGTCGTAGAAATATAGGCCAGGAACGGCGTATTTTGTCTTAGGTGAGGTTGGTTTTTCCTCAATGGACAAAACCTTACCGTCATCGTTAAATTCAACCACACCATATTCCTGTGGATTATTGACTTTGTAAGCAAATACAACCGCACCGGTGAAATCGACTCTCATTCGATTAAACCCATGGAAAATATTATCACCGAGAATCAAAGATACACTGTCATCTCCGATAAAATCTTCAGCGATAATAAAAGACTGGGCAATACCATCTGGTTTTGGTTGAACTTTATATGTCAAGTTTAATCCAAGTTTATTACCGTCGCCAAACAACCGTTCATATAGAGGCAAAAAATCGTAAGATGAAATGATGCATATATCCTTTATCCCACACGATATAAGTGTAGACAAAGGATAGTATATCATTGGTTTGTCATACACAGGCAATAGTTGTTTATTGACCACCGTTGTTAGTGGATATAATCTAGAACCAGTGCCGCCTGATAGAATGATTCCTTTCATTTTCCAAATATTCGTTCGTAAATAGGAGAAATCAATGTATTAAGATACTCGTCCCTAACAATATCATCATATGTCTTCCCATCTGATTTTATATGTGGCCACGCAACAGTATAATCTGCAGCTGCTTTAACTTTTGGATCGTTCCAACGTTCATGATCGTTGGCAGGTTCAACCCAAATTTTTTGTTGTGTGTCAGCTACATCACTACGAATACGACGACCGTCCGGAGGAAATCCATATGTATATTTGGATACGTGAATCAAAGTTCCATTTAGGTCTTTCTTAATCCAGTATACTTCATCTTTTGGATAAAAATCATAACGAATGTCTGTAATAAAGATAACATCCGAATTGTCCTTTTCAATATCAGCTTGTAACTTTTCCGTCCAATAACGACCGTTAGACTGTTTACGTTTTACGTCACCATACCAAACAAGCATTTCTCTGAAAATTTTCTTTTCATCGGTATTTTCGGTGAAAACATCCAATCCGAGTTTGTCTTTGATAAACTCACGACAATCGTTCTTTAGATAAAATGCCAATGCGTAGGAGTTACATGTGACTCCATACTTCTCGGTCAGTATATTTTTTGATATGTCACAAAATAGGTTTTTACCAGATCTTGCTACACCTGAAATTCCAATATAACGTTTACTCATATTTCATTGCTTGATCAACTTCTTTATCTGTTAATCCGTACCCTTTACATATGAGTCGAAGCTCGTTAACACCCGATTCATCTTTCATATAAATTCTGCAATATTCTTTGGCTTCAAATGTAGACACTTCAAACTTTTTTGATACCAATTCTATCAATTTATCACTAAACGATTTGGCAGACGATTTGATATAAGGAAAATAGGTATTAGTTTGATTAGTAACAGCAGTACACAACATGTAAAAATTTCTAGAGGGAACTATAGATTGATATTTTGCTATACTTGAAATCGAATCTATAGAACTTCTGTCCATCGATAAAGTCCTCAAAATCATAAAATGATTAAACGATTTTTTGTCCACATCAGACAATGTGTCGTAATAATCTAGTGATTGGACTTTACGTATATGATTCACATGGTCAAATAGACCCAGTGCTTTTGGTATCGGATTACCACTTTCATCGACCTGAACCTTCTTAGTTTTTGTTGTCGCTTTTTTTGCCATTTTTCTCGGTATATGATTTGAGTTTTCTAAGGTCAGATTGTATGGTTTTCTGATTGTTAAGTAAAGATGTTATACTACGATTAACATCGTCTGTGTTTTGGTCGATTATGTCTTTATTCATCAATAAAATCCGATGCATATGATAAAAAGAAAATGCCACTAAGATTAAACTTAGTGGCACTAATATCGGAAATTTATAGGTAAATAAAGCCAATACTATATACGACCATAATATTGCTTTTTTGAACATTTTATTCTTCGGATTCTACTGGTTCATATGCCTTGTTCTTATCGAACTTAGGCTTAGACTTGTTTGAATTCTTGTTCGTTTTGGACTTCTTACGAAGTCTGTCAAACGAATCAGAATCACGTCTGTATGTTTTACCCATAAATATTCACCCCCTTATTAACGCTTAGACGAACGTGTCTTACTCGTCCCACGAACCAACTCGGTGCTCTTAGCAAGAACATCACGCAAAGCACGAACTTGGCGGCCATTGAGTGCTACCGAACGATTTCCGGTACGGATCGTAAGAGTGGTAGCACGGTGGGCACCGGCGACTGGCACAACAAATTGTGCAGCGAGGCCGGCGGTGGTTGACTGAATAATGTGTCGTCTATTTTGTGTATTGATCTTCATAACTTTTTGTTTTATTGATTTTTTGTTAGTGTTTTTTACTAACTCCTAATATCATAACATATATACCATATATGTCAATGAAAAGTGTTATTTTATTACGCAGATGTTTCCTTCAAAAACTTATCAATGGCATAATCTTTTGCTTTGAATTCCATTTCCAAATGTAAAGGTTTGAATTCGTTTTTGTACTCATGTGGAAATTGAGAAACATAATCAGCATGAGCACGGGGATTGGTGTTGGTTACATCGTTTCCGCTAAAATGAAATAGAGGAATAGAAGTTGCCCACGTAGATCGTGCCATATCATATGCTTCTTGGGCAGTCTGTTTACCGGGATTGCAACGGTGATGTAGATTGTCGTAAGTAATAGGAATACCGGTCTGTGAATAAATGTGTTCATACAACTGTTCTACATTCCAGCTATTAGGCTTGTCTTCATTTTCCAACACCAGTCTATTCCTCACTCCTACAGAAAAAGCGTTGTATACGTCAATAAAACGTTTTGCAATGTCTTTTAAATCAGCACCCTTGAAACAATTCATATGAATGTTGATGGGTGAGTCGTAACTTTGAGGAAGACCAAGATAATCCATCATTTTGGAATGAGCTTCCAACTCAACAATAGACTTTTGTACTACAGAAGGATTACCACTGGCTGGTACGACAAACTGATCGGGATGTGTACTACAACGAATATTATGTTGTTTGATAATCTGTGATGCAAGATCGAACTCTCGTTTAATCTTATCGAAATTGTAGCAATTTTCCAATACCAAATTGGCGTCTGGCAATGTTTCCAACGGCATCATACCGCTACTGACACGATAGTTCCACCCTTTGGCTGCGCACAGTTCAACAGTACGTCGTGTAACATAAACGTTGTTGAGTGTACGATCCGCAACAATTGATTCTGCATTTTTGCGGTCCAATTGCAAAAATCGAGTTTTAGTCATTGTAGAACTTTTGATGCCTTGTTCTTGAAGTTGAAGAGAAATGCAACAAAGTCCAAATTTGATATTTTTCATGGACTTACTATACCACAGAAATGGGTAAAGGTAAAGATCTTTAATAATAAACTGAAAGTTCAGTACGTTTCCACTTCACACCGTCGTAGACGTAGATATAATTTTCACAAATAACGATTTCACCAAATGTGCCAGGCGTTCCGGGGCCCGGTTCACATTTTTCACTAATTACAACCAAGTTATTTGCTGTAAGATAGTCCACATACAAACAATTTATATTAGTACATCCCGGTGTAGGTGGAATTGGAGTAGGATTTGTTGGTGCTGGAGGACCAAAATAAGTGATTACCGGCGTCAAACATGGAGATGTCGGAACAATAACTTCACAAATTTGACAATCTGTGTTGGAAGTTCCTTGGTTTTTCCATTTTGTTCCGTTTTCAGAATCTTGTTTGATCCATGTAACGTTTTTATTTACACCTCTATTAAGAATTACAGCGTATTTGTTTAACAAATTACCTATACTATTACTAGCATAATTCAAAACAGTATAGTTTACGTCTGTTGGGTACTTATAAGACAGTACATTTCCTCGTTTTTGAAGAATTGTACCTTTAGGTCCGGTGAAAATGCCGTTAGGAGAATTATCAATATAGTTTGCATCAGTAACCGTTTCAGAAACAGTTACCAATTTATTCACAAACGTATTGATTCGATTGTATGCTATAAAATCTAACACAGACAAACCCTTCTTTAGTCAGGGTATAAATATAGAGTTATCGACCAACTTCGTTAAAAAAGTTGTTTTTAGCATCATCATATGACATTCCAATCATTCTATTATAGAAAAGAACGTCCGTTTTAAGATTTCCTTCGCTTTTTAACTTCAAATAACGATCTTTAGCTTTTGGTTTCCACCAATCAACAATCGATTTAGTGTCTTCAGCGAAAAGTGGTTTCATAACCAGTTTATCCTCTGTTATTTTACCACACAAATAATCTTTGGTGTTATTATAAAACGAACTGTAGTACACTCCTCGTTCGTAACCGTGAACATATTCTTGTGTTTTCAGGTTCAACGTCTGAAAAATCATACTAATGACCCGTTGTTTAGCACCTGTTACTGGTCCTGATACATTCTCCTTTTGGGTCATTTTTTTGTTATACTCTTCTTTTCTATTTTCCTTGATATAATCATGCCAAATTTTGTAAACATTATCATCTGGCTTGATAGGGATTTTTCCAGCACTGGATCCACACTTGTGCCACCACTTTAGACTATTGTACATGCTATAACTGCCATACAAACTGGTTGTTGTCATACCCACCAACGTTTGATCGTACAGTTTTTTCCAAACATCTCTTACAACACCCGAAGTCACCAAACATGCTACCAATTTACCACCTAGAAAATTGTATCCAAATGGTTGCGTGCTCATAATACAACTTCCAATTGCACTATGAACCAGTTTTTTACCTTCTAATTTGTTTTCAGGTGTCCACCCAATGTACGTATCACGGTCTGTAATTGTAATAACGTCACTTGAAACTGATACAGCACCCAAGTATCGTGGTGAATCGGCATTTCCATCTGTAATCAGAAACTTAAGAAAACGACCAGGCGTTTGACTGAACTCCATTGTGTGACAAAACACTCGTAACATCAGCCAATCAAACTCTTGGTCATCGGTGGTTACATGAACTACAGTTGGGTTGATAGCATCCAACTCTTTGAGTGTAAGTTCTTCGTTATTTATGTCTGTAGGAGTCCAGATTTTGGCTTTTACCAAAGAACTACGTGAAACATACGAACGATATCCCTGTACTTCTTCATATTTTTTGTAAAACGTGGCTTCTTCGACGCTCATAGATTTCAAAAAGTTCATATTATCTACAAACTTTTTCTTTTCCGCCTCGAAATCAAACTCGTCTATGTCAAAAAATTCGTGTGCAGCGCTCATTTAGTCTTTTCTTCCGGTTTATATTCGGTAAAGTTTTTAGTAAGGTATTTTTTGAAATCCAACTGAAATATAGATCCGTCCTTTGCCAACTTTACGTCTTTAAGTTGATAGTACATGAACACACAGTCACCCGAAAGTTTTTTGATTTCGTTTTTTACTGTTCGTTCGTCTCCGATTGCTATGATCGATTTGGTATCGAAGAAGTCTTTTGATGTTGTAGCATCATACAACAAATAGGCCTGTCCCTTAATCAACTCTATGTAGTGGTATTTTTTCATATAGTGACTTCAATTTTACAAATACGGTATTGTTCGTCACTATACATAGACAAATCAAACTCATTTTCGATCTTTTTACGGGACAAATCGACCTTTATGAGTTTATTTTTGCGCAAAGAAAAGATGCCATATATGACAATCTTTTGATTCATACATGGCACCTTTTTCTTCTTCATACACATCAGGCATGAACTTGATTATCAGCCGATTCCTCAACTTCAGCAGATGTTCCTTCGGTAAACTCACTAACAACATCGGGGGTCTCGGACGAAGACTTAACATCAACGACTGGCATAACATTAGTGGTATCATTATCGAGAATTGTGCCAGCGGTCTTGGCATCAATCAAAGTCTCTTGAGACACCGGAAGTGTAGCAAACACAAGCTTCGGACGGCCCTTGGCTCCCTTTAGGGTACCGATCATACCGATATTCTTATCTTCCAATGCCTTCTTAACTCGGACACGAAGAGTAATCTTCTCAAACTCTGAATTCTGGGACAACAGAGAATCCACGGTAAACCAGCCAGTCGGCCAGTTGACAACGAGGTTGGTCTTGTTCTTACGATTTGTCTTTTTCATTTTGTATTCCTTTGTTTAGTTTTAGTTTTTAGTATTTCTAACCTACATTATATATTCTAACAGATACTTGTTATAATGTCAACTGAAATTTCATGCCTTTGACAGAAAAAGTTGATTCATAGTATTTGCCACACCAATAATATTGGTGACATCGATGAACTTGGCATCGGTACCATACATCAGCTTAAAACAAACTTCTTCGTTATTGTTGATAAACATCCCTCGATATCTAGATTCGCTGATAAAATATGACAACACCTTATATCCACGGTTTCTAATCTCATTGACCATGCGTCGGGTGTGTTGGCCGCCCGACTGATAATCATAGGATATGTTATGTGAACCGTCAAAATATGCATAAGCGGGTTGTCCATCTGAAAAGTTCAGAAAGTAATAGTCGCTTTCACTGTTAGGTTCGCCCAAATAATCCATAATTGCTTCATAACACAATCCTTCGGGGGTGCTTCCATGAGGATACAAGTATGGAAACGTCGTTTTTACCTTCGTAAACGAGTCCTTACTAGAATCATACACGATGTCAACACAAGGCAGGGACTTTCCAGAATTGGTGGTTGAACGAAGGCTAACCATCACCTCAAGGTTATTGATCATAGAGGCTGCTTTGCAGATAGCAGTGACGGTTGTAATAGCGTTGATCCACTTTTCTCCAGTCATACTGGAACTAGCATCAATCGAAATATGAAGCTTTACGGACTTAAACTTGTCAACGTCCATTTTGTAAAAGACATTTTCATTTTCAAATCCAAGTTCAGACAAAACACGACGATCAATTTTACCAACTGTCTTTCTCATATACTTGGTAACATTGACTTCGCTTCTGACTTTGAGTCTACGACCTAGCAAAACTCCAAGCTGGATGCCACGGTTTACAGCATTTAACAATTCAAGCGACGGTGTGCCGTCGTGAGAATAATTACGACATGGAAATGTACCCGACATCAACAGTTCTTTTGTCACATTCTTGAATATGATACATTCGACTCCCTTGGTAATAGTTTGTTTATCGCCAAGTTTCATTCCAACATCCACGATTTGGACGCCCGACTTTTCAAGTTGAATAAGTACCTCGTTTTCTTTTGCAGTGACTTTCTTTTTCTTGAGATCACCTTCGATAAAAACATGTTGCTTCTTCAATGCACGATAGATAGCATCACGGTTTGTCTTGGAAATTCCACTGTTATTGTCATCAATATCTTCTTTTTTCTTCTTCAATTCAGTGGAGTCTTCGACCTTTGGCCTGTCTATAGATGCATTTCCTCCGCCTAGGATATCATCAGCGGATTGATCGTCGTTGTCAGAGTTATTATCGGTTGATGTATCGTCGGAATCCTCTACCAAAACCGTGATTGATCCGCTGGTTTGTGATCCAGTTCCAGTACCACTCATAATCTGTGACGATTGACCCAAAGTTGAAGAATCAACATCGTCGTAGTCGTTGACATTTTTGTAAATGATTTCACAGACCTCCAATGCAACGTTGAAACGATCAGCGGTCATTTTTAGACGATCAATATTTTGCAAATCGATGGTCTTGGCAATATCGCGAAGACCAGGCAAAGCATCAAGATCGGTAAACTCGTTGGTCAGGTTAATGAGTCGTGCATCATACGCAACTAGTGTAGGAACACGAAACATCTGTGATTTCAACATGATAGCGATTTTATCGTTGTGAAAGTATTTATCATACAGCGACTTGTAATATCCACGATATCCCGGCGCAGTACTGTAGATGAAATTATCAATATAACGATCCTCAACGTAGTTGAAGACCCTTTTAACAAAGTCCGCTACATCGGATTTTGAGTATCCCTTTGATTCTGCGATGTTATACAACGATCTGGGAATATTTTGCCAGATCGTATGGAGAATATCAAAGTCTGTAAGATACACATGTGAACCTTCGTGCAGAGCAAGACCCACCGCTGGATCAAAATCTTTTGTCTCAGCAATATCAGCGGATAGAAATACGGTTTTTCCATCCGTCATGTTTTGATCAGAAGAATTGAAAATGACCGGAATGGTCTTGTTTGTAAGAATGTTAACAAAATTGGAAATGGCTCGACGTGCCATGCTCATTTTAATCATGCGTCGAGTATCCATCGAATTAGTTCCCTCGACATCTGGTTCGATGTCGAAGTCATCCAACCAAAAATCGGAGTAAACGTTGTTTGTCTTTGATTTCATATCGTCATTATGCTCCAGATTTTATCAAAAGTCAATGACTTTTAAAATGGAGGGGCGTTAACAGTGGTCATTAGATCGTTGAACAGTTTCTTGTCGGTATTGTTGACGTGAATGTACTTTTGAACCAACTGTTTCACATAGGTTCGTTCACTTTCAACACCGCCATCATTGGAAAATTCAGGATAGATTGCTGCCTCAGCAATTTCTGCCAGTGAAAACCCATCGTTGATGAGTTCGGTCATTTCACCAACACTTCGGGTAGACAAAAAGTTGCTCAATTTTCCATCATCAAGCTTAACTTGAGAACGGGTGTGTGAAGCAATGTCACAAATTGCGCTAATAGTGTTGAAAACATTAGCATCGTTTGTATCAACATTATACTTTTTGACCATCAAGTTGAGTTCTTCCTCCTTTGTAAGAAAATCCATCTCAATCTTGACTGGAAATCGGTTCATGAGTGCCCTATCCATGACTCGGGTAGCGGTATACTCATTTCCAATGTTAGCGGTACCAACAAAGGTAACCCCGTCAGCAACGGAAATAACCTCATTGTCACGCTTTTCATCGAGTCGGAGGTATCGTTGAAGAGGATCCAGAACCGTCATCAAAATGTTCCAAGCATCGTGGTGGGCTCGACTAATCTCGTCCAAGAGAATAACAGCTCCTGGCGTCTTAATAGCCCGTACAAAAGTTGACTCATTAAACACGGTACCGGTGTTTTTGTCGAAGTTGGTATTACCAATCAACGAACTACGAGCGTCTTGGGTAGCACCCATGTTGAAATAGAAATACTTCTTATTCAAGACCTTTGCAAGAGACTGTGCCACAAGAGTTTTTCCACAGCCCGTTGGGCCAACCATTAGAATGTTCTTTCCGTAGATTGTTGATCGGACCAGATACTTCCACTTGGTGTCGGAAATGATAAGGTTGTCCGGCTTCAGATTGATAGAGTCTTTGAGTGTTTGAGTGATGTTCATTTTAGTATTTATTCCGACATCACTTTATATCAAGTCGGGTCCAAAGTCAACAAAAAACCGCTGGACATCGCCAGCGGTTTTTCTAAACTATTTGTTTTCAACTATTTACTTGAACTTGACTGTCAAATCGTCATCCGTTTGTTTAGGATATTTGTATTTGGCTTTTTCACCCTTCAAAGAATGATCCGATTGTTTTTCAACCTTCTTGATATTTACATCTTGCATTGGTTGGTCAGGTAGGTCTTCTTTCTTTTCTACAGCATCGACTACCTTTTCATCGGTTTCTTGTGGCTTATCGCCTTGATTCTTTTTCTTTTCCTTATCAACACTGTTTTCAGCTGCTTTGTTATATGCAGCATCCACGTAATTGTCTTGTTCGGAAGTCAATGTTTCTTTGATGAACTTGACAACATCTTCATATGACAACCCGATCTTCTTTGTTCTGTCTGATTTATCTTTATAGGCAAGAACTTCGAAATTGTTGTTCCAACGAGGACGAACAAAAATGTGATGTGGTTCACATCCACAAAGTTCAAAATTGCCAGCGTCGTTTTTTGTTACACTATATGATTTGTTGATCTTTTTGGCTTCTTTATCCAATTCTTCAGCAATTTCTACACAAGTTTTTTCAAATTCTTTACGACGATCCTCTAATACTTCTGCTATGATTTTCTTTAATGCAGACTTAAATTTCATCGTTTCTGTGATTTTTTGTTTTTCAACCAAAGCAGATTGAAGCTCTTCTTTTACAAGTTTACGTAGATCATCAAGTTTCATATATAGGAATAAATATATGTGGGTTACATATAAAAACAAAAAAAGAACACCTCGTTTAAAAGGTGTTCTTTATATATTACCACTATCAAAGTTTGAAATCAGCAAACGTCGAATCCGATATAGTGCTGTCCACACCTTTAACATAACTGCTGAGTTCAGTTTCTTGTGGTGCTACTTGTAACTTTTTGCTATCATAGTAACTATCCAACCATCCAGCCAAAGGATTGGTTTTTGCATCAGCATAGATCTTCTTATATCCAAGACTCGACAGTCTATTGTTTGCCAACCACTCAATATAGTGTTTTAGACTATCAGAGGTTAATCCCACTAGATTTCCTCTGCTGAACAAATACTCTGCCCAATCCTTTTCGGCTTCCACTGCAATTTTATATGCTTCGTACACCTTGTCTTCGTTTTTCTTGACTAGATCTTGGAATCCTTCATCTGGATTGTTGATCCAATTCTTCATGATATTTTGTGTGATAGCTACATGAAGATTTTCGTCACGGCTGATAAACTTGATGATTTTAGCATTACCTTCCATTTTACCACGATATCCGAAATAGAAACTACATGCAAATGACACATAAAAAATCAACCCTTCGGTGATCTGTGTTGATAAGACTGCATCAAACAATTGTTGCTTAGGATCCTTTGTGCCGTCATATCCCAACAGTCTGTCATACTTTTCACTAATAGCGGTGGCTCGTTTGACAATTTCTTTGTCCTCCAAAATACTATTAAAGAACTTAGTAGCATCCGGATATACATTGTTGAGAATATACGTGTAACTGTTGCTGTGGATAGTCTCAAAGAAACTCCACGTATTCATACAAATCTCTAGTTCGGGATTCGTTACGTATTTCATCAGTTCATGAATACTACGACTCAACATAGAATCGGTCATAGTCTGAAACTTCAGGTTACTATCAAAAACGAATCTTTCTTCGTCCGACAACGCTTTGTAATCGCTGATGTCTTTGACCAACGATACTTCTTGTGGTCTCCAAAAGAAATTCAATTGTTGATCATACAACTCATAGAATTTTGGATATTTGATTTGATCGTATCTTTGAAGAGATAAATCCTCTCCAAAGAACATTGGATTTCTTAATTGATCAATATTCACTTTATTTAGTACGGTTTTCATATTTCCTTTACAAGGCACAAGCACCACTTGCGCACCCGGATTGTTCGTCGGTTTGGTTGTTTGTTGTAACTTTCTGTGCTTTTTCGCCCGCGTCCATAGCGGTTTGTTTGTCTCCATCGTCTGTGTTGGCGTAATACAAATTTTTCAATCCATATTTGTAAGCCAACAATATGTCCTTGATAACAGCTTCGACTGGTACTTTGTTCTTATCATATCGAGAAGGAATATAGTAAGTATTTACACTGATACTCATATCAGTGAACTTTTGAATTGCAGCCGCTACCTTAAGATATCCCTCGTTATTTGGCATGTCAAAAGCAAACGTATAATGTTCACTATATTTGTCAATACCAGGCACAACGACTGGCAAAATATTACTCTTGCTGCCTTTGTAACTGATCAAACTACGAGGAGGTTCAATACCGTTAGTAGAACTTTGAATTACACTACTAGATTCGACAGGCATACAAGCCGTCAACGTACTGTGTCTCATTCCATATTTCTTGATATCTTCACGTAGATCTTCCCAATTCATACTGAGAGGTTGTGTTACAAATTCATCAATGTCTCTCTTGTATGTGTCAATTGGCAATACACCCTTGCTAAACTTGGTTCTATCAAACTTTTCACAAGGACCATATTCTTTAGCCATCGCAACACTTGCTTTTATAAGATAATAACTGGTCTTTTCCATCCACTGTGCTACAAGATTTGGTGCCTTTGGATCCCAATATTTCAATTCGTTCTTCGCAAGCAAGGCAGCAAGATTGCTTACACCAACACCTAGACTTCTACGTTTCTTTGCAAAGTTTTCTGCAGCAGGAACAAAGTAGTTTTGATGTTCAATCAACGAGTCAAGCATTCTCACAATGATGTCACACACGCTTTCCATTTCTTCGTCGTCTTTGATTTCAAGCCAGTTCAGAGCAGCCAAGATACACACTCCGATTTCTCCATTTTTGTCATTGACATCATAGATCGGTGTCAACGGGTGATTTACTTCCAAACAAAGATTACTAGTGTCAACCTGATCCAACCAGCTTCCATGTTCGTTTGCATGATCCACAAACATTGTGTAAATACGACCAGTTTCTAGTCGTTCCTTTGCAAGTAGTCCCATCAATTCACGAGCAGAAACTTTTTTCTTGAACTTGATGTTTTTGTTAGCTTCGGCTTTTTCATACAATTCACGGAATCCTGGCAACCCGAAGTTATTCCAGAGACTTGGACACTCATGATAACTAAATAATGTAACGTCTTTGTTTTGGATAAATCGTTCAAAAATCAGTTTGTCAAGACCAATACAATAATCGAGTTTGCGAACGCGATTATCGTCAGTTCCTGCGTTATTCTTCAATACCATAATATCCATGATATCGTAATGGAACCAAGCAAAGTTCACCGTGGCGCTTCCACCACGAATTCCGTTTTGATGACAACTCTTTACAGTCGATTCAAACGCCTTGCTAAATGGAATTGGACCGGTATGAATAACCTCACCATTACGAATTGGAGCGTTTGTAGCACGAAGACGTGACAAGTTTAATCCAATGCCATAACGACTAGCAGTAGCAAATCCTACAGCGCTGTTGTTGCTAAAAATACTACGTAGATCATCATCAACTGTAAACAACGAGCATGATGCGTAACTCTTCATTACAGATCGAACGCCCGCCATAATAGGGGTTGGAAGATTAATCTTATGTTTGCTAAAATAATTGTACGCTTTTTTGACATATTCAAGTCTGTTCTCTTTGTAGTCTTTGAAAAATGTCATAGCAATAAGCATATACGCGAACTGCGGTGTTTCGTAGATTTCTTTGGTGCTTCGATTCTGGATCAAATACTTGTCACACAATTGTTTAATACCAGCATATGTGAAATCAAAATCTCTATCGTGTTTCAAATATTCGTCGATCTTATTGAACTCGTTTTTAGAATACCAATCCAAAATAGACTCGTCATATACTAACGATTCAATATTTTTCTTTACAAGGTCGTACAACTTGGGTGCGTTTTTTCCACCCCAGACTTTCTTGCGAAGTTGATAATTTAACAAACGTGAAGCAACGTATTGATAATTAGGTTTTTCTATGCTTATCAAATTTGCAGCGGCTTCAATCAACATACTATGAATGTTCTCGGTAGTCATACCATCGAAGAACGACAAACGTGCGTTCATAGCAACTTCTTCAAAACTAACACCTTTAATATCTTCGGTAGCCCATTGAAGAACTTTGTTAATTTTATCTGCGTTAAACTTTTCTTGTTTTCCTGTTCGCTTCTTAATGAAAATTTCTTTGTTCATAAACTAAAATTTCGGTAACAAATAAGTATGTGTTTTACATCACGGTTTATACAAAAAAAAGTTTGAAAATTTTACTTAACTCTGTAGCTTTTGTCTGTGACCGTGATATAGATCACTCCTCGTCTTCCATTGAACTGACATGTGCATTCCACTTGGAAGCCAGTGCTTTCTTAACAAGATTCTCACTGTCACCCATTTCGTTGGTGATTGACATACCCTCCTTTGAGTTTTCGGAGAAAATTTGAATATCTCCACAACCAGCATTCATGCGACTTGGGAAAGTCAAACCATCCGGTCCAAATCGGTTCTTAATGATATGAAACCGTGCAGTGTTAGCAACTTTATCGGTAACCTTACGGCTGAGTGACATAACAAAGTCAGCAGTCATAATCTTTCGGTATGAATCTGAAATATTGTTGGCTTGAATGATATCCTCATCCATAGCAGCTCTGTTGCTTTGTGACGCACTCCAAATTGGAACTTGTAGTTCGCCAGCAATGCCACGTAGTTCTTCGTATATACCACCGGCTTCGCTATAACTGTTACTATTACGATCACTCTGAGATGGTCTCAAAATATCAGCATAGTCAACGATAATCATGTCAATTTTCGTGCCAAGCATTTGTACACGTTCAACGTGCAATTTCAAATGATGAGCACTAACAGTCTTGATAGGAAAATATTTGATAATCAGTTTGCCCGGAACCTTTGCAATCTTATCCCGAACCACATCCACATGATTTCTAATATTTTGGAAGTCGATTCCTGTGAAACAAGAATCATATCGTAGACCTACATAATTCTGGTTCAATTCAAGAGTATAATGTACAACATTCTTACCCTGTTTCATGGCTTCGGCTCCCAATTTACTCAATACCCAACTCTTACCACTACCAGCACAGGCAGTAATAATTCCAAGCTCTCCAGCAGCAAGTCCACCGTCCATAATTGTATCGATTTCGGTCCAGTTGGTCTTCACGGTGTTACGAGCCATAACACTCATACGGTCCTCAACTTCGGTCATATAATCATGCCCGATGTTTCTCTCCATACCAGCCTTAAGAGCAGAATCAACTACTGATTTGATCGTTTCGTATTTACCTGCCTTCAACAAGTCGATACTTTCAACAATAGCGTTTTTAAGTTTTTGGTTTTTACAAAACTCAAGATATTGTTCTTTTACAAACTGTAGATCGGTGTCTGTAATTTTCTGATACACGTTTCTCAGTTGATCTTTGACTGCTGTCTTAAGCAGATCGTTTTCGATTGTATCAACCTTGACACGAAACACGTTCATAGTAGGCAAGTCTTTATATTCCATAAAGTATGCCACTGTTTCTCGTACAATCCATTGTTGGGCATCCGATTCAAACGACGTTGGATCGATGATGTCCGATAGTCGTTCTAGAAACGTTTTATCACTTAAAATGCCCGATATGCATTTGATCTGAAATTCTGTTCCGTACTTCTTAAGATTATCAATGACTTGTGTTTGTTTAGTAATACTCATATATCTACCTCTAGTATACACTACGCCTGTGGTAGCGCATAGTTTTTTTGTTTAGATTATCTCACAAAGGTGTCTAATCTTCCAAACGCTTCGTTCAACCATACTTGATAATTGGGAATATTATTCCACATTTTATCTTCGGTGATTAGTTTGGAAAAATTGAACCTGTCCAGCTTTTTTACTGGCTTATCCAATATTTCGTTGATACGAAGTTGTGAGAACGTTTGAATCTCCGTATCTTTCAATTGCATCAACGTATGATTACGTTCCACAATATGTTTGTTTTCTAGAATTGTTCTATAGATTTTATACTTACTCTGATTGTTTTCAGCGTGGGTATAAATCTCGTCTAATTCTACTCGTCTGTCTTCTGCCAAAAAAGGAAACGCCTTTATGATCGTTTTAAGACCAGCACCATGAATACCATCAATGTTGTCGGATTCATCTCCTTCTAGGACTCGATACCAAATAAAGTTCTTACAGTTGATACCGTATTCATTAATAATTTCAGCACATCCATACAACTTTTTCTTGGTAGGACTCCATATCTGGATACGATCCCCAGCGAGTTGCAAAAAGTCTTTATCTGCACTCATAATTGTCACGTTAGTATCGTCTTTGTAATACTGTTGTGCAATGTATGCAATCGCATCGTCGGCTTCGATATGATCGATAGCCATAGTTGTGACTGGAAGACAATCCAAATAATGAATTGACCTCATCAACTGTGCCTTGAGGTTTTTCTCCTCCAAATCGGAGGTGGATAGATCGGTATAGGCTCTATTGAGTCTGAGCTTAGTTTTCTTTCTATCTTTGTACTCCGGATAAATTTTTCTACGTTTCATGCTTCCACCCGATCCGTCAAATACAATGACGCACCGAGAAGCATTCAATAGTTTTAAAGCATACCCAACACTTTTTAGAAATCCAGATATACCGCCAGTATGAAGACCATCGTCATTCATTGATGGTACAACTGAATATGCTCTAATAAAAGTGTTGACGCTAGAGGCCGTCAACCAACAGAACATTGCTATTCAAACTTGTATTAAGTTCTGCTGTGACGGCCTCTCCTTTCATGTTGTTAAAAAGAGAAAACAACCTCTTTTTTTCGTTACTGTTTAAATTATCCATTTAGTATTTTATTTATTAGTTGTATTTTTTCTTCTGTGATTTCCCAATCGTATTGCCATATCGTTTCAATACGATATCCATTTTTTAATGCAATGTCAACTTTCGACTTATCTTTATTCCATATTAATTGAGAATCTTCTTTATTATAAAATCTCGGATCTCTATGCCAATAAGTACCGTTAAATTCAATCAATAAATTTTTTTGTGGAACATGAATATCATATGGACGACCTTCAATTAAGTATTCCTCTTCTACATTATAACCTAATTTTAGAATGATATCTAGTATTTCAGCATGTCCTTTTGATTTGAAAACCGGTTTGTGTATTCCATCTTCCCATTGTTTTTTAGTCAACTTTGATAACAATTGTTTAGTATCGATTGTGTGTTTAAAGTTTTGACGTGTTTTTGATTTTTTCTTTCGTAACTTTAATCGATGTTCAACACTTAATGGTTTTCCTTTCATGGAATTTTTTATTTTTAGTTTAGTATCTTCACTATGTCGGTATCCTCTCCGACTTTCACGTCTTTTTAATTTTGTACTTGGAGACTGACTCTTAGGAAGACAGTGTTTAATCATCGATTCTCTTGATTTTTGTTTAGCGGCGTCGTTACCTTCCCAATACTTTTTCATACCTTCAATCATTTTTTTACGACGATTCGATGGTATATTGTAACTTTCTTTAGTTCTATTTTTATGAGCGTGTTTAGCAGTACGATGAACCGAAATAGACTTCATTGGTTTTTCACCATATTTGTTGTAAATAATTTTTCTTATTTTTAATGCAGTTTTACTTCCAATCTTTTTGTCTTTAAATATTGAATTGAGTCCACAATAACTTTCGTTTCTGATGAACTCGTTATAAACGTCATCTGCTAATGTATCTAAATCAGTGTTTTCCGCTTTATTCATATTAATAAATATAAGGTAAAGCGGAAAAACACCTGTGTAACTTATTTATTCTTCTCCGCCACTAGTATCACCGTCGTCGTCTGAATCGTCAAGTTCAACGTCTTCACGAATTTCACTATCCTGAGACTTATATCTCATAATAGATGCATCAACGATCTTCAAATACAACTCTTCACGAAGTTCAGCATCTGCCTTCATGTCTTTAGCAAAGGTCTTTGCATCAAGTTTGATAACAGATCCGTCATTCTTCGTATAATTGTAAGGACTCTTGGCACCGGTAATCAAAGAAGTTTTCTTCAACACTTCAAGCCAGTTTCCATAATTGTCGATTCCACTATCGTAGTAGATACTGAAGTCTGCATGTCTCATAGGAGGTCCGAGACGATTTTTGACAACCACAGCGCGGGTCTTGACACCAATATGAACTGGTTCTCCATTTTGTGTAACTTTCAATGCACCCATTCCCTTCAATCGAAGACGAACGCTAGCATGAAACTGCAATGCTTTACCACCACTTGTGATATACTTGTCACCAAACATAGCAGCTTGAAGATTGACTCGCAACTGATTGGTAAAAATCAACGCAATACGTTGTTTACCAATCATGTCGTTAATCTTTCTCATAGCCTTAGAAATGATGATGGCTTTGCCGGTTGCGAAACCGTCTTTACCATGATCAGCTTCCAATTCTGCTTTTGTAGAAGCAGCCGCAACACTGTCAACAACGATTGTGACCAATCGATCTTTGTTCGACTTACGAACGTGAGCAATAATGTTTTCGATCTTCTCGAAAATATCCTCTACTGTTTGTGATGCGATATACAACATTTGCTTTGTATTGACACCGATTGCTGTCAAGAAATCATCAGAAACAGACTGTTCTGTGTCGATAAACACAGCAACGCCGCCCTTCTTTTGAGTCTCAGCAAGCAAATGTGCCGAAAGCAAACTCTTACCAGATGCTTCCAATCCGGTGATTTCAGTAATTCGTCCAACGGGAATTCCACCATGTGGTCGATTTGATATAGCAAGATCGAGCAAATCCGATCCTGTGCTGATCCAGTCCGTAATTACAGATGGATCTTCTTTGTCATCCAAGAAAAATGCGCTTTTTCCACCGTCCTTATTTGCTTTGTTAAGCATATCTGCCAAGGATTCGGTAAGTTCATCTCTCTTTGTATCTACTTCATGGGTTACATGCGTAGACAGTTTTTTCTTTTTTGGTGTATCTTTTGATTCTGACATAACATTTGAAATAAAAAGAGAGATGGTGCACCTGTGTACACCATCTCTCATACATAGTGTGATTAGCTATTGAACAAATTATCAAAAGCCTTTGTCAGATCATCAGTATTTGCCTGTGAAGCAGTTGCTGATGGAGACTTTGACGTAGCCTTTGGCGTAGGCGCACTAACCGTTGGAGTTGGTGCCGTAACAACCTCTGGTTGAGACTGTTCCTGAACATCGACTGCCGGCTCGTCACCCGGATTCAACCACGCGTTCATTGCGTTCTTGAGTTCGTCGTAGGTTGGCTCTGGGAACAAATCAAGAATATTGACTTGATTCTTCAATGCCTCGACCAGAGCTGAGTTGGTTGGATCCACAGCAGGAGTGGTCTTTGGTTTGACACGAATTGTAGTCTCTGGGAAGTTCTTTCCAGACTTCTCAGCGGTCGTGAAAATAACAGTCACGTCCTTACCATTGAGCAAGTCGGTAATATCACCGTAATCGGGATCTGCCATGAACGACAGAATGTCCTGATACACTTGCTTACCGAATCCCCAAAAACGGACTCCAAGCTCCTCTTCACCACGGACGATGACGGGAACAAAGGTACGCATCTTTGGCTCCATATCCTTACCTCTACGCCAATCTTCCTTAGATCCGTTCTTCTTGAGTCTATTACTAAACTCGACAATTGGATCGGGACGATGAAACGTGTCAGGCGAAAGATAGGTCTTGTTAACTTGATTACCACCAGAGTCCTTACCACCAATTCCGTAATGGAACTTCAGTTCGATAAAAGGATTATCAGGTTGGTACTTGTAGGGAACGATTCGAATAACTTGCTCACCAGCTTTGGGCTTCCAAAGCAACTGAGTTTGATTGTTTTTGCTTGTCAGGGATGACAAACGATTTTTAAGTTTTGATAGATCTACTGCCATAATTTTTCATTCATTAATTGTTAATTAGTAATTAGTTTAATATCCCATCTACTCAGAAGGGACTGTGTAACTCATTACTCCCATAACTATAGTATGAGAGTATGAAAGCGTCAACTTATTATAGTGAAAATTGTGAGCGGAATTATCTTAATCGATATCTCATTTGTTATAATCAATGAGTTCTTATATAGCTCCCAATTTAATTGAAATGCCTTATCAAACACTCCGCCATTTTCTTCGGCAATTAGTCGGTTCATGGCGTTTAGAGTATATAAAGTGTTTGTCTGTTTTTTTCTATGAATCGATATAGTATTGCTCAGTTTTCTGGCCCCACTAATCCAAATATTATACGTAAGAAACATCTCGTTTTGGTTTTTTTCATTTGAGAAAATGAAAATTTTGTTGTTAGAAAGCGAGTATGATTCCTTAATCAAAGCAACAAGGGATTTGTAATCACCTTGTGTAGAAAAGGTACAAAGTAATTGAGAATCTTTCATCTTGTGGATAATATTTTCTTCTGTTTACTATCGATGCAGTACCACTCATAACCTTTAAAATTGCCTTCGTTATCATACCAAGATGATGATTTGGACCGAATCCATCCGTTGTTTTTTGCTTCATCTAAAGTAAATTCAGTCGTCAAAATTTTTTGTACATCTTCAGCATCTTTTTTGATTTGATCTGCTGGTCTAGATTTCAAATCATCAAGTTCCGGCTGTGAAGCAGGTTGTGGCACCGAAGGTGTAGTTGGAGCAGAAGGTGGCCCTGATTGTGGCACAGCAGATGTAGGTTGTGCAGCTGGTTCTACTTGTGGAGCCGGTTCTGCAACTGGTTGGGATGGTGTTGGTTCTGATGAAAAATCAATATTTGATTGTCCCTTTGTAGGATCTTCTTCAAAATGTGTACCTCTTTTTATTGCAGCAGCTTTATATTGTGGATTTGGAAATGTGACTAATATGCCGTTACGATTGTATGCCTGTCGCTCTGGATATTTTCCTTCAATTACCTTGTTGGACATTTCGACTGCTTCTTGCTTAGAAATTCCAATACTTTCTAGTTTTTCACGAAGAACCTGCAAATGTTCATTGTTGAACATGTCAAAAATTCCGTCTTGGACTCTTTCGTCCAAACACAAATCTGACAACAATTCAGATACGTTTTTGTAAATAGTATTCATTGTATTAAAGTTACTTTCCCATGTCTACAGCGTCAGCTGGCACTTTTGCTTTTGCGGTTATAACAATACGAAGGTTCAAAAACAAATGTTGTTCGTCTCCAATATAAAAATCATGTTTATCATTGATAGACTTAGTTACAATTTGAAATGTAGGAAGATATCTTAAAATCGGATCTCCCTCACCCTTTGGCAAAGGCAAATACGGATTAGGATAGACATTTCCTTTACCATCTGTGCGTATCAATAATGCTGGGTCTGGCGTATCGGTTACATGTTTTTCCATCATCAGTTGGGTTCCAGAGAACATAACCACACTACAATTCTCAGGACCAAATGGAGCAGATCCATCCAATTTGAAGTCCACTCCATAAATTGATTTTCCAGCAATCTCTTTCATCTCGGATGTGCTGTTTGTGTCAAGAAATTCCAGATATCCAGAAAATGGTCTGCTAAAATAGAGATATCGTTTTTTGACACCTGTGTTGGTTACCATTCTTTGAATAGCTTTATTGAAATGTATCAAGGTGGAAATTTGTTCGTCTGTAAATCCATATTGGTCAAGAGGCTTTCCATTTAAAACTGATAATCGTCCGGTTTTTTGATCAAACGTTGTTTTCGTTGCATCAATCTCTATACCAGTGATATTTTTTCTCAATCCCGTCAACAACTTGGTTTCCAAAGATTTCCATGTTGGGTTATTAGACAACTGATCCGACAATGAATTTACCATTCCGTAGTGTCGCAATCCTACTTTCGCCAACACTTGTGAACCTTCGGCCGTAAAATAATCGGATGCTTTAAATGAAATCCAAAAGTTTTGCTTTGATCGATCTGTCAGCGCGATGTCGGCTTTTTTGACACCCGCAATATATTCAGCACCATCTACTTTGACTTTCGCATTAAAAACTTCAGATACGTTTTTTACAAACAGATTAAATGAAATTTTGTCAGGATTATTTTTGTCAAAATAATCTTTGAGACTGGTTGCGCTGATTTTTGTTTTTTCGTTTGGATCAGCTGCTTCTTCGATTTTGATTTTTGACTTGTGTTCTTTATAAAACTTTGTCCACAAAAGCAGTTGTTTGAAATACGTGGTCGGAAGACCCGTTCGTGTATCGTAGATACTAAGACCTTTTGGTATATTGATGACCGACAAGCTTTTTCCGTCACCGCCTACGATTCTAAGTTTTGTTTCTGAATAAGTGATCTTGAAGCTATTTTCTGATGCGTTTAACTTGGCTACCATCACACTGTACGACGATGGTTCGATAGGTTCATTTGCAGTTGAAAATTCCGTAGGTAAATCAATCTTATTGAGATCAACGGATTTTAATTCTTCATCGGTGAAATTTCTACGAGCGGTATTGCCGCCCAATATGTTGTAGATAATAGAAATTTCTTCGCTGTTAAGATACTTGGGTGACTTTTCCTTTTTCTCTGACTCCGGCAAATGAGGAACCATTTTGTTGATTACCTCAGCAGATTCAGACAATACATCAAGAGAAAAATATTCTTGGTATCCAAGATTATCAATCGCTTGTAATAGAAGATCTACATCGACTCTATCAGCACCACCGTTCGGTGATAACAGTGAATACTCCAACAAAATTGATTTTATGATATTTTCTCGATTCATGACAACACAATATCTTATAAATATCGTGTGTCTTGTGAAAACTGTAGTTTTTCAAATCGTCAATCGCTGCATGTTATTATAATTCTTCCCGATGTAACATTTTGTTAGAAATCCAGTGGACTCCATCAATTTCTTAATTTCCAAGATCATCTGTTTTCCGTCGTCTTTATGTACATCAAAAAGAACCGAATCGTATGTATATAATACACATTTAGTGAGTCTGTTTTCTAGAAACTTGTTCAACTCCATCAATATCTCGACCGAATATTCGGTTTCCGATGCCTGTAGAATATAGTTGAACAATTTGCTCGGTGAAGCATCTTTGATGTGACTTGGCGAAATCATTCGTTTGAATATTGGTGTTTCAACATAACCGTATTCATCGAAATATTTCCACCTATGATTCATATACTCACGGATCTTCGCAAAATACGGAATTTCCAAGTATTCTTCAGAAATCGACCCATATAACTGTTGAAATGTCAATGTCTTAGACATTTTCTCTTGATCTTCGGAAAGATCTTCGGATCCAAAGTAATATTTGCCAAGATAGTGATATACGTTTGTTCCCGGTGGGAAATTGTAATTTATAAGTCTGGCGATGATATGCGGATGATATGCACTATAATCCAACATCATTAATAATCCGTCCGCTCCATATCTGGACACAAAGCTCTTTCGGCAACCGTTTTCTTTGTTTAGGGCCGAATAGTTGATGCTGCCAAATCTGTTACTAGGACGACCGGTCGAAGTTAGAACATTGTACTCGGTATATACCAGATTATTATGAACCAAATAGGTCTTATCATTGAAATGCAAAGAAAACTCTTCGATGTCTACAGCAAGACCATTTGATTCAATCTTTTGAAATGTCTCTAACACATCATTGTTGATGCGGATATAAGAATCTTCGGTATCATACTTGATACCGGGTTCAATATCTTTACAGATGTCTAAAAATTTAGACAAATGAGACGTATGAGGAATGATTTTGTTGATTTCTTTGTGCAATCCGTATTGATTTTTGAAAAATGTATGGCACGATGTATCGTATTCGGATTCATCGATTATTTCGCCGGATTTCAAAAACATTTTCAACGACAAATCATATAGGTTGTTGATTTGAAGTTGATGAAGAATTTTCTTCTTAGAGAAACAATAAATTTTTCCACGAATTTGTCGGAAAAACAATTCTACTTCGGATTTGCTAATACGAATGCTTGTGTCATAACAATCAATTGGTATTACCACGCAACTATTCATTCCAACACACTTAACAAGTACCATGGCCGGTGGTACTGTTGTTGGATGGTAAACATCCGACAAGGGGATAACATCAATGATAATATCGTGTAACCCTATTCTGGATAATATTTCTGACAAAAAGGGACTCATCGTATTAATGATGATACCAAAGTGTCAAAGAGTCAACTTTATATATCTCAAAACTTGATGACCGATGAAATACCTGGCAATGTTTTCTCTGCATCTTTTACCTGTCTTTTATTGAAGTCAACGTATCCTTCTGTTTTTAACACACCGTTTTCGTATACCGAATCGGGTTGTCCGGACAATTTCCACTTTATCGATGTCAGTAGATAAATTGTAGGCGATATAGTTTTGAAGTTATCGCCATCAACTTCAATTATGTCTTGTCCGTTTATTTTTTTGACAAAATATCTACGAACAAAAGGAACCGTAAAATCATCACCGGACGGATTGAAAAAATATGATTTTGGAAACTCCGTTGGTGTAGGGTTTTTTACAAGTTTTGTATATTTTTCTAAATTCGTCATGACGTTGGTGCTGATGTGTTTAGATCTTTAATTGGACGTAATCCGGCTGTGATTGTTGTTGTCCAATTTCCATTTTGAAGAGTGTGTTTCACGTCAATGACTTGAAACAAAATGTCTTTATCATACGGTGTAGGTAAATTGTCGATGGCAAAAATTTGTTGTGTTTTGAACCCTGCTATACCAAGTAATGTTATTTCTGCTTTAATGCCCGGTTGCAAAACACTGTTTACAGACGCATTTCTTGGATCTTTGTCATTTACCAACAACGTCAACAAATCCAATTGCGTCAATACAAGTTTTCTAATGTATGTAGATCCATCATCATACGTTTCACCGTATATAAATGCTTCTGATTTGTTATCTTTTTCTTTTTTCAACAAATCAGAACGTTTTCCGTCTTCACGGGGTCGTTCAAGTTCTGGATTCTGTTCTTTCTTTTTCAACGTTTCTGGGTCCGCAGGAACCAAATAAGAGTCTTCGGATGTTTTTCTGTATAATCGATCAGTTGGATTGAACCCAAACGGATTTTTGATAGGAACCGTCACCCGATCATCACTTTTATAATTTTGTAATACAGTTTGGGCTACTTTGTCGCTTAACTTAACAGTAAAACTCAATGCTTGAATTACGTTTTTTGACGATCTGTGTTTGAATGAATACAAATATGGCGCTTGATCCGAACTAAGTTCTTTAATCCGTTGAACATTTATTGCGTCTACATCAATGATTGTCAACAGAGAATTCGATCCACCATACTGTATGACATTAAATTTCCAAAATCCTTTCACACATTCGCTCATTTTGCTTAAAACAAAATTCAATATATCAGCCACAGTTTCGGATTTATTAACGGCATCAATAACCACATCTTTGTGAATATAGAGATTTTCGAGTTTGCCCAAGAAATAGTCGTATTTGCTAGATGGAAATTCTGTGTCGGCTTTTGTTTTTTGTCCGGTGTGATGTCTAAAAAAGTTTACAATCTCATTTAGATCTTGTCTGACATTACCATTCATTACCGATTCAAGAGTCTTATCTGCTTCCGATTTTGGATTAGCAGGATTGGAATCAATGCTATCAGGTGGATATGCATAATTTGGAGATCTACCACGAACTTCAGCATCAGGTGATATGTTAGGCGCTTGTGAATTTGGTATTAACAATACTTTACCATTAGTCGAAATGATATTTTTGTGTCCACCAATCCATGATGATTTGATATCAATCTGATTGAATGTAGCCCCTGTTCTGACTGACTCTTGTCTAGTAAACTTGTTGATGATATCAACAAACAATCCAAATGATATCCAGAAATCGTCTGTTCCTGATTTGTCAAAACTATACGCGGTTGGTCTGGCTATTTTTGACCGTGGGTCTTTTCCTGTATCAATGTTTCTAGGAATAAAAACTCTGGTTTCTGGTTCTGGCCATCCTTGGATGTCAAATAACTTCAACTTTGGATCCAATCCATTCAATATTGCTCGTGGAATATTTTTGAATTGATAGTTGATATATGTTTTTAAGTCTTGTACCGGTTCTGGTTTTTTGTTTCCGCCACTATCTGATTTCGATGTAGACGCGAGTGCTGTTGATTTTGTTACTGCTCCGCTGTAAATAGACGTGTTACTACTAACTACAGTAGTACAATCATAGGATCCATCTGCCTCAATTGTATATTCAAAAGATGTTATGATCCCACATGTCAACTCATATAGTGCTCTACCCTTTTCAATTTGTTCTTCCTGTTTCCAAGGATCTGTGTATATTCCCAACAACCCGCTTCCCTCTAATGAGCGTGGATCTTCTGCATTTGCGTTAGATCGAGCAGGAGCGTCTGTTGATAGATTGTATAAAGAAGGCGATCCTACATCTGTTAGATCAAGTAAACAACTTGGGTTAAAATGATTCCATCCCCATTCAATAAACATACTAACGCCGGGAGTCATAAAATACGGAGTTAGATAATTCAAATGGTCTTTAGAATGACATTTCCATTTAATTGTGACAGATCTATAAGATGACGGTGGATTTCCTTTTAACGTAGCATCAATACTTACAATACCCGGAGGAGGAACGTGTTTGTTTATTGCAGTTCCAGAGTTAGCATACTCACCGTCAATTTTATGTTCATCACCACTTGGTGTGAAGCCTAAAACGGTTTGAGTACGAGCTTTGGTTATTGGATCAAATCCATAGTCTTTGTAAAAACCATTTACTCCGTGTAATACAAAACCTTCTTTAGCACTATATTTTGGATCACCAATGCCATTTGAACAAACACGAACCCATGCACGAAGCGGTCCTTTGTATGAATTCCATGTTCCGTCAGCATCCCATCCAGCTTGGTCTGCTTTTATGTAATTAAAACCTACATCACCCTCTCGTCTTTCAAGTTCTTTTCGTATGAACAAGCTGATAGGTTGTAACTCAAATGGTGCTTTGATTGACATAACATTTATCTATTGAACGCCTTATAAGTATTGATGATGCTGTTGATATTAGCTGGTACTCTCAATTGTGTTCCTGCTGGCACCGACATTTTTCCTTTGCCTAGACTATTGGCCTGAGCTAAAACCCACCACAATGATGGGTCTTTGTAATACTTGAAAGCCAAATTATCAAGATAATCTGTTTCATTCGTTATCACATATAAGTCGTTGTCAGTGACGGGTATGGGTGGATAAATTCTGGCTCCAAAATATCGTTTTCCGTCCCATCTTTTCTTTATGTTAACTGTTGTATCGTATCTCATATGTCATTTACGAATTAAGACGTGGCACCATCAATTGTTTCGAAAATTGATTTTCATTGCCAGCAATTTGATTTACGTTAATAAGATCTCTAACCGAGTGACCAAATGCAGCAGATCCTACTATTGCCCTTTCTTTTTGCAACACTGATAAATCCAGTGAAATTTCAACTTCTCTTGGAAATTGAGCATATTTTCCATTGGATCCAGTCCATGATATTATATTATTTAAGTATGACCAGTCCTGCCCATACGTTTCGTTTAAAGTTTCCCACGAAGCTCCATCTGGTATATTTAACCCAACTCGATTGATAATAATAGGTTGTTCTTTATACATGTCACCAACAGTCAATAGAACAAAAGGAGGTACAATAAATTGATTTTGACTCAAATTGTTTTGACTTTGTGCATTTGTATAATCCGCAGGCATTGTTAGTCCACATAGATAGTTGATACGTTTCCACATTGGTAACAACTCTTTTATGCTATTTGCTATGACTTTAAAATTAAAGCTCAAAGACCGAGTAAATCCCTTGTAATTGTACAATTTATCAGCACGACCAATATATTCATAATTGGTCCAATCTGCTTGAAAACTATCGTTAATTCCTGTTATAGACGCTCTAAAAGGAATGTATCGTTCATTTACCAAATCATAGAAATAAAATGCAATCAAATCGTCTTTATATGGATCATATTCCGTCCAATCGTCAACGTCGGTATCATCCGTAATTGTTTTGTTTTTATCCAATATTGTGAGTCTATTCAACTCATCTGATTTGTGTGTACCTGAAAATTTTTTGTTGCTGTTGTTTCGTCTACCAGCTTTATCAAAACCATCCAACAACTGTTCGTTTTCATCGTAGTCATCCTGATAAATTGTATGACCGCTTTCCAATGTCTGTATACCAAATTTGGTTGCATTCGGATTCGAAAATACCCGTGTGTCAGCGTTTTGAAACGATACGTTGTATCCACTAGCTTTGATGTTGTTTATCAAATCGGTCAATGCTTGTTTTCTTTCAACATTCAAACGATCACCCGATTCAATTTGCAAAGTGGTATTGATTTTGTCGATCTTATTACCTTTTAGATCTGTAGTTTCGGTTGGTAATTTTTGAAACTTACCTTCCATGACAGATGACAAAATGTCTGCTAGATTTCCATTGGGTTTACCATCATCAATTGCTGTTTTTCTATTCTTTGAATACGTTCCATCAACAGTATACGCATCTTTTTTAGAGTCGTCACCTCGTTCTGGTGTTTCAGCAATCGTCTTGATTTTTGATATATCCGGCGTATCGGTCAACCCAAACTTTGTGAATACGTTTTTTCTATCGTCTGTCAATTCTTTAACAATTCGATCATCTTGCTTTTGTTGAAGCGTGGCGTTATTCAATTCACCAATATCATTGAAAGACGTTGGTATATTCTTGAATTTGTTGTCTTCAAGATTTTGTTTAAAGTTGGCCAAATTACCATTACCACCATCATCTTTTCGTTGTTTCGAGTATGTTTTATCAACCTGATATGCAGGTCTGTTTTCATCTCCACTTCCTTTACGAGTAGGAATATCGGTAAACGATTTTACACTGAATATGATAGGGGTGTTATCAAACCCATATTTTTTGTAGAAATCCGTCTGTGGCTGAATTATTGTTTTGTCATCAGCATTTGTCACATCAATTGGCGGTCCATCCATCTTGGTTGGAAATTTTCCAATTTTATCGATGTACTTTTTGTAGTTTATCAACATGATAGAATACTTGAATACTTCATCTGTATGCAATCGGTTTACATCAATACCCAAGGATTTGCCATATTTTGTAACATTGTCAACGTCTGTTTCAAACGTAAAACCGGTAGAAGCATTGTTAATTGATGGCCCCGTTATCGTGGTTTGTACACCTATTTTTTGCTCTGTTCCATCCACATACACAATTTTTCTATCTTGCGGAGCTTCGTTCTTTTTTCTTATGTTTTTTGCACCACCATCTGAAGAACCTGCTATCCACAACTGAGTCATTGGAATGTCAATACCAGTGACGGGATTTTGTTTTTTAAACTTTCCTTTCAGGTCGTTGATCATCATTCCGTATGCACCTTCATCGGCTCTATATCCGGTGTCCACTGGTTGTTTGGAACTAATCAATGAAGGAAAAACGGATGCTGCCATTGATTTCAAAAAACTACTTTTTGATGCATTACCACCCCATCGTGATGCGAGTGATGTATAACCAGATGAAGCCGTCTTGCCTCTAATCAATCCACGCCCCCCACCAACTGATTGTTTTGGAAGAGGTGAGTTTTCTGCTGTGTCTTGGATACCAGAACCAACGGTTCCACTAGGTGAACTTTGACTTCTGTCTCCAACGCTAAAACCAACTACGCTCGCCAAGGCTCCTAGGATTCCGCCTCCGAGGTCAATGTGACGAGTTGGTCTTGGTAACAATCCAAGACTGCCTGGCCGTAATGCACCGACAATAGGCATCGCTGGATTGTACAGTGTTGTTTCATTGTGTGGCTGTAGGTTCTGAAGCAACAATTGTTTCAAAGCAAAAATAACACCGGGACCAGATACCGTGTATTTGGAGATACGAATAACGTCTTGTAGGGTAGATCCTATTGGAAATGCCCGACTGTCATATTTACGTATAGCATTGAGTCCACTGTTTCCGTCGTTCGGCGTATACCAAACAAACGGTTGTCGAGGACCAAATTTCAAGAGACTGTTGCTATAACCAGTTTTTGGACTGTATCTGTCGATTATGGACCGATTATTTGCAATATACAAGGTCTCGATTTTGCCAGGCTGCGGAGTATTTGGAAATGTCTCCGGAACACTGTTGACTGCTGGAACCGAGTTTGGTTGATTTACGTTTGCCATATTCTATAATTATGAACTTGCTATAGCAAGTTGTTCACTTACTTTACGACCATCCAAGTTAACAGCAATACCACCATTCGCCATCATGGTTATCAACATATCTAATTTACGATTGGTCTCTTGAATTGCATTAATAATGTTTCCGCTTGATTCGGGTGTTGTTGTTATTTCTGGTTTGCCTTCAGCGGTATTACTTGAAAATATAGATGTCGCACCAGATGTAGCTGATGCAATTCCAGAGAATAATCCACTCAACAACCCTCCACCAACAGATGTTATTCCACTGAATAATCCACCCATTAGGTTAAAATTGGAGAACCACTCTTTGATTTTTGTGAAGACACCGGTGAGTGTATCCCAAATTACTGTTGATATTGTAGTGATGGCGCTTAATATCCCACCAAACAAAAGTTTAGGAACTGTCGTGACATACCACATTACCGCTCCAATCACCAATTTCGGAATGAATGTCATGAAACCTATAAGTTTACTTATCAATCCATCTCCACCAGTGAACATCGATTTGAAATTTTCTGTTATGTTTGAGAAGAACGATTTTACTTCGGTCCATATACTAGAAAACACAGATGTAACCACCGATTTGAGTGTCGTGAAAACTGTTGTGATCATTTTGAAAAATTCACCAATGACTGGGATTTTACCCAGCAAGTCAAACAACATGACAAACGGTTCAACAACCACTTCGTATAGAGTTTCACCGAGTGCTTGAAAGAAATTCATACCCTTCATTAAACGTGAAAATAATCCCCATACTGCTTGCAATCCAGTAATAATCCATCCCACAATTGGCATAGCTTTTCCTGCTACCCCCAACAATCCAACAATACGTCCTACAGCTCCAAACCCAGATGCAAAACGGGCTACCATACCTCCAGCGCTGCCAAATGCTGTTACAATTCCTCTAATAGGGCCAAGAATGGATCCAGCAATATTGGATATAAATTGAAATACTTTTGCTGTTGCAGCAAATATCGGAGTCAAAATGTTCCCCGTTTTACCAATCATATTGATCTGTTTGCCTATAAAAGTTACAACGTTTCCGATAACGTTGAAAATTCCGCCCGCTGATCGAATTGATCTACCTATAGTGTAAATTTCAGCTCCCACAATTCTAACAGCTTGTCCGATCCCAGTAAAAAGATGAAACATGAGTCGTATTGGTGCTGATATTTTGAGAAGAATAACACCAAGATCTACCCCATATTGAACGAGTTTTTCAACACTTGCGTTCATGTAATCAAAAACGTCACTTACTGATTGAACTAGTGGTTCGATTGGTTGCCACATTGCATATAATGCTTTTGACAAAATTTTGACTGGAATTAAAATTGCATTGAAAATGAACAATGCCAATTTCAATGTAGGAATTAACAACTTAACGGCAACCATGACCACCGGAGTCAAAATATCAGCTAGAATTTGTTTAAACGATTTGAATGTGTTACTCAACTGTGACATAGCACCCTGCATTTGTGCCTGTTGAAGAAGTTGTTCACCTGTCTCTTCATTTTGTTCTTTAAGAGACTTAGTTGCGTCTTCATATGCTTTTCGTTGTTCTGGTTTCAATTTGCTCAATTTTTCTTCATTCTTCAACATCGATGTCAATTCAGCAACACTATAACCAGTAGCTTTTGCAAGAGCTTCTTGTTGGAACACATTCATTTTAGTGAAATCTCCAACGGATTTTACTTGATTCAAAATTTCTTTTTGTGCACCAGCAACGTCACCAGCAAACGAAAGTTGACGAGCATAGTTTAGGTTGAGATTTCGACCCAACAACACACTTGCTTCCATTTCAGCATCTACGCTTTCTTGGAAATTCAACAACCCTCTAGCAGAATTTGCTGCTTTTTCCAAACTTACACCCAGTCTTTGAGCTTGAATTGCCGCTAGTGTCATTTGACGAACATTGCCTTTCATCATTGATAATGTCGTATCAGATGCATTAGCTACATCATGCATAACCTTATCAAGAGGAACTCCAGCTGCTTTGGCGGCGTTTGCGGCTAATCCAGCCATTCCTATAGCCTGTTTGGATGTCAATCCTCCAGCGCTTTCCATTCTTTGAAGAAATCCTGCAGCATTTGCTTCGGTGACACCCAAATTAGCGTTTAATTGTGCAACCGCTTTTATTTGTTCTTGTGTTATCGTATACGAATTAGAAAATGCATCGGTTAGAGCTCTAGCAGATTCATATGCTTTGTCTATAGTAACACCCTGACTTATCAATTCTTGGTTGATGTTGAGAGCTGCTTTTTCAATCTCCACCATTTGATCACGCATCAACCGTGTGGATTTTCTAAAATCTTCAGCTGCCTTGTCTAACTCTACAAAACGATCAAAAGCATCAGAAAAAATCTCCAAAACCTTCTTGGCGATTTCTTTGACTTTTTCAAGTTTTGCAATTTTATCTTGCATCAACTTGATCTTATCTTTTTGTACCTTTACGTCGTCTGATTCAATTTTTGATATTTCTTCGTACTTTTTAACTTCATCATTTTTGTTTTTCAACAAATTTTGTTCATTCTTCAACTGATCTTTCAGTGACGCTACCATGCTTTCATTACACTTGGTTTTCTTTCCACAAAGTTTTTCTTCTTCTGTTATTTTGTCTTTTAACGCTTTAATAGCATCTTCAGATGCCTTAGCTTCAACCTTCGATTGTTCAAGAGATTTGTTTTGTTCTTTTACAAGATCATTCAAAATCTTTTGTTCTTTCGACAATTCGTCGTTAAGCTTTTTTACAGGAGCATCAAGAACCATTGATGCAATTGATGCAAACAACGATTGAAGATCTCTGCCGGTAGACAACCCTGTACTTGTAAACAATACCAAAGTCTCGGTCGATTTCTCAAATGCATCTTTGATATTTTTTGCAGCATCTGCAACATCTTGGCTTGCCGACGTTGCAGCACTTTGCATTTGATTGAACGATTTTGCTAAAATTCTGATCTGGTCAGCCGTCAATGCGTATTCTTTTCGAGAATAACGTGTAGCATCAGCTGCCTGTTGCAAAATTTTAGCTGCGTCTCTTGGTAAATCGGTATCCGCCATAATATGTTACTTCAGTATAAATATAGAAATAACATGTTTATCTACATTTTTTAGGTTTTATTTACCGTTTGGATCCGCCCGGTTCTTTGTTGGCTTTTTCCATCTGTTCGTTTTCTTTTTTACGAACATCGGCTAATTTACGAAGATAAAAAATACGTAGATGTGTAGGAAGATTATACGCAATTTCTTGTGTAAAAGCACCTTCTGAATAGTACGCCAAGTCAAACACTTGTGTGTGTATTGTCAGTTTATCTTCCGGAGTCAGGCCAAAAAAACTGTGCCGTCAACGGCACCATGATCCTTTCTTCGTTTCCACATTCATCACATGAAAACTCAAACGTCATGTCCAAATCAGGACTGTTTTCTCGTACATTGGATCTCAATGCTAAACTGTCTCTCGACGCAAGTTCCTGTTCGACATACTTCTTGATGTAGTTTCTATCAGTTTCGCCATCTATAGAAATAATCATGGCTCTCAACCGAGTAGTCATTTCAGCACTGGTATTTTTGTTGATTCGGCTCAGACCCTTTATTTCAGCGTCAATCTGATTTTCATCCTTGTGAGTCAACAGCTTGTACTTGACCAGTTTCTTTGAATACGGAAGAATGAACTCAAACTCATTTTTTCCACGTTGAAACTTAGTGAAATCAAACGGTTTAGAATTCATTTTAGACAAATCGATGCGTTTTTCGTTCTCAGATTGACATTTTGGACATGCCACTTTTACTGGACCATAAGTGTCACCGTAAGCCAACCGTCTTGCAGCAAAGAATACTGCGTTTTTATCACCTACCAACAAATCATCTAGTTTAACCGGGGTTATGATCAAAGACTCCAAAAGTTTGTCAAGAACTATGCCTTTTTTGATAAGATTCTGGTTGGTGAGAATATCTTCTTCTTTTGCAGTCATCATCTTTATTTCGATTTGACCGTTACTCAGTGGATGATCTTCAGAATAAAAATACCCTTCACTCGGCAAATCGATGGTTTCGGTTGGATACGCAGAAAATGATTTGACTACGGTTGGTACCGGTTGTGAAATAGAAGGTCCCCGTTGAAGCGCAGGTCCGGCTATCAAGGTGTTTGGTCTAGTAATAGGAATTGTCTGGTCGTCCATAAATTATAACGTTGATCTTTGAATATATAGTGATTGTTTGTATTTTTTTGATTTTTTAATTGGTGGCTCCACCCTTTTGTACTGCTTTCAAATTGTTGTTAGCTGCTGATACACCATCTCTTGCTTGTTTTTCTGCTTCAGCCGCTGTATTATAAGAATCATCTTCTTCCGAAGTATCTTCACCTCTGCGTTCGGCAGCATCCAATCGCTCTTCCGCTGCTGTTCGTACATCGGATGCCTTTGCCAATTTAACTTTGGCTTTTTGCAATTTCAACCGACCCACTTTTACGTTCAAATCGGTAATTTGTTTATCTATTGTATTAATAGCAGATGTAAATTTGTCAGTGTCTTCACTCAATTGTTCATCGATAACTTCGTGTATCAATGATATCAAATCTGCTTTGGAAATCTTCATATGTTATAAATAGTTGATGTACACAATTCATCATTCAAAATTTAAAGAAGGATGTTTACAGCGATTACATATATGCATAAAAAATCTCCCAACATAAATAGTTGAGAGATTTTCAAGACCTTTAACTTTATTGTTCGATAACGCCCTACCTGCGTAGTCGTACAACAATGTCAATATTGTAAAATCGCGTAATCGTATGCAAGTGTCAAAGTGATTGTGAGAGGATCACCCGTGTTGCTCCAGTCTGGTGAACCAAACTCAGCATTAGTGATGAATGCACCACGGATCAACCATTCCTCAACCTTGTCGCCTACAGGTCCAAGAATGTTCATGGTACAATCTTTCTTGTAGAAATCAAGATATCCATCACGTCCAGTTACGCTTTCGTGAGATAGACGAACCCATTCCATTACGGCCTGGGAACCGGCTGGCACGATTGGATCATACAATTCAAGGGTGATATCGTTCCATACACTCTTACCTTTGTATGTGCGTTGGATGTTGATATAGTCGATGGTTTTCTTTTCGCTCGAAAGTTTTGGTCGGTCAGCTTTCTTAATTACAAATGCTGGAACTCCTTCAACTGAAAAAATAAAACGATTTTGAACTTTAGGTTCAAATACCGTATAAAACATTTCATTTGGATTTAGTAGGTCTGCCATAGTTTTTTTTCCTTAATAGGTCTTGTATATAAATAGTGCCACGTTTCGGATTTTTCTAAAAAAGATTAGGATTCTTTTAATGAATGCTGTGTGTCGTAAATTTTTGATATTGCTGTTTTTAACTGTTCAATGTAGTTTTTTGATCGGATCAATTTAAACACAATATTTTCTGTGCTGAATTCGCCCTCAGTTGATAATCCGGCTTCACGCATGTCGTACAACGATTTCATGACTTTTTTTAACTCACTCATCTCGGATGATTTGATTGCTTTTTTGATTTTCAATACAGTTTCCGTGTATTTTCGTTGAATAGCATCTTTATCAAGATCAAGGTTTAATTTTTGTGGCACTTTTACCCACTTGTTATTCAAAATGCTATAAACACCCATTGCTCTATTTGTTTCTTTAATATCCTGAATATATAGTTCTACTTTATATCCTTTTATGCGAATGTCGTGTTTTTTGTTCCAGTTTGCTTTGATGTTATCTACAAGTTGTTTTACTAATATCGGATCGTTTCCTATTTTTGTGAAATCTACCAAAACATGTAGATCGATATCACTTCCGGCAGACCAGTTATAATTTGCAACGCTTCCTAATATATAAATGTCTATAATAGGTGCCGACAATTCTGTATCTGTGTAAAAATCTTGGGCAATCTTAAGCAATGCTTCACGAACATCTTGTTTCAAGGAATTGTCCGGATTCCAAATGTTAGGATTGAGTGTATCGTTGTAAACTCTGTATTTCATACGTTTTATCTGTTTGACCAGCTGTAACCATGACTTTCATCTTTTGAAGATTGTACTCCTAGGATTTGCTTTATCTCTGCAATAGATTGTGCAGCATTTTTGTGTTGTATTGCTGTTCCGCCTGCGGCACGCCATTGTGTAATATTTGAAATAAGATCATCAATCAATATGTGATTTGGTCCATGAGCATATTGTCTTTTTGCATCCGAACTATCTACCAAAATTGTATTTTCTTCGGATGGAACGGGTGATATATGCGTTTGCAACCATTTGAGCTTTCCAATTTGTGCAGAGTTGCTTTTTGAGTGTCTAGAACCAGTGCTACTCAATATTTTTACAGAAAATCCTAATGAATTTATAAATCCCCATAATGTATCTGCATCCGGAAGTTTTGGCAAATTTGCCCAATAATCAATTCCATTGTTGGGTTGTTTTTTAATCAAATTCCATATTTCATCACTACGGTTTTCTTTGTCGAATTCTTCAGCTTTTTTACCGCCTGATATTTTTTCAAAACCTCCGTCAAAATCAACTAATACACCATCCATATCACAATAGATAATAGTGGTTGCATCAATTTCTTTTTCCAACAAATTGTGGTCAAATACCTCTGGTAACGCAGATTTTAAACTTAACATACCGATATAAATATGTTCTTCAAAACATAATAACTTGACAAACGTTTGTAAAAATGTTACCTATTAAGCACTGTAAGCGAAAACAAGCAATAACAAGCATATAACCAAAACAAGCAAATATAAGCACATTAAGCAAATGCAAGCATATGCAAATTAAATAAAATAAGGACATATAGAAAAAAATGACCCCGACCATTTCTGGCCGGGGTCTTGATTAGCGACTTGTTATTTCAATTAAGCTCCGAAGCTTGCGCCCGTTGGAAGAATATTGAAATCAAGTACGATGAATTCAGCCGTCTTAGCTGGTTGGAGATAGATCTGTCCGTAAAGGATGTTTCTATCAATCAAGTCAGGCGTATTGTTGGTTTCATCCATCTTAACTTGGAAGGCATACAATCCACTACGTTGCTGTACGCTTTCGAGATATGGGTTGACAATGCTCAAGAATCGATTTCTTGTACTTGATACATTTTGTTCAAAGATCAAGAATCTCGAGCTTGCAGCGATAAACTTCTTCAAGTTAATCAACAAACGACGAACGTTTACACGGTCGAGAGCGCTTTGTTTGATTTGAAGAGTCTTTTGACCCCAAACACAGATACCTTGGCCAGGGAATGCTGCAATTGGGTTGACACGATTTTCATAGAGCGTATCACGTTCACTGTGTGTCAAACGATCCAACACTTGAACGGCTTGTGTGATACCACCACGATTCAATCCAGCCGGAGCGAACCACTCAGCGGATGCCTTGTCGTTTGCAGCGTAGATAGAAGGAAGAACAACAGATGGCGGTACACTCACAATCTTGTTCAAGTTCGTATCGAGGATCTTGACCCATGGGTAGTACGTAGCAACATAACTACTGTCGATTGTTGCGGCTACATTGACTGCAGCATCAATCAATCCTGTAGATTGGTTGCTCTTAGGGAATACCACGTTATCCATGATATAGAAACAATCACCACGAGCTTCGCACATATCAATTACCAACTGTGCCACATAACTGTGGTGTTGATAGAAGATACCCGGCGTCACAATCAAGTTGATATCGAATTCGTCGGCATTACCCAACGCACCGATACATTGTCTGTAAGCAACACTGCCTGGGCTTGTAATGTTAGTACAATTCAAACCTTGCGTGTTACCCGGAATAATGTCAGAACCAACATTCAATGGAATTGCTGGTGATTGACCGTCAAATCCACCTTGGAAACCAAAGATGAACTTACGCATCTTAACACGGGTTGATTCATATGCAGCATCATATGTCGATGGAACACCACCACCATCGTTTTGAACGTCTGGTTGTTTTGATCCACTAGCGAGATACGAATCGCCCGATTCAAGATCAAATACAACGTTGTTACCAGTCGAAGGATATCCTTCATAAGCAGGCAACGGAGCGAAGTATTGGAGGTTGTCGTTAGCTACACTGTACACACCAAGGCTGGATGTTGGATATAGACTCAACAATTCATCGTCAGCTCCTACTGGAGGTGCACCGAACACAATACCCGATGGGTATTTACCCGGAGCCAATGAGTATGTTGATGCTTTACTATATTGCACTGGTGGCAAGAACCCTCCAACATTTCCACCAAGCGGCGTAGCAAGTGCCTGGAAACCGTAAGGTACAGCACTAGTTGGATAAGTGTTTTCGGTCATTTCTACACGAATATACTTACTCAAGTTATTGTATGTACCAAACTCGATGATCTTACCGGCATAGGTGATATAATTGTAACGATCACCAATACGGCGAGCAATGAAGTTACTGCTATCTGGATCAAGATTCAAGTTGGTGAATCTTTCCAAATACTTAGGACTCTTATCGGTATCACTGAATGAACGTACACTCAACGTAAATGAACCCCAATCACTACCTGGCACGGTTCCTGCGAGTTTTACGTCGCTGATTTCCACCTTGTAAGATGTGTTCATGTTTGTACCATCGCTCAATGTGTGAAGACGGAACAATGGGAAACGTTGTGGTTGTGCGGTCAAGTCTGATGTACCGGTGAATGGAGCCACACGTTGTGAGTTAACCCACGGTGTAGATGCCCACTTCAAACTAAAGTCACTATCACCCGTTGTAGGTGCGTAACCATAGTCATCTGTAAACTTCATCGGAAGACCAGCAAGAGTCAACTTGCTTCCAGAATCAGCTGCAACTGGCGTGTATGGAGCTTCACTTCCAACAATCAACCAAGCATTATCAGTCGTTGTTTCTTCGCTGACCACACGAGCGATTGTGTCTTCAAAGATTTTGTACAAATATCCTGCTTCAATCTTTTGACCAGCAACTTGTTTTGCTGGATCACCTGCTGTAGGATCCGATCCGAAAACATTGGTGATGTAGTTGGAACTTGCTGGATCCAATGAGAACTCATAGGTTCCATAACTTCCACTTGAACCACCGATGTTGTAACGAAGATCGAGTGTGAAATCGTTTTCGTTAGGATCTTCACTACCACTATAAACACCCGATGTAGCCAATTTCTTGGACAACACTGATCCTTCGAAGCCATATACAACTTGTGCCAATTTGTTGTTGGCATCGGATTGAATGGTTGCGTTTTGAGTATTTGCCAACACAGCAAGAACAACCGTTTCACGTCCCACATTGCTTGGATTACATGGATCACCACCAGAAACCGGATTGTATTGGAAGTTTACAAACTTACCAAAGCTACCCGTAATTTGTGATGTGAATTGAATTTGAACACCGCAACTATTAGTAGGACGTGCCTTGCTCAAACTTGCTGAATTCAAATACACACTCGATGCTGCACCTGATACTGGGAAGTCGTCGGACTTGGATGCCAATGTTGAGTTAAACAAACTACTAGAAACTACACCAGTCGATTCGGCAAGAGCTCTCAAAAGCTTGTTCTTTGAACTTACAGATCCGTCAGCCTGATAACTAGAACTGAGGAAGAATTGACCTGAACCACCTACAGCATTACCGGTAAGAGTAAATGATACGTCACCGATATAACGAGTGGTATAGGTCTTGTTACCGGTTGTGCCCGGTGGATTATATGTAGAAAATGAGGATGTTTCAAAGTTAGCATACAAACTACCTGTAACGGTCAATGTATCACTTGCTGATCCTGCACTTGAACTTACATATTGAAGATTTACTGTAATGTCATCCGGATCCAAAGCAATATATGAAGAATAATCTTCGCCCAATGCTGTAAATGATCCGCTTTCACTATTTCGATTATATGTGCCCGGAATAGCGTAAATAACAAATGGATTCTTTTGTTCATATCCGGTCAAAGCACCTACGCGGCAGACGGTTACTAGACCCTGCTCTTTGAGGTATTCTTTTGCAGTGTACGGACCATATAGGCGACCGTCTGCAATACCGAATTTTTCTTCCAACTCAGCAACGCTGGTGACAACAGTAGGAGCAAAGCCTGGACCCTTTGGGAAGGGAGCCACAACGGCACCACCTATGTCAGCAACGCCCTGAGCTAGACCTGATAGGTCGTTTTCACGGCTGAAAACGCCCGGACTAACTATTTTGTCGTGTGGAGTAAATGTACCCCCTTCTGTAATTGGCATATGCTAAATTCCTTTCGATTGGTTAAAGTTTTGTACTACTCATACAAAAAACTCTAACTATAAATATTTCCAAAAAATCGAAAGCCAAACTATTTATATTTTAAGTCTGCTTTTTTAGAATATCCTTTATACACGAAATAACCACAGAAGATGATATAGAATAGGTACATTCATGTTCACGTATCGTGTTTTTATAAAACGGACACCATCCGTCTTCCCACTCAACTGAAACATTGTTATTATTGTAACACCCAACGCAAATTTTGTCATTCACAGATGATATTCGGTGATTTCCATCTTGAAATTCAAAATATGGTAATGTATGACCGCTGATCATTATCACGGGCTTTTTTAATACCCATGACAACCATGCTAGCCCGGAACTAACACCAATATACATTGATGAACTGTAAATAAGATTACAGACTGAAAACAGATCTTTACCTGTACAATCCATAACGTCCGACAAAAGGGTTGGTTCCTTTGAAACAGATACAGGTACATATGACAGTGATTTTATATACTTAATAACCTGTTTCCACCCATATGGGTTGTTCCACGACTTACAGTAATTACTTCCAAACTCCGAAAACGTAATAGTCTTGCCACCCGTCTTTGTCAGTTTATCAAAATTAAACCGTGGTCTTGTTTCTTTGAAAGGTAAACCCAAACAATCAGTAGCAACCTTTTGAAGCGGAATCTCCCGGTTTGTTATACCAACTGACAAAACCTTATCATACCCCGTGGTAGTTTCATCGGTTGACAAAAAATATCTAGACGGATATACATCACCGAATAAATGAGGATAATAACAGTTGGCATAAACAGTCACTCCCGCAGTTTGTTCGTATTGTTCAAGATAGGGTAACCACGCAATATTATCGCCAAGAGCGTCACTCTCAAATAGAACAAACACCTTGTTCATTTCTGAATAATTTTGTTGATCTGTTCTATAACCATATTTGAACTAATCTTGGTAGAACACTCAAATTGACGATCTGTTCCTTTTAATCTAGGACACCAGTTCCAATCTCCTTTATCAAAATCATGTTCGTTCCAACAACTATTACAAACGTTGTTATTGATGACTCTATATGGTGTATAAAATTCACTTTCAGGTGAACTAAATCCACTGATTAAAACAGTAGGCTTGTTCAGTGCCCAAGACAACCACGAAAGTCCTGATCCAATTCCAATGAAGAACTCACAGTGGTCTAAATAATTTATAGTTTCGTGTATACTCTTTTTGCCTGACAAATTTCGTATATTACTGAATGAATTGTTTTCTCCTAATTGAATTAATACGGGCTCTAACCCAACGCTATTCAAATAGTCTATTGTTTCTTGCCACCCAGTAGGATTGTTCCAGAACTTAGCTTGGGCCGTGGACTCCGTGGCAAAACAAACATACTTATTTGGTATTCGACGTTCTTTGTCTCGGATTGTTATATGAGGTTTTACTTCGACATTAGGCAGTCCCAAAATTGAAGATGCAAGACGCTGAAGTGACACATTCTTGTAACTGTACAAAGACATTTTACGATCATCGTAACATCCAATTTTGTATATGGCGTAATACTCTCCTTGCCATGTCAATGGAACAAATTTTACATGTGGATAGTTTTCTCTAAACAATTCGTCCCAATTGGTAGAACATGTTATATGACATTTGTGAACTTTTCTAAATTCTTCGACGTATGGAAACCAAGCAATGGCGTCTCCCAGTGACGTTGTATCCAACACGATCAATACCTCTTTTCCGGATAAATCGAGTTTATGATTTAATAACAATCGATTTTCACTTGAAACTAATATTTGGTACGGAACATATCTCTGAATCAAACATTTTGACCAGTTGCCAGATTTCATATTTCCGCCAAACAAACTTTCATTTGTCTCTGTATTAATAAATTGAAAGTTGTAATCAACGTCCTTTGGTCCTCCGGATATAGACAAATACGCTCCCTCTACAAAATTCAAATAAAACGAAGCACGTTGTTCTTGTTTCTGTTTATTCACAGTCATTTGATACGTTGACAACAATTCGTTTTTCATGCGATAATCGTCAATCTTTCTATACTCTTTAACCAAATCTTGAACCACCATATTCCAATCATTAGCTCGTGCATGTGATGTAGCCAATCTGAATAATTCGATATAGTTCTGCATCGCATCGTGAATACCACGATATACAGATTCTACACTTCTTTCAATCTTGACCATGCCAGGCAACGCTACGTCATCGTATGTCGATACAACGGGAAGAGCACATGCCATCGCTTCCAGCAATGTTAAATTTGGATGACCGGCTTCAACAGATGATGGATGTAGAAAAATAGTATGATCCCGATACACCTTCAATAGTTGTTCTTCACTCAAATCATATACCAAATTCAATTTGTCATATGGTTTAAAATCACTATTCTTCTCAAAAAATTCTTTATTGGCACTTGGACCGGCAATTGTTATTTCCAACCCGTGTTTTCTCGCTGCTTCAACAGCGTACACAAAACCTTTGCGGTCAAATGACATATCTTGTGCCAATCCATTCCTACCAACACACAATAACTTATGTTTTTTGTTAGAAAAATCTTTATATGTAAAAAACGAGGTATTTACGCCATGACGCAAATACTTTACACGTTTGCTGTCAAAATAAGACACCAAATGTTTAGCTGGCACAAATGACACAATTGATTTTTCCATCGCTTCACGGTTTTGTAGATACAAAGCAGAAGATGGACCATATACCTCGGTATGATGATCGTGCATCGTAAAAACATATGGTATCCCACGTTCATGTGCCAATAATGCTAAGTTAGCTACGTGAATATGAACAATGTCATAATCTTCTTTACGAACATCGTCCAAATACTTGATATCACATACATGACCTTGAGCTTCAAGATTTTGCTTATATTCCCATATAATTTTCTCAATAGCTCCCCATCCATTTGGAGGAATTGCAATTAACCCAGGCGTAACTTGACAAATTTTCATAAAAATATAACCTCCGACGAAGCAGAAAATCCTTTCTTAACTTTTGACAAATAACTATTGAACATCGTAGCCGAATCACTAACTTTAACGTCAGACAGTTGTTGTAAATAATCACAGTTGATGATGTAAGCATCTGTTCCTGCTAACTTGTAACCAGCATAATGTTTACTCACACTAAACATCGCACCGTCCAAACACGACCCGAACGAATAAATCAAAAGATTGTTATCGTACATGTAGTTTCTAGCATCCTTTACAAAATTGATGAAATCGTCTGGTGGGTTTTTGACCTCTACATCTTTAAAAATTATGTGTGTTTCAAACGACGAATACTTCAAAAGCGGAATCAAATCCACATCGGAACCCGTAAGATATTGACGATAAACTACTCCGGGCAACGAAGAAATTGAATCGACAGACGATTCCTTTTTCGAAAAATGATGTACGTTAATTCTACAATTTTTCTTGTATTCAGACAATGCTGACAAATCATTAACTACATATTCTCCATACTTGATCAAATCATCCTTGGATCCAAAGACGACTGTTTTTGTATATATTTTGTCCAACGACGTATTGTATTCATCAAAAATAACAGTATATGTACAATTCGGTTTCAAATCAAATACGGTATATACAAATGATTTTTCCGACTGAACAAATCCGATTTTAGCAATAAACTTATCATTTTCTTTGACGTTAATGACCACATTCTTGTTGTCAATAGAACTTTCACAGTTCTTCCACACCACAAACTTATCTTCACCAACAACAGGTAATACTGATGCATATTCTGAACAAGAAAACAAATTTACCTCGCTTGTCGGAAACAAATCTCGTTCGTTGGTATCCGTGATAATCAAATCACTCAAACTGTTTTTTAACACACTGTGTACATAATTTTCCAATCCATTTGATGGACTTTGATGTTTTTGTAAATCGGCGTAATATTCATCCGGGGTCCGTATCGATGAAAATTTCTCAAGAAAATAGTCGTTGTCGATAACAAAAAACACAGTTTTCAACGTATCTCCCTCTTGTGCTTTTTCATAAATAAAATAACCCTTCTTGGAAGACGATTCCAAATCTCTGATAATGTTTTCAATTATCTTTAAATCTTGTTCGCTCAAAATAAGATCATAGTTTAAACATACACTGTATTTATGACCCAGTTGTTTGGCTTTTTTGACACCATTCTGATAATTGGTCCATACAGCCAATCCGTGGTAATCATCGTTGCCACTAGATCCCAAATTCAGATTAACCTTGTAAGCAGGGTGATTATACCAGTAATGTTGGTAAAAAGTATGTTTAATAATTGGATTATACGCATCGTATACAACATGTGATGCAATGTTTTCAAACAAGCTGTGATTTTTGTAGTGTGTAGTCAACAACACACTGGCATTTTTCAACGACCGTATGCAGTTCACCGTCGTTTTTTCCATAACATCTGTATATGGATATGACGAAACTACATAACAAAATGATGAGTCTGATGGAGCTTTTGTAACCACGCCGTTCATATATGAACTTATGAGTCTGACGTTCTCATCAATACTGTTTTTCAAATATCCAATATTAGAATATTTGTCATACATTCCCAAATACACTGGTAAATTATAAATCAACGACGGTATCTTGTAACTAATGGCTTCCCGGATAACAATCGGACTTGTTTCTTTGTCGTGCGCATGACCCCTGCTTGTAAACAAAAATAAATCCATACATCCAAAAAACGTATCCACATCAGATCGTTCGCCCCATATCTTGCAGTTCGATGGAACATCTTTCAACAATGGTTCCCAGTAATGTTGAAAATTACCAGCAAGATTTCCAACAAAATGAAACTGAATTGGCAGATGTGTCATCTTTTTTGCATATTCAATGATTTCTGCTTGGTTTTTTCTTGGTGAAAACAAACCAACATTCACAACATGAAACAGGTTCGGATCCAGTTGCAGCGATTTTAATGTTTCTTCACGATTCAATCTGGATTTAAAAGGAATCGGATATTCTACCACAGTTGATGGAATATTCAACGATTCAACATTTCGTTTCTGATATTCGCTAACAAAAATAAATTGATCCGGAAAATGTCGTTTTGTAGCCGGGTTAAAACTACTGTCGTGCGATGTTTCAACAATATGATACTTACGGCCCACTTTATATATTTCATCAGCCACATCATCATTCATGAAATATTCCGGCATCTCTTCCAAATGAACAATATCAGGATTCACTCTGTCAATAATAGATAAAACTTCTTTCTTATCATCCTTCAAAGCAAAATATCTGTTGCCCAAAAGAGATCGCACTTGGTTTTTCTGAACCGTAAACCATTCGCCATAATCGTGATATTCCACACAGTAAACCTCATTATCACTGTTTAATAACTGTATTTTCTTTAATAGATACTGCGGACATCCGCCTGTAGAAAGATGTGGGGTGATATACAAGATACGATAACTCATACCTATATGATATCACCCCACTGCCCTTTTTCTATTATTTTATTTTTGCCATCAATTCTTTTACTTGTTGTTCAAGAACCAATACCCGAGCATGCAACTCTTTGAAAGCATTGATAGTAACCCACTGCAATTTCTCTGGATTTACCCAATAGAACTTTTGCGGGCCAGTTCCATCAGGATGTATCTTGCTTTCAAACATCGTTACTATTTCTGGGAAAATATTCATTACGTCTTGCGCAACAACACCATAACTGATATTGTCACCAGATTCTTTGACACCCGGTATCGAATTAAACTCAAACTCAACTGGATTGATTTTCAACAGATCCTTCAATCCTTTGGTAAACGGTTTGATGTTTTTCTTCAATCGACGATCCGACGTGGTACCACTTGTACCACTCGATCCGTTTTTACCACTCGATCCACTGGTACCACTCGATCCGCTTGTACCGCTTGTTCCGTTTTTACCACTCGATCCACTGGTACCACTCGATCCGCTTGTACCGCTTGTTCCGTTTTTACCACTCGATCCACTGGTACCACCAGTACCACCAGCACCCTGAGCACCTTGAGCACCTTGTACACTTATACCACTTGTTCCGCTTGTACCAGCAGCACC